CGCTGGGTCATCGACGGGTCCCTGACCCCCGAGGCCGCCCGGGACATGGCAACCACGGGCTTCACCGTCACGACCCGCATCCTCGCCGACCTGCGCGCGAGGGACGGCCTGAGCGAGCAGGCCATCGTGGACGCGTTCGAGGGCCGGCTGGACAAGGCCCGCGCCGCCGGTGACGGCCAGCGCATCACCGCCGCCGAGTTCGCCCTGGCCGTCTGGGGCGGCATGCGGCGCGACCTCGCCGCGTACCTGAGCGGCACGGGGACGGAGCCGCGATGACCAAGTACACCCTGACCCGGACCCTGCCGGACGGCACGGAGAAGGCGCACCGGCCGCTGTCGACGCTGCGCGAGGTGGAGTTCGCCGCCGCGTACGTCCTGATGGACAACTCCCGGGTGCCGCGCGGCGAGGCCCGGACGTTCGCCCACGGCCTGGCCGGCGGGCCGCTCGGAACGATGGTGCGGCATGAGGCGAGCGGCTACGCCTTCCGCGTCGACCGCGCCTGACGTCGAAAAATTTCGACATGGAGTCCCCTGGCCGTGAGGCCTCGGGGCTTCGTTGCGTCCGGGGGTTGCCCGGCCGCTCAAGGGATGGTTTAATTAATTCAACGGGACACCGACCAAGGAACGAGGAAGACATGGACGCGTACGCACTGCAAGAGCGGGCCCGCAAGTCCGAAGGCGCCGCCCGGGAAAAGCTCAGCCGCCTGACGGACGGGGCCTTGAGCGTGGCGTGGCTGAAGACCGAGACCATGCCGATGAGCGACGAACTGCCTGTCGTCCGGGGTTGGCTGACGGACGAGCTGGAGAAGCGCATGAGCCCGGAGAAGTTCGAGGCCTGGCTGTTCACCGACGGCGACGCGGTCGACCCCGCCCCGTTCCTGGCCGGCTGACCATGGACCGCATCTGGCGGGATGCCCGCAGCATCGGTGACCTCGGCGGCGCGATGGCCGGCTGGCTGGAGGGCCACATCGACTCGCAGCCCGGCTGCTCAGCCGGCCCGGACGACGAGACGCTGCCCCGGGTTCCGGTCCTGGCCCGGCTGAACCGGCGCGGCTTCGTCACCACCGACTCACAGCCGGGGCTCGATGACGTCGCGTTCGACGGCAGGCCGTGGACCCAGCGCGCGGCCGTACAGGGCTACATCGCCGTTGGCGATCCGCTGCTGCCCCGGATCATCCGGGCGGCGCGGGCGGCGGGGCTCATCGTCACGGCCCACGGTGCCGGACGCGCTGTAGGGCCCCGTCGCGGCGTCGCAGCGACCCGGTGGGGCAGCGAGCCGCACACCGGCTTCGGAGGCCGGTCAGGGCGCGGCTGGCGGCGTTCCGCACTGCCTGGCATCGGACGCCGCGCCCGTCGTCAAATGGCCCGTGAGGGCGTCGCCCTGGCCGTCATCGACCCCGTCTGGGGCCGCGACGACGTGCTCTGGTCCGTCCTGGACCAGGCCATCGGCTACACAACCGAGGAGGCAGTGTCATGAAGGGAAGCATGCGCGAGATCCGGGACGAGGAAGAGCGGATGGCTGAGCTAGCGGCCCGGGTGGCCGAGCTGCTGAACGAGATGGACCGGCTCGCCCCGGGACTGGTCGCCCTCGGCCCCGGCGTGATCCGGGCGCCGGGTGCGGAGATCCGCCGCGCGTTGTCCGGCGGGTTCACCGTCCGGTCCTGAACGGAGCCCCGGAAATCTTCGGATTTCTGGGGCTTCTCTGCGTCTGGGGTTGTCGACCCCGGGCATCCATGGTTTAATTAAATCATCGAGAGAGACACAGGACGAAGGAGCCGACGATGACGAAGACCACGAACTCCAAGGCCAGCACCTGGACCCGCGTCTTCGCCGGCTTCTACAAGCGCATCGGCAGCGACGGCCAGACCGTCCTCGCCGAGATCGCGCGGAGCGACGACGGGACCTGGTCCTACATGGTCAAGCCCTTCGGCAAGGCCGGCCTGGGCTGGCAGGTGACCGGGTACCGCACTCTGGCCGACGCCAAGCGCATGGCAGAGGCCGGGTACCGCAGCTACATGCGCCGCCACGTCGCGATGAACGCCCGTTGCGGCGTCTGACCGAGGAAGGACAGCCAGCCATGGCCGCACCGTCTCGCAACGAGCAGCGCATCACCGCGCACGCCGAGGACCACGGCTGGCACGTCCACAACCGGGACGGTCTGAGCACGACCGTGGAGTACCGCAAGCGAGGCGGCGGGTACCTCCGGGTCGGCTTCGGCCTGAACGGGCACATCCGATGGGCGGCCACTGCGTCCCGCCCCCTCACGGGTACGGCCGCGATTCTGAACTGGCTCGCCGCGCACTGACCAAGGAAGGAACGGACCATGGAGTACTTCAAGCCCGGGGACGCGGTGTGGATCACGTACCCCGGGAGCATCACCGCCGACCGCGCCGCCGATGTCGTAGAGGACACCGGCGGGGCCAAGGTCAAGGTTCGGTGGCAGACGACGCGCAGCACCGGGCGCGGTCGAGCCGTCGGTAACAACGACTGGCGCGAGCAGCGCATCGCCCGCGAGCGGCTGGAGCCCCGCAGCCGCTGACCGCAGAGAGGTAATCATATGAACGACTTCCGTACCGGCCGCAGCCTTACCCGGGCCGGACACACCTGGTACTGCCAGACGCCCGGGATCCGGTGGGAGACCGCGCCCGACGGCTGGCAGCTCTTCCTCACCGACGGACCGTCCTGGCACCTGATGGGCCTCGGCGAGCACATCGGTGTGGAGGAGAGCCTGTGCACGACCCGGCTCAAGCAGGCCATGGACGAGGCAGCCGAGGAGATTGCCAAGCGCGCGGCACGCGCGACCGCCTGACCGGCGCCGGCACTGAGCCCCGATCCTTCACCGGGTCGGGGCTTCTTCGCGTCCAGGGGTTGCCCTGTCGTCCGAACCCTGATTTAATTAAGTCATCGGAACAAGGAACCAAGGAAGCAGGAACCGACCATGACGAAGACGCTGAAGCCCTCCCGCCGCCGCCTCCAGGTCATCCGCGAGCGCGCCTCCGCCACCCGGTTCACCGCTTCGCTGAAGCGCGGTCGGGCCCTGGCCACGCACGCCATCGCGGCCGGCGTGGAGAGCACCGAGACCGTCGAGGGCGTGGCGAACGGCCTGCGGTCGGTGGCCAAGCGGCTCGGGATGAAGCCCGTCAAGGTCGTCCGCCGCCACCGCACCGTGCGGGGCAAGGAGAAGCGGACGAAGGTCACGTACCACTTCACCACCGCTCAGGTCGGCGTCCTGCTCCGCAACTACAAGCCCCGCCGCGCGGACGTCAAGGCGGCCGTGGTGCTCATGGTCCTGGCCAACGGCGCCCCGGTGACCGTCCGCCAGGCCGTCCGCCCGGCCCGCAAGCTGGTCAACGCCTGACCGAACCACCTCGGGGCCGTCGACCGGCGGCCCCGGCCCGAAGCAGAGAGGAACCGACATGCTGAGGATCATCCTCGTCCGCAAGAACGAGCAGGCGGCGTACCTCCAGGGCGAGGCCCGGGAGACGCCCCGCAGCTACCGGCACCCCGAGGTGCGCCCGGTCATCCTGGCGAATCGCATCTACAAGCGCAGGTACGGGTACTGAGCCCCGCCCGGGAGTGCGGCCGTTCCGCCGTCCGTGCTCCCCACGAGGCCGCTCAGCCTCACCGACCAAGGAATTGAGGAACCGGCGATGCAGCCGAAGCAGACACCCGTGCGCACGGCCGCCCTGACCGTCTCCGTCTCCACGGTGCGGGCCACGGTCACCCACCGGGACGGCGTCGAGGCGTACTACGTCACGGTCGTCGTTGACGACACCCCCACTCAGCGGCACCAGGGCAAGGCCTACGCCGGGTGGACCGTGGGGGAGACGAGCCTCCGGGCCGAGACGTCCGGGGACGCGGCGAGGATCCACGGCGACGCGGTGGACGCCCTGTACGGCGTCACGCAGGCCTGACCAAGGAATGAGGAACCGATCATGAAGGTACTTTTCAGCTCCCCCGCAGGACACCCGCAGGGATCCTGGCCGGCCGAAGCACGGGCCGCTGAGGAGCGCAAGGCGGGGAACCCGGACGCAGAGGTCATCATGGACCGCGCGTCGGACGACTTTCTGGTTGTCATCGGCCGTACGCCGAAGGAGCAGTGACATGGTGTCGGAATCCACGAGGACCTGGTGCGCGGCACGTGGCCACGCCCTCATCACGTACATCCCGTTCCTGGACCAGACCCTGTGCCGGTGCGGGTGGCGCCGCGAGCAGGGCGACCAGCCGCAGGACATGGAGGCGAAACGAGCCGTCTTCCACGCCTGCAAGCCCGGCGAGACCTGCCGCTGCTACGTCGGCGGGAAGCACGACACCGTCTGACCGGCCAGAGCCCCGGGACCGCTACCGTGACGGTCCCGGCACCGACCAAGGAAGGGACCGACCATGAGCAACGAAGTGCGGCGCGTGCCGCTTGATTTCGACTGGCCGCTGAACAAGGTGTGGGGCGGCTACATCCGCCCGGCCGAGCTGGAGGGAACGCGCTGCGAGGAGTGCGACGGAAGCGGCCAGACTCATTTCGGCTGGTGGCTCCAGAAATTCTCGTACGTCATGGGGATGCTCGCCGAGGACGTCCGGGAGCAGGAGCGCGGCAAGCCGATGCACCCGTGGCTGAGCCAGTTCCCGCACCCGCACGGCCACTGGGAGTACCCGGTGGCCGGTGATCCGCAGTCCGGGCCGGGACGCTTCGTCATCGACCGCCCCTCCACGGACGCCCTGGACTTCTTCGCCGTCCTGATGGGCGTCGACAAGGAACAGATCACCGGGTCGCTGTTCGGGCGGCAGCCGAACTACGCCGTAATGACCAAGCTACTGGAGGTGACCGGTACGGACGTGAGCTGCAAGGTCTGCGATGGCCACGGCTCGACGGAGAAGTACCCGGGGCAGCGCACCGAGGCCGACGCGTGGGTACCTACCGGCCCGCCGGAAGGCGAGGGCTGGCAGCTCTGGGAGACCGTGTCCGACGGCTCGCCCATCAGCCCGGTGTTCCCCACGGCGGACGCACTGGCCGGGTGGATGTCCGACCCGGAGCGCGGCGACCGCTGGGTGCCCGCCGAAACCGCACGGAAGTTCATCGACGCCGGCTGGGCGCCCACCGGAGTGGCCACCTCTCGGGACGGCGCTGTATCCGGTGTCGAGTTCATGGGGTGGACGCAGAGGGACGACTGACCGCCCGACAGCAGAAAGCCGAAGCCCCGGGGTTGCCGACCCCGGGGCTTCCTGGTTTAATTAATTCAATGGCCGTTAGGTCAGAGACCAAGGAACCAGGAAAGTAGGGCCCGTGATGACCAGTTACTCGGTGGAGCGTCCGACCCGCCGGCCCGGCGTCCGCCCCGGACTCGCACACCTGCGCCCCGGCCAGGTGACCATCGGCCAGCCGGTGACCATCCGCACCCTGGACGAGGACGGCCGGGAGATCGAGTTCCCGGCGGTCTACGTGCGCACCGACGGCCTGCACCTGCGCTGCGCCCGGGAGGGTGAGAACGACACGCGCCGCTACCAGCCGTCCCAGGTCTTCCCGCGCCGGGTGACCTACCGCCGGTGGACCGTGACGCTTCAGCACAAGGCCGTGGAGGCTGACGGCAGCGGGAACGAGCTGCTGCCCGTCTTCGTCAACGCGCGCACCGAGCTGGAGGCGCGGTTCGAGGCGCTCAAGCAGGTCCGCGCGGAGCACGGCCCCCGGTCCAACTGGAGCTTCACGCTGCACTCGGTCCGGCGGGAGGGCTGATTCATGGCGACGGTGACGTTCGCGCCCCGGATCAATTTCCAGGGGCGCATACAGCTCAGTGACGGCCGGTTCGTGCGGGCTACGCTGCTGGGCCCCTGCGCCGACGCGGGCCGCTGCCTGGACGGCTTCTGCCAGGGCGACGGGCAGTGCCACTTCGGCGACTGCCGCAACCCGCTGCCCGAGACCGGCGCCGGGACGCTGTGCCTGCCCTGCTCGGCCGAGGAGTGGAAGACGCTGCTGCCTGGCCACCGGGCCTCGGTGCTGCCCGAGGCGGTGGCGAGGTGATCACGGATCTCTTCGCGGGACCCGGTGGCATGGACGTCGCGGCTCGCGCCCTCAAAGTGAAGTCGGTGGGCATCGAGTGGGACGACGACGCCGTGGCCACAAGGTTGGCCGCCCGGCTCGACACGATCCACGGCGACGTGACGAAGTACGGGCCGGCCGACCTGCCCGAGTCGGACACCCTCGCGGGTGGTCCGCCGTGCCAGGGCTTCTCGGTCGCCGGCCGGGGCGAGGGCCGCAAGCGGCTGGACCTGGTCCACCGCCGCGTCAAACTCATGGCCGCCCGCGAGACGGTGCCCGAGGACGGGCTGGACGAGCGCTCCGCCCTGGTCCTGGAGCCGTTGCGGTGGATCCTCCGGGCGAAGGACGCGGGCCGGCCGTACCGCGCCGTGGTGCTGGAGCAGGTGCAGGCGGCACGTCACGTGTGGGAGGCGTACGCGGAGGTGCTGCGGGCCGAGGGCTACGCGGTCGCCCACGGCGTGTTGAACGCCGAGCAGTACGGCGTACCGCAGACCCGGCGCCGGGCCGTACTGCTGGCCCGGCGGGACGGCGACGTGGCCCTGCCCTCTCCGATCTGCCGCCCGTACGTCAAGGACGTCCACGTGCACGACGGAGACCCGTCGCTGGCTCCGTACGTGACGATGGGTGGCGCCCTGCCCGGCCGGGGCCCGTTCACCGTCATCTCGAACTACGGCACCGGCGGGGACCCGGACAACCGGGGAGAGCGCACCAGCCACCAGCCGGCGTTCACGGTGACCGGGAAGATCAGCCGCAACCGGCTTGTCGGGCCGGACGGTGAGGAGTTGCCCCGCTTCTCGTGGGCCGAGGCGGGGCGGCTCCAGGACTTCCCGCTGGACCACCCGTGGTCCGGCCGGGACATCGGCCAGCAGATCGGCAACGCCTGCCCCGTCGGTCTGGCGGCGGCCCTGTTCCGGGCGGTGGGCGTCGCCTGACAACCGAACATCGAACCGAAGCCCCGGGGTTACACCTCCCCGGGGCTTCATGGTTTAATTAATCCATCGGAACGGGGTTACCCGGACCGGCAGACCAAGGAATGAGGAACCGACCATGGCTAAGTACCGCGTCAGCTTCGCCCGCATCGGCCGGGAGTTCAACGTGGCGCCCCTCGTCACCGAGGCGAGCGACCGGACCGAGCTGGAGCTGAACATCGGCGACTACGTCAACAGCAGCCGGACCGCCCAGCGCAACCGCGAGGTAATCGGCGGAGGCCTGGACGCCAACGGGCTCGGTGGCTACCTGCTCAGCGAGGCCGGCGAGAACTACGGCACCTTCACCGTCGTCGAACTCTGACCCGCACGACCAAGGAACCAGGAACGTTAAATCCGCCCTCGGCCGTATGATCCGTCCGGCCGAGAGGTGACAGGGAGGGGAACCCCGCCGTGAACAAGCAGGACCGCATCGCAGACCCCGGCTTCACCGCCGCCATGGACCAGACCGAGGCTGCCATCAACGAGCTGCGCGCCCTCGGCGTGCCGTACGGCGAGGCGATGAAGGTCGTGAATCGTGTGTACTCCGTCGGCCTGGACCGGGGCCTGCACTGCGGTCTGCGGCTCGCCGGCGCCACCGCTGCCTGACGACCAAGGAATGAGGAACCGGCCATGGCCCTGCTGGAGATACCGGCCCCGCCCGTGAAGCCGACGGGTGAGACCCTGCGACCCCTGCTCACCGGGCAGGCGCACATCGACATCGTCACCGCCTTCCGGCTGCTGGACGACCACGTGGACCGCGTGAAGGCGCACGGGTACGCCGTGCAAGCCTGCGAGCGTCAGGCCGAGGGAGCCGCCGTGACGCTGGTGTTCAAGGCCCTGGCGAACGCCGAGAGCGCGGCCCCGGACGACACCCGCCCCTGGCACGCCGCCCGCGTGGACGCCTACGCGGCCGAGCACGGCATCAAGGGCTGGCACCGGCGCACCGACCTGCGCGGCAAGCCGTACATCACGATGGACCGGCTGCGCCTGGTCGGCCTCGTCGGGGACAAGGGCCGGTACTACAGCGCCCGGGACTTCATGCCCGCGCCGCCGCTGAAGTACAGCGTGGTCGACCGGGACACCGGCCGCACCGCGTACCGGGCCGTCTCCGGGAAGATCGCCGAGCAGTGGATCCTCGAGCACGAGGCCGCCGGCGCCTGAGCCGGCCGAAGTCATCGGGGCCCCGGGGTTGCACACCCCGGGGCCCTATGGTTTAATTAAATCAAGAGGCCGGGCGGACCGGCTGACCAGGGAGTAAGGAACCGACCATGAGCGGAACGCGAGGCAGCGGCAAGGGCGGCGGCCACAGCAAGGGCCAGACCATGCCGTACGCAGTCGTGTGGACGTGGGCTGACGGCGGATCCGGCCGCAAACCCACGTGGACCCTGGGCGCCGCCTGGGAGGACATGCGCACGATGCTGTCCACCGCGAACTGGCGTGAGAGCGAGCTGGACGTCCGGATCATCGACCGTGCGACCGGCGAGACCATCGCCACCCCGCAGCGCTGCGTCGTGTGCGGCAACCGGTGGGCCACGGAGGTGAGCCGTCTCACGGGCGAGAACTACGCGCTGTGCGACGAATGCGACGAGGACGACCTGACCGCCGACACGGTGCGGGAGACTCTCGACTCGGGGCTGGACAACCTGTTCCAGCGTCTCGGCCCGCCGGCCGATGAGCTGACTGCCCCGGCCGTGCCCGACCTGTCAGCCCCGCTCGTCACGGCCCTCCAGGCGAAGGGTCTGGAGCCCCTCGTACGCCTGGACGGCACGGTGACCGTGAAGGCGAACGACATCGACTGGACGCTGCGCCCGGAACCCCACGCGGTAACGGGCGAGCCCTGCGGTGTGTGGTCGGCCGTCGGCCCCGCCGGCTCGCGCGGCATGTTCGTCGCCGTCAACGCGGCCGACTTCATCGCTCGCCGCACCACCCCGTAACGATCCCTGGACAACGGAAGCGAGGAACCGGCCATGAGCGACAAGGAACCCGAGCTGGGCAGGCCTGCCAAGGGCGACGAACTGATGGTGTCCGCACGTGACGGGCGCCGGACGTTGGAGGTACGCGTCGAGGTGCTCAAGGTCGGCCGGCTGTGGGTCGACGTGTACCCCTTGAACGGAGCCTATCTTCCGCACTACTGCTGCCGGTTCCGCATGGACACCCGGGCGAGCGAGTCGGGGCACGGCCGCATCTACACCGACGAACAGTGGGCGTGGAACCAGCGTCGGTCCCGCGCAAGTGAGTATCTGAGCGAGGTCGGGGTCCGCGTCGACCACGGCTCGCGGTTCCACGGCGACCCGCTGGGGCTCGCCAACGCGATCCGGCGCGGCCTCGGCGAAGACGAACTGTAGCGTGACGGCCGGCCGGGAGCCGCGATCCCGGCAACGAGGGCCTATAGCTCAGTCAGGCAGAGCACCCGTCGAGCGCGCATCCTTGGTCGGTTCCCGCGCTCCGGGAGACTCCGGTTCGACTCCGGACGGGCCCACTCAGGCAGACAGACGACGACGACCATGGAAGCGAGGCAGACATGATCCGGGAGGACAAGTTCCTCATCAGCCGCAAGCCGTTCGGCATCGACCTGTCCACCGTCAAGATGGAAGCCACCGAGCGGGACGGCATCTACTGGCTGAAGGGTCACTGCCAGGCCGTCTGGTACCGCCGCAAGGACGGAGTCACCCGGGCGTGTATCGGCGGCCTGTCCCTGTGGGCGCAGTGGCGGCGTGAAGCGCCCGACCTGTCCAGCCCGCAGGCCATGCTCGGCAACGACCTGGACAGCCGCTACGGCGGGGACACGGCGGGCCGCTGGGACGGCACCGGCTACTGGGGCTCCGAGATACCGGACGTCCAGGAGCAGCACCTTGCCATCCTGCGGCCGATGCTCGATAGCTACCCGTCGCTGCCCGAGGGGTACGACGGCTGGTGGACCTTCCAGACCCGCAACTGACCACGGAACGAGGAGTGATGACCACCGCACAGTTCGCCGCCGCCTACGCGGCCCTCACGGCGTCCCACGAGGTCGCCGATCATTGGGTGCAGATGGACAGCCAGGCCACGGCCAAGGGCGACCCTGGCCGCAGCGGAGCGGTGGCCTGCGCCAAGCACGTGGCCACGTACACCGCGACGCAGGCCCTCGCCCTCGCGGCCGTCAACCGGTCCACCGGGGCGCGGCTGTCGTGGAAACGGGGTGCGCTGGCCCTGGCCGTCTCCGCCGCGACGCACTACATCGCCGACCGGCAGGGCGGACACTGGGGCGACGAGCAGCCGCGCGGCATCGTCCGGCTGGCCGCCGCCACCGGCAAGACCACGTGGCTCCAGCGGGACCCGGGCGCCGGGTACCTGATGGACCAGGCCTGGCATAAGGGATGGATCGGCATCGCCGCCCTCGTGGCCGCCGGCGGCCGGGGAGGCGAGGCACGGTGAGCGACGAGCAGCGCACTGCTATCGCGGGCGCCATTGCCCGGGTCGATACAGAGAAGTGGGGCACCAAGGTACCGCCGGTGGATCACCCGTTCTGGCGGGTGTACCTCGCCTACGCGGACGCGGTTCTCGCAGAAACCCGTATCAACTCAGCCGAGCGCGCGGTGCTTCGGTACGCCCTGGAGCTGGCCGAGGACAAGATGGCCGTCGAGCCGGACGAGTTCGCCGCCGTGGACCGTTCCGCCGTGACATCGCTCAAGCGACTCGCCGGTGAAGAGACCGAGGACCCTTACCCCACGGAATCCGTGATCTATGAGGTCGTCGGTGACTGGGGCGTGGATAGCGCAGACAGTGCTGAGGACGCGCGGGCGGCCGTTGCCAAGTGGCTGCGCGAGCACCCGAAGTGCGGGGCCTACGCGCAGCAGCGCATCGTGCGCGAGTGGGAGGACGGCTCGGAGTTCTACGGTCCGTGGGCTCCGCTGCCCGAGGAGTGCTGAGCCATGGACGACCAGAACTGCCCGCACTGCCCTGACGGCCATCAGGACCCGAACGGCGGTAGTCAGCCCTGGAGCGCCTGGGTTGACTCAGTGCGCGACGCCGACGGTCAGCCGATGCAGATCACCGTGGCCCGGTCAGCAGGCGCCCACGTTGCGGAGTCCGACGCGCAATGGGTGCGGGAACGACTCAACGCCCCGGCTCCGTACGCGGAGAACCTGCCTCTGGACCACCCCCTCCGCCGGGAATGCCGGTGCAATGAGGTAAGAGTGTGCCGCCGGTGTGCCGAGCTGGTCCGGAAACACGCATCGTCCCGCACCCGGTGGCCCGCAGCGCAGCACCTCCAGCAGGCCGCTGACCAGACCCGCGAGCACGGCCCGAACCTGGACCCGGAGCGGGAGTTCTACACCGCTCCCCTCGGGGACTGGCTCGACAGGGTGGCCAACGAGATAGCGTGGCTCGCCCCGTTCCGCAAGCATGGGGGCGGCTACGGACCTTGGCGCACCGCCACGCGGGCAGCTCACGGCGTCCTCGGTCTGCCCGACGCGGACGGGTGCGCGGTCTGCCACCCGCGCCGTCGGGGAGGTGCGGAGCGGTGAGCGCCGAGCCTGTATGCAAGTTCGAAGAGGGCTGCCACCGCGTCGTGTCCTGCGACCCGGGGTGCGGTGCTACGCGGGCAACCGCACCCGTGGATTACCGGTTGGTCCTGTCACTCGCGCTCGGCCTTGGCACCAGCGCGCCGTGGGACGTGATCCAAGACCGAGTCCGCGAACTGCACACCGCTGCCAACGGGTCCGCCCTGCGGGAGCGTCCGTGCCACGAGATCCCCCGAGACCGAAAGATTCACCCGGCTCACGTCTACCGGGTCCAGCGCAGCGAAAGCTACTGGTGCCCCGGTCTGGCCGAACCAGGCGCCTGACCCAGCCCGACCAGAAGCCCCGGAGCCGCGACGGTTCCGGGGCTTCGGTCTGCCTCACTGCGCGAGGCGGCTGATCTTCGCGGCGAGGTCGGCGACTTCGGCCACCAGCAGGCTGCCGTGCGCGTGGTCGGCGGCCACCGCGTCCGGGATGACCCGCCCGCGCAGGGCGCGATGGGCTCCCCGCAGTGCGGCCAGTCCCTGCTCGAGCCGGACCAGCGCGCGGGCCTCGCTCGATGTGTGGTCCACCGGCAGGGCCTCCCGCTCGTCGGCCGTCGGCTGCACCGGCACCCGGGCGTAGCCCAGGCGGTCGGCCGCGTCCCTGATGGCCTGCGCCGTGACCTTCTCTCCCTTCGTCTGCATGGCCGCGTAGACCTCGCGCACGGCCGGCTCGCCGTGGCCCTCGAGCACCGGGGCCAGCACGCGGGCGTGCGACTCCACCGGCGCCGTATCGAAAATTTTCGACATGACGAGCATGACCGGCGCGGCGTCGATGAGCTGGTACGCGCGGGTGCGGTCCATGTCCCACCGGGCGGTGATGTAGTCCTCGAACGTCTCGTGGGTCAGCTTGTAGAGCCCGCCGTCCTCGTCGCGGATGGCGCGCAGGGCTGTGCCCGCTTCCACGACGAACCGGGCGCGGGCCGCCTTGAGCGTGGTGCCTGCGGTCTCCTTCGCCCGGTCGATGGCTGCCTCGAACACGGCCAGGCGCTGCTCGGCGGACCCGGTGACGGCGGCCGGGTCGACGGGCTGCGGGGCGAACGGGTTCAGCGCGGGCGCCGGCGCGGCAGGGACTGTGGGAGCGCTGTGCCTGGAGCGCAGCAGCGCGGTGAGGTCGCCCGCCCTGCCCGGCGCCGGGAGTTCCTTGGGGCTCACCGTGCGGCCTCGGTGAGCACCTTGGCGAGGGTCCGGTACGCCCCGGCGTGCTCGCTGTCGGGCGCGTAGTCCACCGGAGTCTTGCCGTACCGCCACGCCTCGGTGATGACGACGGACAGCGGCACCGTGGCCAGGATCGGCAGGCCCTCCAGCTTGCCCAGCTCGTCCAGGACGGATTTGGCGAGGGTGTTGACCGGCCGTCGCAGCAGGTTGACGACCAGGCCGTGCAGTTCCAGGGGCTTGGTGCGCAGATCCGCGTCCACCGATGCGATCTGCGGGAGCAGGAGCTGGAGCGCGGTCAGGCTCGAGTCTTCCGCCTGCACCGGGATCAGCACGCCGTCGGCAGCCGTGAGCGCGTTGTCGGTGAGGATGTCCAGGGACGGCGGGGAGTCGATGAGCACCTGGTCGTAGACACCCCGGGCAGGGGCAAGCATCTTGGCCAGGCGCTGCTCACGGGCCTTCACTTTGTCGACGTCACGCACGGCCATGAACATCTCGTACGCGTTCGGGACGACGTCGATGCGGCCTGCGGGCTCGGAGTGCGTGGCGATCAGGTCGGCGAGGGATCCGGTGAACTCGCCGACCAGCGCGCGGTAGAGGTTGGCGGCGCCGGTACCGGACGGAGCCTTCGGGACCTTGAGTCCGTCGGTGAGGTGGCCCTGCGGGTCCAGGTCGACGATGAGGACGTTCTTCCCGGCTTCGGCGAGCGCACCGGCGAGGCCGATGGTCGTGGCTGTCTTGCCCACGCCGCCCTTCTGGTTCGTGACGGCGGTGATGAGTGTGGTGGTCATGACGGCGGAGCCTATCCGGAGGTGAACCGTGCCGAGGGTATTGCCCCGCCCCTGGGCCTATGATTTAATCAATTCATCGAACCGACTGAGAGGGGCACACCATGTCCAACCGGACACCCAGCTACGGCTACGAGACCAGCAAGCCCGACGGATACGCGGTACACCGTGTCATCCGGACCCGAGGTGGCAACGTCCGGACGGTGGCCGAGTACACCGACGAGGCCGCTGCGCAGAACGTCATGCACGCACTGAACCAGGCCGCGAAGTACGAGGACGTCTGACCCCGATCGGCGAGACCACCGACCAAGGAACGAGGACACGATGGACGCCACGGAGCCGCAGTTCACGGAGGACGAGGAGCGCATCCTCGCCGCGACGGCCAAGAACACGGCGCGGCTGAACCTCGGTCAACTCCAGGGCTACCGCGACGCGTACAAGCCGAGCAACTTCGCCGGCCGCACCCGCGAGGACGACCTCTGTTACGAGGCCATCCGCCGCGAGCTGGCCCGGCGGGCCGGCTGACCTGAGCACCGCCGACCACAGACCAAGGAATGAGGAAGCGGCCATGCGTACGACGTGGAAGAACTGGGACCTGGCGGACATGCAGGACGCGGCCGATGCCGAGGGACTCGCAGGCCTGGACTCGATGCCCATACCGGAGCGGGACCTGCTGGAGGTGCTGCCGTACTACAGCGCGTTCTCCGAGTTCTCCGACCACGTCACCGGCTGCCCCGCCTGCATCGACGACAGCCGGCCGGACTGCTCCGAGGGCACGGCCCTGATGGAGATCGCCCGCGTCGGTATCGTCGAGCAGCACATCACCGCCCTGGACAACTGAACGACAAACCTATAAGTCGACCACTGACCAAGGAATGAGGAAGCAGACCATGCAGAAGAACACGAAGCTGGGCGTCGCCTTGACGGCGATCGGCGCGGGCGCTGCCCTGGTGGCCGCCGAGGCGTCCGAGCACGGCGCTATGACCGTTGCTGTCGCAGGCGGGATCCTGACCGGGGCCTTCACTGCCCTGGGCACCACGACCCTGGTCATCGGGTGGGCCACGCGCCGGCCGGCCGCCAGGGACGGCGAAGCCTGACCGCAGTCCGCCGAAGAACCGAAGCCCCGGGGTTGCCGACCCCGGGGCTTCATGGTTTAATTAATTCATCGGGGAACGGCCCCGACACAACCTCCCGGGAGGCCGTCATGTTCGGTTCGCACCAGACCGCCGAAGCCCTCGCGACGTTCGAGCGGGCCCTGCCCGCCGAGGCGACTGCGGAAGGCCGCGAGCCGGTCTCCCGTGCGGCGTTCCTGCGGGTCGTCTCCAACGAGTTGCTGGAACTCATCACCTACGGGCCCACCTACCAGCGCGCGGTCGCCGACAACCTGCGCACCGCGCTGCGGATGTTCAAGGACGGCCGGGGCGAGGAATTCGCGTACTGGCTGGACCAGACGCTGGACGGCGCTGCTGCGCTGCGGGGCACCCGGGACGCCGAGCACGACGCCGGCGAGACGTACGTGACGGCGACATCGTGGGGCGTCTCCTACCCCTTCGGTGGCGGCAAACCTGGCGTGACGCTCAACGTCTACGACTGGGACGACGACGTCGTGAACGACATGGGCGGTAAGGGCGTGCTGATCCGTCACCCCGTTCACGACGGCCTGTGGTTCGCCGACATGGCTGAGGCGCAGGGCTACGCCCTGCGCTACGGACTGATCAAGCGCTACGTGCGCGAGGCCGCCGCTGCCTGACCCGCTCCGAGCCCCGGGTCCTCATGGTCCCGGGGCCCCGGCTTAATCAACTCATCGAACACTGACCAAGGAACGAAGGAACCGAACGTGAACCTGCACCGCATAGCACCCGCCGCCGTTCTTCTCGGCCTGCTCACGGCCTGCGGCACCAGCACCTCTCCCGCACCCAGCACCGGCACCACCCGCAGCGTCGAGCGGCCGGCCGTCGACCCCACGCCCACGCCCACCGAGGACGAAACCGCCCTCATCGTGGACATCACCTGGGCGGGGACCTCCGAGTCCCGCAAGGACGCCATGTGCGCCGGTATCGCGCTGTACGGCACCCAGTGGGCCGCCGACCAGATGCGGCAGGGAGCCGGAACCGAGTCCGTCGACTGGGAGCAGGCCGCCGTTATCGTCCAGCACAAGTGCGAGCAGCGCTGACGCGGCGACAGAACCAGTGAGGCCCCGGGGTTGCCGACCTCCGGGGCCGTTAGGTCCCAACCCGCCCCCGTGGGCTAATGGGACTCGCCGGATCGTGACCCCTCACAACCGACCAAGGAAAGCAGAACCCATGGAACCCTTCGAGATCTCCGGGAGCGTCGCCGACACCGCGCTGCGCCTCGCACCCGGCGACGGAAAGCTGGTCCTGTCCGTGCTGACCGGAAGCGTTCCGGAGCACCGCAGCGTGGCCCTCGAGCCCAGCTACCTGCTCCCACTGGCCGCGTGGTTCGCCGGAGAGGCGTGCCCTGGCATCGTGGGCCACGACGAGTACGGCACGCCGTACGGCCGCTGGCTGACCATCGGTGGGGACGAGGCTGCCGTGATGTACGGCACGCACACCGAGGCGCGGATGCGGTGCACACTGCCGTTCGGCAAAGCCGGGGTGACGATCGGGCAGCGCGGCCGTACCGGCGGCTTCACCGTGACGCTGTCGCCCGAAGCACGGCAGGGCGTCGCCGCGTGGCTGCGCCGGATGGACGCCGAGAGCTGGCCTGAGCTGCCTGTTCGGTGATTCACCGAACCGCTGGCACACTCCGTGCCAGTACACCGTGGCAGGCAATCCCCCGCCCACGCCACGGCGCCAGTGCCCCGCCCACCTCCCCCAGGGCGGGGCACTCGCACAACCGCCGCCGACGGACGCGGCGCCCCTCCCCGTAGAGCAGGAAAGGACCGCGTCAGAGGGGAACGCCCGTGAGGCAGCACGTATTGACCGAACAACCGGCCCCCGCCGCAGGACGGCGCCGGGCCAGAGCGCCGTGTCCCCACCCCCCAGGCAGGACGCTCGCACCACAGATCACAGACCAAGGAAGCAGGGGAGGCGCCCGCATGGGCCCCACGAACATCACCGATCCGTATGCCGCGCTGCGCCGCATCGACAAGTTGGAAGCCGACAGGCGCCGCGTCAGGCGGGCCCTGAAGCGCTGCACCGCACCCTCCGGCCTCGCGGACGAGTTCACGCGGCAGACCGCAGAGATCGACAGGCAGCTCGCCCACTGGCGGGACGTCGTCGCCCGCGCCGGGGCCGGGGGATTCAAGATCTGGTCCCGGGCCGACTTCGAGCCCGGCGACTTCGTCCGCTACCGGGGCGCCTGGTACAGGGTGCTGAGGGTCAACGCCAAATCGGTGACGACCGAGGCCGGCCGGGCCGGGTACCACGACGGCGTCACCGGGCGGATGACCGCCGAGGAAATGGCCGCCGGGAACGAGGACTGACACACCGTCACTTTTCAGCCACGGAAGGCCCCGTCCTCCGATACGGAGCGGGGCCTTTCGCTTGCCCCGCGCAACTCCGTTGCCCTGTGCACGAGTTGGGGCAACACGCAGGTCCGGCACACCCGATCGGGTGAAAGACGGCCCGCCCGGTTTGGCAGTGTCACAATCGGAAACGTGTCTCCCACTTTCGGTGACGGTCGGATTTAGTCAGGTGTGCACCGTTCCGAGCATGGGTGCATAGAGCAATAGTTCTGTCCTGAAGGTGCCACTGCGTCCGAGGAGCAGCTAGGTGATACGTGGACTCACAGGCGGCTGGGCCGCCTCCGAGGTGAGATGGCAGGACGACGCGCTGTGCAACGGCGTCCCGCTGGAAGTGTTCGTCCCCGAGAAGGAAGACCCCGAGGGCCTGGAAGAGGCCCGGGGCTACTGCAACGTCTGTCCCGTCAAAGCGACCTGCCTGCGCTACGCGTTGACTTATGGTCAACGTGGGTACTGGGGTGGGACCGACACTGCCGAGCGGCGTCGTCTGAAGGCGAAGAAGGACCGGGTCAAATGCCCGGTCTGCGAGTCGCGGAGGGTGGTCGACATGGACGGCAGCGACGACGCACTGTGCCTCGCCTGCGGACTGTCCTGGCTGACCGCCTCGGCCGCACAGCCCCGCTCCCGCACCTCGTTGCGGCCGGCGGGCTGAGGGCCCTCCCTGACGCAAACAGGGAGGGCCCTCAGTAGGGGACAACGTACTGGCCGGTCAGACTGCTCAGTGAGAGTCCGACCGGCCAGACTTGTGCTGTAGCGCGTTAAAAGTTGATTAAGCGGCGCATATGCCCGGCTCACGCTGGAGGCTCAGCGCGCGCTCCCACGCTTCGAGCCAGCGCCACTCGTTGCCGGACAGCCGCAGGCCCTCGGCGACGGCCCGGCCCGCCTCGGCGCGTTCCGCGCGCAGCGCCTCGTTGTCCATCAGGCGCCGCAGCTCGCGGTACCAGCGCCGGGGAGTATCCGCCAGGACGCCGGCACCCATCGTGTGGAGCCGGGTGTATTCCGCGCGGGGTGATGCGACCCACGGGATACCGAGCGCGGAGAGTTCCAGCGGCTTCAGCCACGAGTTGTGGCTGACGAACCCGGCGGCCATGTACTCGTGACCTTCCACCTGGAGGTCCACCGGCGTCACCATGCACGGATTGACCCCGATGACCTTCGGAGCCCAGTTCATCGGGCGGAATGCGTTCGAGTGCGGCTTGCCCGTAATCTCCGCGAGCCGCGCCGACTTCCGAGCGGACCTGAACCCGATCTCCCGGGCGAACACATCGGCCGCGTCCCGACCCAGCGTCACGCGCCAGTAGTTCCCGGAGAACCCGTTCTGCGCCCGGTGCGTCTTCATGCTGATCTTGGACACGATTCCGAACAGCAGGAGTAGCCGCTGGACGTCACGGATCAGTTGTTCGTCCTTCGAAAGAGCGCTGACTCCGGTGCTGGTGCAACACCCGTCCGCCTCGAAGTACCCGGCCAGGAACTCCGCGATCACTTCACGGGGTGACCGCCAGATGATCTCCGGGACCTTGGTCACCCGGAGCGGCCTGCCGTTGTCCCGGTCCACGGCCAGTCCCCAGCTCTTCAGGACCCGCAGCAGGTGTGCCGACGCGACACGCACGTCACGCCTTCGGATGACCTCGCCACCGAACGTCTTCCGGCTCTGAGTCAGGGGGTTGAACCCGAACGCCCGGAAGTCCTCCATGAGAAGATCTATCCAGTCCTGGTCCTGGCCGTCACACGAGATGGTGATCTGTGTCGACTGCCCCGCGCATCCGTCGCCGACGAATGCGCCGAGGAACCGACCCCACCGGGGCGTGATGTCCAGACGCGGGCCGTCCGAGGCGCTGAGGAACGCGTACGGGTCGGTAGGCTGCGCGCCCCGCGAGCCCATCCGGCTGTCCGCAGGCCATGGTGAGCGTACCTCCGCTGTCGGGCCGACCGGCTCGGGCTCCATCGCCATCGTGTCGCCGACCGCGATGTCCTTTGCGTAGGTCCACTCGCCGTTGACGAGCATCCGGTGATCCGGTGTCAGGCGCAGCGTGTAGCCGCCTTCCGTGGTGATCTCGAACCCCGGCTCCGGTACGTCGTGCTTGACGGCTTCCACCAACTTCCAGCCGCCGCGCCACACCTGGTCGCCGGGCTCGATCTCCCCGGCCTCAAGTACCCCTCTACGGGTGCAGATTCGCATACTAAAGTCTACGCACTTTGCGCGATTAAAAACAGTGTCCGCGAGCGGGGCAACGCCGATGCCCAGCTCCGCGACGGCGGCCGGCCACTGCTCCGGGTTGATGCCGTGGCGTCCCGGCGGATCAGCGGGCAGGCCGAACGCGGCGCCGACGCCCACCGGATCACCGGTCACGCGGAACCGGGCACCCTCGGACACCAGCCGCGCCACGGCCCCGCCCAGGACGGCCGGGTCGTCGGGGTGGGAGGCGAGCGCGGCGGGCCAGCCGAGCACCGTGGAGTCGGTGTGCTCCACGCCGAAGTAGGCGTCCGGCAGGTGGTTGTAGATGACGTGGCCGCGCCCGTGCCGGGCGTACCGCTCGAGCAGCGCCGGGGTGGAGACGGTGACGAGGGTGGCGTCCCGGCACGCGGCGGCGAGGTGCTGCCACGAGTGCTTGCCGCCGGTCCTCGGGTGCATCGACCGGTACGCGGGATTACGCGGGTGGACCGTGGAGAGGTCGTCGTCCACGTCCACCACGACCGCTATGCCCTTGGCGCGCAGCAGCGGCACGGACTGCGACATCCACTGGTGGGTCAGGCGCTGGAAGACGATGACGTCCACGCCGTCGGTGTCGAGCACGTCGTCCACGTGGTCGTTCGGGCCGATGCGCAGCTTCAGCCCCCGGTTCTCCGGCGGGCGGATCTCCACGTCGTGCCCGGCCGCCGCGAGCAGTTGCGCGGGCCAGATCACTCTGAACGACCCGCACCCGCCCTTGTCCGCCGGGTAACAGACGACCCTCATCCCCGCCTCCCGGTCAGCGCGTCGGCCAGGGTCGCCTCAGCCCGCCGGTACCCCGTGTTGTCTACGGCCTCCGGGAAGACGAACGGCTCGCCCTCGGCAGCGGCTTGCAGCTCCCACCCCCGGGCTTCGCCGCCGGTCTCGTGGAGCGCGAGCGCGAGGCCTCGCGGGTGGAACACGACGCGGTTGATCAGCCACAGCAGCCCGGACTCCGAGAGATCCATGAACGGCCGGGGACCCGGCTGCGGGCTCACGTGTCGTCCCCCGTCCGCTCGGGCCAGTGCCAGGTGCCGCCCTGCTTGGTCAGTTCGTCGTGGCAGGCATCGTTGAAGAACATCCCCGACGGGTTCAGCACGACAAGCGCGGCCCACTCAGAGCCCTCGGCGTCGGTGTGCACTTCGGGGTCCGGGTGCGGGTTGTCGGCGGAGTAGACGTCGGCCACGATCGCGGCGCGGCACTTGGACGAGAACGCCTGCGTGCCGTCCTCGCGCACCGGAGACCCGTAGGACACGTAGTGGACGATGCGCCCGACGGACGGGATCACTCGCTGCTCTTCCGCTGCGCCGGAACCTCTTCGGCCGCCTTGGGCCCGGCATCCTCGGCCGTGGCCGTGGCCTCGGACGGCTGCGCCTTCGCCTTGGCCGTACGGCCCCCTGCGGCCCGCTTGGCGGGCGCTGCGTCCGCCGGGCCGCTCGAGCCCTCCACGGCCGCGAGACGGGCGCCGAGCGCCTCCACGGCGTCCTCCAGCGGCTTGACCGCCGCCCGTACCGCGTCCTCGATGAGTCCCTGCATCCGTGCTTCCGCAGACATGGTCCGTGGTCCCCTTCCGTCCTACGCGTGCTCCCGCTGCCGACGGCCCCGGCGGAGCCGCACTATCACGGCCGTCTGGACACAGAAGGTGGTCCCGACGACGGCCTGGAGACCGAACCACAGGGCTCGGAACCACGCCGGGTTGATGTGCCATACGACGGCGAGGCACAGGATGACAGACATCAGGATTTCCGCCGAAGCGTAGAGAACCACGACCCTGCCCAGCCCGGACCGCCACCACGGATAGCTCAGGCTGTACGCCACGATCATGGTCAGCCCGGAGGTGACGAGATAGCCCGTGAAGCAGAGGTACAGCGTGATGAACGAGTTACTCACGGGGCCCTCCGAGAGCGGTCCGGAGCCGGGCCGCGAAATCATTCTGCTCGCCCAGTTGTACGAGTTGATCGGCGATACCCAGGATCGCAGAGGCCTCGCCCCTGATCACTCCGAGACGCTGCTCGGTACGCTCCAGGGCCCGCTCCGCCTCGCGCAGCTCCGGCGACGGAGCGAGCGGACGGCGGCGCAGCTTACTGATCAGTGTCCGCAGCCAGCTCACGGCGCCTCCCCTCCGCACGGTTGCGTGGCCGTTCACTTGCCCGGGGGATGGCCTGGATCACCTTCGTGGCCGTCTCGTTGGCCTCCACCAGGGCCGTGAGCAACTTGCGCTGCTCGTCCTGGACTTCCAGGCCGCGTTCGTAGGCTGCCCGCCAGGTCTCGATCTGCCGGTCCCGGTCGGCGAGCCGCTCGTCCACGGAGGCCTTCGGCAGGAGCCTGCCCGTGAGCACCATGAGGACGACGGCCGCGAGCAGCCCCGACGCCCCCAGGGCCGGGGTCAGGTACGTAGTCCAGTCCATGGGCCTGCCTCGTCAGTAAGGGAAGACGATCAAGTTGCGGTAGTTGAAGGCAGCCGTTCCGCCGGTGGCGCAGTAGACCATCCGGAACGTATTGGTGCCGGGGGTCAGCGTGGTGTGCAGGCGGGCGACCGTGCACCGGTTGAACTCAGCGGTGCCGTTGGTCTCCTGGCGCAGCACGTAGGTCCCGTCCACCGTCTCCGTGGTCGCCCCGGAGATGTTGACGCCGACACGTCCGGCCTGGGACGCGGTGTTGTTGCTGATTTCGGCGGTGACGAGGATCAGCGCTGACGTGGACGTGTTCACGGTGACCTGCGGCCCGAGGGTGGTCAGGTCGACGAAGGACGTGGACAACGTGGACTCGCTGACGTTGACGGTGCTGGCCGCAGGGGTCCGCTGGCTGATCTGGTTGGTGTCGGAGACGGCGAAGTAGGACCCGGGCACGGTCGCCTTGGACGGGGCCGTCTCGGCGAGGTTGTCGCGGATGGTCTGGTTGAACTGGGCGGCCGTGAACACCGAGCCGGCCACCGCTGTCATGGGTGCGCTCCAGGCCACGGCTCACGCTCCCAGGTCCGGGTCCGGCACCACGGGCTGGTCGGACGTCCGCGTCACCCCGGGGGGCAGCGGCGGGTAGGTCACGGCCTGCGCGGCGGCCAGGGCGGCGTTCAACTGGACGTCGGTCAGGATGGCGTTGTCGGTGAGGCACTTGATGAGGATCCCGACCATGGCGTCCGCGCTGAGGGCTGCGGCACGCTCGGCCAGCGAGCCGGACGAGACATCGGCGCCGAGCCGGGCGGAGACCGTCCGGTGCGCCTGCCAGATCTTGAGGGTGTACTGCTTGAAGGTCGCCATCAGATGAACAGGGCCTGGTAGCCGTTGTCGTCATCGCAGCCGATCCACTTCGAGATCAGCTTGTAGTTGTTGACGGCCATCTGGTCGACGGCTGCCGCCCTGGCGCTGGCCGCGTCGGTGGCGTCGGTGAGCGTATAGCCGTTGGTGTCCGTCAGGAGATCCCACCGGGCCCCGTCGTACCGCACGGTGACAGGAACGAACGCGGACACGTTCAGCATGCTGAGGGCTGCGTCTTCGAAGGACATGGCCATGGGGGTCTCCTAGAACGGTAGGACGATCAGCTCGCGGCTGAAGAAACTTCCGGTGGACCCGGTGCCCACCTGGTACTGCATCGTGAACGTGTTGCTGCCGGGGGTCAGGCCGCTGAACATGTGGACCGCGCCGTAACGGCAGGAGTTGGTCCCCACGGCGCCGTCGCGGCGCAGTGCCCAGTCCACGCTCGGGGCGATGGACGTCGCCCCGGACACCTTGATGGAGGCCTCCGAGCTGGCGTTGTCGACGTTGTTGTCCAGGCCGCAGCCGTACAGCACCAGGGCCAGGGTGCCGGTCGTCGCGGTGACGGACGGCCCGGGGGTGGCGAGGTCGGCGTAGGTGGTGGACGTCGTGGTCTGCGCCGTGCTGATGAAGGCGTTCGACATCTGCCGGGCGGCGAGGGCGTTCGGGCCCGTGGACACGAAGAACTGCGCGGCGGCGGTCGCCTTGGCGGGCGCGGTCTCGTTCAGGTTGTCGCGCACGTGCTGGTTGAACTGAGCCGCGCTGAAGGTGGAGCCGGCGACGGCGGTCATGGGTGCGGTCCAGGCCATCGGTTTTCAGCCACCCTCCGGAGCATGCTTATCGAAACGAATCAGTTTCGGTACACCCGGTACCGTGTGCTCCCTATAACGTCTATGAGAGAGAGATTTCACGGTTAACCGACCAACACGGTACCGAAGGTACCGGATCTTGTACTTGCCCTTCACCTGCGGATTTTCGACCTTAACCGTTACTGCGCCTAACATTTCCACGCCTGCCTCCCGGCCCCGCGACGGCCCTGCGGGCCCCGGCTCAACGCACGTCGTGTGCCGCGTTCTCGTCCTCCAGGTCCCGCACCGACTGGCCGTGCGGCAGTCTGAATCTGACCGCCACCGGGTGGTCCGTGGGGTACCAGTTCCGGGTGTCGGGCAGCGGCCTGCGGGCGAGCACGGCGAGGATGCCGAGCCGGTTGTCCGGCCACGTGATGTCCGCCTGCATCCCGCAGTACGAACAGTGGAAGTACCCGAGGGCCAGGTCCCGTGGACCGCCCCGCCGTGAAGGCCGGTACAGGTGCTCCACGTTGGCGCAGCCGGGCCGGGGGCAGTCGGCCACCCAGTCACCGCTGTAGACGTACGCGCGGGCCACCGGCACCCGCTCAAGGGGCTCTTCCATCCGCTGCTCCTCATGTCCCGAACTCCCCGAGGTCGAACTGGCCCTGCACCGGGTCGTCGAAGATGAACACCTGGCTTGCGTCGTCGGCCTGGAGCGGGTCGAACACGCCCTGGTCGAACCCGGCGCCTCGCTTGTCGAACGTGAACGGGTTGGGGTTGACGTCCAGATCCTTCTCGCAGCCGAGGACCACCGAGTGCACCGGCGGCCGTCCCGTCGTCCCGGTGCGCTGGACCTGGTGGGTCACCCGCTCCACGAAGAAGTCGTCTGCCAGGCCCATTTCGTCGTTGACGATCCGCACCCGGTCGGAGACCGTGCGCTTCAGCACCTGCACGAAGTGCGCGGGATCGCTCGAGACGAGACGGATCTGCACCGTCGGCCGCCGCTCCGCGTAGTGCAGCAGGACAGTGCTGGCGATCGCCTGCGCGTCCTGCGGCCCGGCCCACGGCGCGTCGCTGGGGTAGGCGCGCTCCCCGTGCCGGGTGATGGACCCCGGATCCTGCATGCTCACCCGGTAGGTCTGCTGCACGGACAACAGTTGCGCGCGGACCTGCACGGAGCTGACGGTCACCGTCCCGCCGACGGCCTGGAGGGTCAGCTTTGCCGAGACCCCCGAGGTCCGGCTGAGCAGCACGCTGAGCACGCCCGGCCCGGAGACGGTGATGTCCGTGCCCACCACCGGCGTGATCGCGTTCATGAACGGGTCGGACGAGGACACCGTCAGGTCCAGGGACTGCCCGATACCGAGGGTGTAGGTGGAGGTGTCCTGCCACACCTGCTGCACGGTCGCCGTCGGCGCCCGGCTGGGGACGTCGAACGTCACCGCGTTGACGATGTCCTTCCAGCCGTGCGCGTAGACGAACGGCCGGGCGATGCTGAGGGCCCCCTCGGGGACGCCGTCGGGGGTGCAGTCCCCCAGCGTGCCCGCGTGGAACGTGGCCGTGGACGTCCTCGAGTTCTGGCGCAGCATCCGGTGGTGGCGGTCTCGGAAGACGAACGTGCCGTCCGGAGCGACGTACGCCACAGCCGGCGGCCCCTCGGATTTGACCAGGTCGTTGACGGCGGACAGGGCGTCGGTGCCGTCCGCCCACCAGTACCGGACCACGGTGGCGCCCAGGTCGATGTCCCGTCCACCGGTCCACCCCGCCTCGTCCAGCACGGTGTTGACCAGCGTGCCGGTGCGCATCGAGGCGTAGACGCCGGTGGAGAGGTTCTTGCCTGCCAGGTCGTTCATCCGGTCCAGGAAGGTGAGGTCCACCGTGCGGTCGCCGAAGTCGGCTTTGACGGTGAAGTCATCGATCCGGCCCCGGAACAGCGGGTAGGTCAGCCCGCCCCACGTCACCAGGGCGCGCATCGTCCGTGCAGGGTCCAGGTTGCCGGACAGCGGGGATGCGGTGTTCTCCGGGGAGTACCGCCTCGTGACGTTGTTCAGGGTGAAGGACGCCGTACCGACGGCCGCCGGGGCGAGCTGGCGTGCCTGGTCCCGGCCGTAGGTCAGTGAGATGTCGGAGACGATGTCGTCGGTGACGTCCTCGCCCTGGCCGACGACCTGCGCCGGGTCGGACAGAGCATTCCAGTCGTCGAGGCGGATCCCGTCGCCCCAGATCCGCAGGCCCGCTCCGGGGGTGCCGCTGGTGTCCAGCAGGATCCCGGCCAGGGCAGCGCCCGCCGGCGCGGGGAAGAACCCGTCCGCGTACTGCCAGGCGCCCACGGGAGGGACGAAGAAGTTGGAGAAAGTGGTCAGGTAGCCGCCGCCCGCGTCGTAGAAGTTGACGCTGAATCCGACGCCGGCCGGGAACGGGGACTCGGCCCACACCCGCCCGGAGGCCCGGTACAGACGGCCTGCGACGACCGGCGTCTTGTCCGACTCGATGTGCGGGCCGCCGCCGGCCCCGGTGGTCAGCAGGCCGGACCACACCCCGCTGTACGCGCGGACCTGCGAACGGGCGAACGTCGCCCCGTTGTAGGCCGTCCAGCCGCCCGGGTTCTCGAAGTCGGGGTTCGAGTTGAGCGGGCCGGGCAGGCCGTCCCAGTCGATGGCGACCTGATAGTCCGGCAGGCCTCCGTTGCACAGCGCCCACGGTCCGTCCTGCGCCTGCACGGTGGGCGCGTAGGCCGTCGCGGTCACGTCCCCCTCGCCCGCCCCGGCGGTCGTGCTGCCGACGGGAGCGGGCGGCTTCAGCGCCAGGCTGATGCTGATGGAGCCGTAGTCGGTCGGCCGTCCGGCCGTGGTGGTGCGCACCGTCTGCGCGCCCGCCGCCAGGGCCGCGTTCGAGTCGTACAGCGCCAGGCTCAGCTCGCCGAAGCCGTCGTTGTCGTCCACCCGTTCCACGTCGGTGCCCACCGAGTCGGTGAACGAGGTGTCCGCGAACGCGCTCGCAGCCCGGAAGGTGACCAACCAGTCGTTGGCGTTGGTCGTCGTGAGGGCCGGTGCGGCCTGCGCGCCGGCCGTCGATGTGGTGGAGATCCAGTTCCACCGCTCGAGGGGCGCGGCCGGGTCCGTGCCGCTGTAGGCGACGGTGAATGCGATGACCCACGGGGACCCGGCGGGCCACAGCGCCGTGGAGAACGTGAGCGCCACCGTGGCGCCCAGGGAGCCGTTGTCCACCCGGGTGTAGACCTTCAGCCGGGGCGGTGCGTAGTAGGGCGACTGTGCGGCGGTCCCGGTCGTCGTGAGGTATGCGAGGCGGGTCCACCCGGCCGGGTCGGCGGCCGTGTTGGTGTTGTCGTCGGTGAGGACGAACAGCAGCAGGTAGTCCCCGCTGACGTGGCCTGCGGGCAGGGCGACGGACTGGTTCGGGCCTGACAGACCGGTGTCGGCCTTCAGCCGGGCGCCTGCGGAGCGGAACGCGATGGCCATCTACGCCGTCCCTCCGAGCGCCTTGGGGAGACGTCGCTGGGTGCGCAGCCGCTCGAGGGTGGCCACCAGCCAGTCCTCCACCTCGTGCCTGCTTCCGATCACCCCGTGGTTCGCCACGGTCAGATAGATGACGGACGGCGTACCCGGGGCATGCCTGGCCGAGGAAGCGCTGGACCGGATCCGCGTGCCCGCAGGCAGCTTCGCCAGCTCGGGGCCGTCCTCGCCGAGCCAGTGCCAGCCGGCCGTGGCCCCGTCGGTGCCTGTCATGTAGCCGCCGGCCCGGCCGTAGGCGGATGCCAGGGAGCCGTACGCCGAGAGTGCGTACTTCATGGACGCGTAGATGTTGGCGGCCGGGTTGACGGAGACGCCGTACTCGAAGGGCCCGACGTTGCGGTACGGCCCGGCGAAGCTGCGGAAGGTCGGGCCGATGACCTGCATGAGGCCGACCGACGGCGTACCGGCCTTCCAGTTGCTGTCCGTCCGGTTGACGATGGTCGGGTTGCCGCCGGACTCCTGGTTCATCCTCTTCAGCGTGATGCCGAGCAGCGCGGGCACCTGGCCGACCTGGCGGAGGATCATCTGCACGACGCCGGCCCAGCGCTGCACCCCGGACCCGCCGCCCCCGCCGAGTCCGACTGCCCCCAGGATGGAGCTGCCGATTTTCTTGACCGCCTGCATGAGGCCGTCCACGGCCATGTGCGGCACCTTGGCGATCATCGACGCCCACGGGGAGTTCCCGATGTGCGACAGGGACCCCAGCGGTCCGGCGAGCAGTTTCTTGGCCTTGCCGATCGGGTCGGTGAGGAAGTCCAGTGCGCCCTTGCCGAAGTTGACGACGCTGCTGGCCGCCGAGGACAGTGCGTGTTCGATGCCGCCGAGGATGCCGCCGCCCGCGTAGAAGTGCGCGCCCGCCTGCTGCCACAGCGCGAGCGCGCGGGCGCGGTACTTCGGGTCGGTGGGGATCACGTACTCGGGGTGCGGGCCGCCCTCGCCGACGATGGCGGTCGGCTTGTTGAAGACGCCCATTGGGCCGCCGCCGACGGTGCCGCCTGCGGCGAGCAGCTTCACCGTGCCCAGCGCGTCGCCGATACCGATCCACCCGGTGATCTTCTTCCAGACGGAGACGATCCCGTTGTTCCACACGTGGTCCAGAACCCAGTTGATCGGCGTTTTGGCCTTGTCCTTGATCCCGGACCAGATGGTGCCTATCCCGTCGCGCATGTTGCTGAAGAACTGCTTCACCTTGGTGGACATCGTGGACGCCCAGCCCGGGATGGTCTTGGTGAAGAAATTCCCGATGGGCGAGAACACGCGGCTCTGGATGGAGGAGTAGACACCCACCAGTCCGTCACGCAGCGAGTTCCACTTGTTCACCACGGAGTTGCGCAGGGACGTACCCCAGCCCGGGATGGTCCTGGTGAAGAAGTTTCCGAGGGGAGTGAACACGTGAGCGCGTATGGAGTTGTAGACGTCGGACACGCCGCTGCTCAGCGAGTTCCAGCGGTTCACCACCGCGTCCCGCAGGCCGGAGGCCCACCCGGGAATCGTCTTGGTGAAGAACGCACCGAGGGGGTTGAGTATGTGCTTCTGTATCCAGCCCCAGATGTTGAGCAGGCCGGTGTACTCGTCATGCCAGCCGCTGACGACCTGGTCCTTCATCAACGAGGCCCATCCGGGGATGGTCTTGGTGAAGAAATTCCCGATGGGGTGGAGTATGTGCTTCTGTATCCAGCCCCAGATGACGAGTATTCCCTCGTACTCGTCGCGGAAGTAGCCGGTCACCTTGGTGGACATCGAGGACGCGGCGGCCGGGATGGTCTTGGTGAAGAACCCCTTGATGGGCTGGACCACGTTCTTGTCCAGGAAGCGGGTGATCCCGGAGGCGATGGACAGCATGCCGCCGAACAGGCCCCGCATGAGCCAGACGCCGAGGTCGGACATGACGGTGGACGGCGAGTGGATACCGAACACGGCCTTGAAGAAGTCGACAATCCCGCCCCAGAGCATCTTGAAGAACCCGGGCACGGACTTGGTGAAGAAATCACTGGCCCCGTGGAACAGACCGGAGATCAGATCCTTGCCGCCGGATTCCAGCGCCTTGTCCCAGCCGGCTGCCGTGGACGCGATCCTCGCGGGCAGCTTGGAGAAGTACCCGGAGACGGATTTCCACAGACCGGAAAAGAATCCGCCGAGCTGGCCGGGCAGCTTGGAGAAGAAGCTGCCGAGCTGTCCCGGCAGTTTCTCGAAAAATCCGCCGACATCCTTGCCCATCCGGACGAACCAGCCGGTCACGGCGTGATAGACGTCCCCCGCGCCTTTCTTCACCGCGTCCCAGTGCTTGACGATGTACACCACGGCGAGGCCGACCGGGCCGCCGAGCGCGCCGAGCAGCCACGGCCAGTTGTGCTTGACCCAGTCGATGGTGGCGCTGAACGCGTGCTTCACGCCGTCCCAGTGACGGACGATCATCGCGACCGCGAGGCCGATACCGCCGGTCAGGATCGTCCAGACGACGAGCTGCCAGTTGTCCTTCAGCCAGTGGACGAAGCCCATGACCGGCGCCTTGATGAAGCCCCAGATGGCGCCCCACAGCTTCTGGAACCACTGCGTCTTGGTCGCGATCAGCACGATGGCGGCGACGAGGGCCACGATGCCGACCACGATCCAGGTGACCGGGTTCGCCAACATGGCTGCGGCCAGACCCCAGAAGGCGGTCTCCGTGATGGCAGTCCACACGGCGACGGCCTTTTCCTGGATCGCCAGTGCGGCGAGCTGCACCCTCGTGCCCAGCGCGTACTTGGTGCCGAGCTGCATCGCGAGGTTGTACGCGCCCGTCGCGACGGTCGCGATCCTCGCCCCGGCCGCGTACAGCTTCATCCCGACGTACGCGGCTGACGTGGCGACGATGAACGTCCCGGTGGCCACGGCGACCGCGAGCAGGATGGACCTGTGCTTGGCAAAGAACCCGACGACAGCGGAGACGACCGGGATCAGCTTGGTCCCGATGTTGATGGCGAGCACCTGGAACTGCGCCTTCATCCGGTCCAGTTGCACGCTCAGGAGCCCGCTGGTCTGCTTCCAGCCCTCCACGTCCTTGCTGCTGTTGTGGAAGGAGTGGCCGACCTTGGCGATCCGCTCCGCGTTGCCTGCCGCCGACTCGCCGGTGAGCTGGAGAATCGTGTTCAGCCCGATCGCACCGCCGGACATCTTCTTCAGCGCGTCGGTGAACGTCTGGGTGGCCGGACCGCCGTTCTTCAGTTCCCGGGAGAAGCCCCGGCTGCGGTCCACCAACACCTTGAAGTTCTGGAGCATCGGCCGGTGGGCGACGTCCATCCCTTTGAGCGTCGAATTCCAGTCGCCAATGCTGATCTTGCCTTTGAGGTACTGGAGGGCGATGTCCTTCACGTCGCCGGACATCTTGCCGAGCATCACCTGAGCGTCCTGCGCCGACTGCTTCGTCCCCTCGAAGACCTGCTGGAGCCGGGTCCCGGCGGGGCCCATCTTGGAGAGGATCGTCTGCACCAGCAGGTTCACGGTGCCGGAGAGGCCGCGCTGGCCGAGGTGAGTGGAGACGTCCACGGCGGACAGGCCGAACCTAGCCATCTCGCGGGAGGCCACATTGTTCGGCGAGGCCAGGGCCCGGATGGTCGCGGCGAGTTCGTGGGTCGCCTCGCGGGCCGTGGTGCCGTGCTGAGTAAGGGTCGCCATGGACCCGGCGACGTCCTCGAACGCAATCTTGTTGGCGCTCGCGATGGGTAGCACGGTCGACAGGGCGCCCGAGAACTCTTCCATCGTGATCTTGCCCTCGCCGGCGGCTGTTTTCATCGCGTTCATCACGCGCGTGCTGTCGGTCGCCTTGAGGTGGTAGCTCGCCATGACGGACGTCATCGCGTTGGTGACGTCACTCAGCTTGGCGTTCTCCTCGCGGGCGCCCTGCGCTGCCGCCTTGAGCACTTGAAGACCGGCCGAGCCCCGGTAGCCGGCCTTCTCGATGGTGTACATGCCGTCGGTCAGGTTCTGTATGCCGGTGCCGGTACCGACGGCGATGTCCTTGATGCCCGCGCGGACAACCTGGAGGCCCTTGGACGTCTCGCCGGCGGCCGTCTGGAGGATCGCGGTGTGGGCCTGGAAGTCGGCGGCCATTTTCACGCTGACGGCCGCGACGCCGAGGCCGAGAGCCGTGGTGCCCTTGCCGACCACGGCCATCGACTTGCCGACGGTGGCAGCCGAGGCCTTGAGCCCGGCGGCCGTGCCGTCGAGCTGGGTCCGGGCGAGCTTCATCTGGGTGCCGAGTTCGGCGCCCCACTTTTTGAAGTCGGGCAGGATCTCTACGAGTCCCCGCCCGACGACCGCCGTCGCGCCCGTCTCCATCAGAGCTGCACCCCCATGGCGTCGAGGAAGGAGTCGGAGGCCTCTTCGTCGCCTTCCCACCACCAGGGCGCGGCCTCATCGACGACGGCGTCCGCGTAGGGGTCCTCGTCGGCAGCGGTGATGCGCCACCGCTTCACGCCCATGTCGACGTCGAACTTCTTACGGGTGACTTCGGGATCTTCGTCCTCGCCGCCGTTCAGCCGCTCGCACATGGCCGCGTACAGGCAGTTCAGGAAGCGATCGAAGGAGAGCTGGCAGAGATCAACTCCACGGGCGAGGTGCTCGCCGTCAAGCTGGTGCCAGACTCCTGGCTGGAGGGCCCATCCGAGGATTCCCCGGATGGCGCGGTAGGGCGCAGCCCGTACTCCTCCATGATGTACGGAACGACCTCGTTGACCTGCTCGAAGTCGATCGGATTGCCCGCGTCACCCATGCGGTCCCGGAAGCGGGTGAAGTGCTCGGGTATGAGCGTGGCCTGGAGGACGTCGAGCATCGCCTGGATACCCTGCTCGCCGGTCGGGTTGTCGCCCATCGCGTCGGCCTTGAGCGCGAAGTCGATCAGCACCTGTGCCGGAAGGCGCGGGTGGCACCGGAACACGTCGGCATCGATCTGGAACTCGATCACCTTGGGCTGGCGCGTGAAATCTCGCATAGGCCGGAGGGTAGGACGAGATTTTCCAAGATCAGTCCGGAACGTCAGCCGTTGAACTTCGCGGCCAGCATCGCCTTCCACAGGAAGTTGTTCGGCTTCGTCCCCGGGTGCTGGACAGACTTGAAGTAGACGACTTTGCCCTTCCATTTGAAGCGAAGGACACCGCCCGGCTTGGCGGGGATCTCGTGGGGCCGAGTCCCGTTGAGCACGTAGGACGCGGCGGGGTGATCCACCATCACGATGCCCACCGGGTTGGCCAGCGAGCCCTTGAAGATCGGCCGCACGGTCTGGCCCATGTGGCCCGGAGCGATCGTCGCCGCGATAGCGGCCGTGCGCAGCGTGAGCCGCTGCACCAGCACAGCGGAACCCTTGCGGGCCACGTTCTCCAGCTTGTTGCGGTCGATGGTGAGGAAATCTGCCACGGTCACTCCCAGGTCAGTGCGACGCGGAAGCGCAGCTCAGTGCCGACGCAGCCGCCGGACGGCCCCTGCACCATCTGCGCGTCCACGATGAAGTCCTCCACGTCCCGGTCCGCGCGGGCCGTGCACAGGAACGAGTTGACGGCCCGGTACGTCTCGTACGCGTCCCGGCGCACCAGCATGGCCGCGTTCTCCTGCGCCGCCACGGCCGGCGCGCTGGACTGGCCCTGCGGGCTCGGCGCGCACTGCATGACCTGGAGCACCAGCTCGGCGCCCTCGTACGGCGCGGAGCAGCCCTCCGACAGGTCCGCTTCGACCTTCTGCATCGGGAACGTCTCGCACGCGTACGTCTGGTTGACCATCAGGTACAGCGCGCCGCAGTCGCAGCCGTCCCAGGCGATGAGCCCGGGGACGACGGCCGCCCTGCCGTACTTTGCGGTCGTGTTCGCGTTGACGTAGGTCAGGATGTCCTTGGCCAGGCTGAACCACTTCAGCGGCCCTGCGTACGTGCTCACGACCCCACCCTCCGCAGCAGCCGGGACAGCTCACACCGGCACAAGGGCGTCCCGTCGAACAGGACGTGCCACAGCCAGCTCACGACCCTGCCCGCCTCGGTGCGATGCGGTCCACGTCGTACACGCGGGCCCTCTGCCGCAGAGACTTGGGGTTCTCCGCCGACAGGAACATGTCCACCAGGTACAGCCCGGTCCGGCCGTGCAAGAGGATCTGCCCGAAGTCCGGCACGCTGATGGTCACGCCCTGGCGCACGAGCTGTGTGACGGCCGGGGGCAGGCGGCAGTCGATCCCGGACCCGGCCTTGGCTATCTCGCAGGCCAGTTCGCCCATCGCCAGGCGTCCGGAGTCGGGGACGTCCTCGCCGTAGGCGGCCGTGACGCTCCACGTGCCCGGCTGGTCGTCGTTCTTGTTCAGGTCGTTGCAGCGCGGCCACCTCGAGCCGTCGGTGCGCACCAGCAGCCGGTTGTTGTCGAGGCGGTAGGCCCCGGTCGCCATCGGCGTGCCGTCCATCTTCACCGTCACGACGTGGTCCACCGGGGCGGGCAGGCGCACCTCGGACAGGTCGGAGCAGGAGCAGTGCCCCGCGCAGCCGCCCGAGCAGTACGGGAGCCGGTAGAAGTCCCACGGCGGCATCGCGTAGCCGACCCGCCACTCCCACGACTCGTAGAACGGGAACCCGCCACCCGTGTGGCAGTCCTCAGCGCACGGGCGCAGCGTCGTCGTGCACAGACCGAACCGCCGGCCGGACAGGGCCCACAGAATGCGCGTGGCGGCGGACACCGCGTACCCGGTCAGCTCGGGCGCGTACGCGCTGATGTCGCAGGTCCAGTAAACGGGCCAGTTCTCACAAGGACCGAAGTCAGCCACGGTGCCTCCCTTCCCCGTCAGGCCGTGGTGTTGTCGGTGATGAGGCCGAGCGCGGCCAGCGCGTGCAGGGCTGATGCGAGGGCGGTGCCGTCGCTGCGGGAGCCGGTCACCGTCTGACGCCCCACCGCAGCCGCACCGAAGAATCCGACGGTCCCGAAGAACCGGAAGCCCTCGTTGACTTGACCGTTCACAAGCACGGTGTAGTCGCTGAAGGTTTTATTGCCCGCGACGGTCTGCGCTGTAGTCAGGTCTACGAACCGGGACGCCAGCGTGGACGGATCGGCGAGCACGCTGTAGGCGCCGGCCACCGGGTCCGGGATCAGGATGTCCGCCAGGACGACGGACGGAGCAGCCTTCGGCAGGGTGAAGTACCGGGTCCAGGGCGTGCCGTACTTCGGGGTGAAGACGATCGTGTACGTGAACCCGGACGGGTCTATGCCGGTGGCGTCGGTGGCCACCAGGGTGAGCGGGGCGAACAGGCCTCCGGACACCCACCGGCGTGCGAGGCCGCTGAACAAAAAGTCGTCCGGCCGCACCGTGGCCAGTTCGGGACCGGCCACGGTGAAGTGGCCGTCCAGCGGGGTCCCGTCGGGCCCGGTGAGCGGCACACCCCCATCGGAGACGGCGACCGTCTCAACACCTGCGGGGATGGACATCCGTCACCTCCTCACGCCGCGAACCGCACGATCCCGTTGCTGCTAAAAATTATCGAGAAATTTCCGGCGGTAACTGACTGGGCGCCCCCGAAATACAGGAAGGCCACGCCCTGGTCGGCTACGGTCCCGCCGGTGATGGAGTGGTCGTAGACCAGGCAGCCGTACGCGTTGGTCAGGGTGAGCGTGCCACTGGCAGGCAGGTCGGCCGCGTCGAACATGGCGGTGCCCGGGGCCGGGGACGTGAACGTCTTACCGGTCAGTGGCAGGCCGCCCGCAGGCCAGTTGGCGCCGCCGCTCACCTCACGCGCCAGGGTCCACGTGCCGCTGTTGTACCCGGCGTTGGCGACCGCCGCGTCCCTGTCCGGAGTGACCGTGTTGTCGAACAGCGCGACCTTGACGGTGTCGGAGTCCAGGCCGGTGTAGCCGGTCCCGGACACCTGCATCGTCTGCAAGGGCCACTCGCGGAACACGTGGCTGTCCGTCCATGCCATCGCTCAGCCCCTCCTCACCCGCGCTGCCGGGGCGAAGACCGCGCAGTCCTGCCCGCCGTCCCGTTCGACGGTCACCGCCATGACCGGCCGCCCCTCACCGTCGAAGCGCACGTCCTCGCCGTTCACGTAGTCCTCGCGGACCACGGCACGCACCCGGCAGCGCACCCCGTCCAGGACCATCGGAGCGAGCAGCCCGGCGAGCCCCGGACAGGGGTGGAACCGGTTGCCCTGATTCTGGGTCCGCTCCTGCAAGTCACAGTTAGGGCAGACCCAGTGCTGCTCGCCCGTCAGGATCACGTCAGCTCAGGGTGGTCGGGTTGGTCGACGGGTTCGGCGGCGGTGTCGTGGTGACGGCCCACAGCCAGTGGTCCAGCGACTGCACTACCTCGCCCGTAGGCAGCCAGGTCGCCCCCGATCCGGGGCCGTCACCCCAGCCGATTGTCGGGGCGGCGGAGGCCGCCTGTGTCTCGGACGTGATCTGGAACGTGGACCGCCCGTTCTGGATCGTGTACTGGCCCACCTTGGTGGCGCCGCAGTTGGGCCACGCGTTGTAGATGTAGCGCTGGAGGCCGGTCGGGTCGCAGGCTCCGGAGCCGGCCACCCGCTGCCAGACCTCGAGGGAGTACCGGTTGGTCGGTGAGCCCTCGGAGAAGGCGAAGCCGAGACCCGTGATGCCTGCCGCGTTGGCGGTCAGTTCACGGGCGGAGGCGAGGTACGAGGCGCCGGTGCTGTTGATCTCGCAGAAGTCGATCTGGAGCTGCATGCGCTTGAGGACCGGGTTGTCCTTCTGGTTGACGCACAGCGTGCCGTCCGCCGTCCGCTCGACGAACTCAGTGCCGTCCTCGTACTGCGCGTCCATCTGCACCTGGACGAAGCCCTTGGACACCACGACCATGCTGCCGGTTCCGGTGACCGGGTTGCCGCACGCGTCGAGTTTGATGATGCGGTAGTGCGTCCCCTTGATGGGGGTTACCGCAGAGGCCACGGTTGAAGTCACGAGTTGTTCACCCCTTAGGTGGGAACGCCGAGGTTGAGCAGCGCTGCCAGGTGACAGCACACTTTGCCGTTAGCTATAATGGGCGAATGGGGAGATCTTGCACGATAAACGGGTGCACCCGGGCGTACTACGCCAAGGGCTTCTGCCAACCGCACTACACGCGGAACCACAAGTACGGGGACCCCCTGGCGGGCGGTCCTTGGCGTGGCTCGGTCCTGCAATGGCTGCGCGAAACGCTCAAGCACCTTGCCGAGCACCCGACTGACGAGTGTGTCCTGCACCCGTTCCATCCGGGGAACGGCGGTTACGGCGCGGTGAGGATCAACGGGCACAAGATGTACTTGTGCCGGGCCGTACTGATCCTCACCGGACGCGAGTTGCCCCCGCCGGGCGGCCACACACGGCATAGCTGTGGAAATCCGCCGTGCGTCAACCCGCTTCACATCCGGGCGGGGACCGCGCAGGAGAATGCCGAAGACCGAGAACGGCACGGTCGGACCGCACACGGAGCCCAAATTCCGCAATTCTGGATCCCGGACGAGGTTGTCCAAGAGATCCGGAGCAGCCCCGAGACGAACAAGGCCATTGCCGCGCGCCTGGGTTGCCACCCCACCACGGTCAGCAAGATTCGCAGCGGCCAGCGGAGGACGCGCTCCACGTAGGGCTGTCATGTCGGCACCCCCAGGTTCAGGAGTGCCGCGAGATGACAACATTCAAAACCAACCAAGTACGTACGGCTGGCGATTTTGCGGATGGTGTTCTTGGTCCTGTCGAGCGTGCCGGGGAAGTCCCTCACGAACACGTCGCTCCGGTACGCGAACAGCGCGCCGGTGGCGTAGATCCACGACGTGCCGGCGGCGGGTGCCGAGCCGTCGGGCCCGGACCCGGTGTACCCCTGCCCGGCGACCACGACGTTTCCCGCCGTGGTGCGCAGCAGTCCGTCATCGCCCTGCTTGACCAGCATCCGCGAAGCGAACGACGGGAGCGCGGCGTAGGGGACGTGGATGACACCCACACCCCCGTAGCAGGCGGCGAGCTGCGATTCCAGCGCGCCGAGGACCACGGCCGTGTCGTCCCCGCCGGTGACCATCGGGCTGGCGGCCGTCTGGAGCTTGATGCCCTGCGGGTCGTTCAGCACGGCGTTCGCCGCCAGGTGGGGCCAGACCGTGGTGGCCGCCCCGCCCGCCGTGGTGCCCGCCTGGCCGGTCCAGAACGCCCGGGACACCTGCCAGGCCTCCGTGCGCAGCAGCGCCTCCTCGGCCTGGTTGCGCTCCAGATCCTGGCCGACGGCCGAGCAGTCGAACTCGGCGAACACCGTGAACGCGGTCGCTCCCCGGTTGGTCTGAGTGACGCCACCCGTCATCGACGTCTGCGGGGCGGGAGCGCCCCCGGTGCCGGTGACGGCGAGGCACTCGTCCATGAGGGTGCCGCCGCCGCCGCACCATTCCTCCCAGGTGACGCCCTGCTGCCAGTGCGGGCCGCCCGGCACGGGATGCTGGGCGACGTCCCACAGTGCGTTGGGGAGCGCGACGAAGGCGGGGCCGTCGACTATGTCCCGGATTCCTGCCACGAGTCACGCTCCCTTCACGGCCGGTGCGGTCACGGATCAGATCTGCGCGGCGGCAGCGATACCGGCGGTACCGGCGCCGTCGACCGCGAAGGTGACGGTGTAGCGGCGGGACTCGTGGCCGACCTTGGCGATCAGGTGCGCTTCCTCGGCCCAGAGCGCCGTGTAGTCGTTCTCCGCGTTCAGGACGCTGTCGCGGATCACGCCGAGGTCGAGCTGGAGGCCGTTGCCGTGCAGGAACGTGCCGGCCGCGTACATGAGGAAGTCCGCCGAGGTGGGCCAGGACGTCTTGTTCGATCCGACGTTGCCGAACTGGCCCGCACCGCGCACCTGCCAGTCGGAGACGAACTGAGGACGCACGGCCCGGTCGGTGAACCACGACATGATCTGCGCGTTCGACACCGACTCGCGCTCCACGTTGGTCCGCCATGCGAGGTCGGCCCGGATGACGGCGAGCACCCATACCGGCAGGACGACTTCGAGGACCGCGTCCTCGCGCATGCCGAACTTGGCCCGGTAGTCGATCGCGGCCAGCTCCACACCGCTCAGCAGCGTCTGTGTGGCCGGGGACGTGCCCGCGCCGAACGTGATCGCGGACGTGGACGCCGCCACCATGAGGCTGATCTTCCGGGCGTTGATGGTGTGGGCGTACGCGGCGCGCAGCAGGCGGATGAAGTTCTGCGTCGCCTCCGGGTACGCGTCGTCCGTCAGGTTGCCCGCCGTCAGCGAGATGCCGTAGGCCTCGAGCCGGGTTTCGTTGAACGTGGGGCACGGCACGCGCAGGGTCGGCTTGTTGACGGATCCGGTGACGGTGAGGATGTCGTCCGTCTCGGTCCACAGCCACGGGTCGGACGCGTTGGAGAAGGTGGCCGCGAAGCCGCCCATACCGGTGGCCGGGTTGGACCCGCCCGCCTGGAAGAACACGTCACCGATGGCGGGGCTGACCGGGTAGCGGATGCCGCCACGGCTGACGCCGACGGTCGGCAGGTCGATGAGCCCGGAGGGGGCGTCAGCGATGTTGAAGAACTCGTAGCTGATCTGCGACGGAGCGCACCAGCCACCACCGGCGAGCAGGGCTTCAGCCTTGCCGCCCTCCTGCGTCATCGAGTGCCACAGTTCCTCGATGGTGCTCGCCGACGTCCTGTCGTCCACGGTGTGATCGAACTGGTTGCGGACGCTCGCGACCAGGTGACGCGGGGCGCCCCGCTCGCCGTACTGCGTGGTGGGGATGGCCTTCGCCTTGGCACGGAATGCCTCGCCGAGGGCCTCCAGCGTCGGCATGGACTGCCCGGCCGCGACGCCGGGGATGTCGACGGATGCCGTCACGGCCATCGTCGCGTCCGGAACCTTGGCCTGCGGGGCCCGCTCGCGGACCTGCGACAGGGAGGCGACGCGGCGGCGCACCGGCTCCGGGGCGTCCTCGCCGTACAGCGCGGTGACCATGCCCCGGGCCATGGCCTCGGTCAGCGCGGCCATGTCGAGGCGCCCGCCTGCGGTGACGGCCGGGACAGCAGCCTCGCCGCCGGCACCGTCGCCGCCCTCGCCTTCGCCGGCGTGGACGGACTGGCGCAGGAGGGCCATCTGGCGGGTCGCCTCCTGCTGCGCGGTGGCGGCCTGCTCTTCGGCACGGACGGCACGTACGCGCAGCTCGGCGCGCAGCCGGTCCAGGTCGCGGGTCAGGCGCTGGGAGTAGGTGATGTGGTCGGGGGTGATGTGCTGGAGTCCCGAGATGCGGTCGAACTCCGCGACCGCACTCGTCTCCAGCTCACGCAGCTCGGCCTCGCCCACCAGGGAGAGGTCGTCAGGTGCGGTAAAAAGCTCCGGCTCCGGCACTGAAACCTCCGTGGGAAGCGGCCGAGATCAAGTCGGCGCGCACGGTACATACAAACGGCCGAATCGCCAAAAGCCACAAGGACTCCGGACGATTCGGCCGTCTGTGCTGCTCAGCCCTGCTCCCCGCCGATCGGCGCCGGGGGCGGAGGCGGCGGGGGCGGGGGCTGGTTACATCCGCACATAGGGATCACTCCTCTCCGTGGACTTTGCGGGACAGGGTCTGAAGGACGCGGCGGTAGGCCCACTGGTCCAGCTCCGTCTCGCTGACGGCCTCGTGGAGCTGCGGGATACCGGCCGCGACGAGGGCGAGCTGCTGGTTGGACGCCAGGTGGGTGCGCAGCTTCGGCACCGGGAAGCCGGGGACGTTCACGGCGAGCAGGCCCACCAGCCGCAGCGATCCGCCGATACGGCGCCAGTCACCGGACACCTGACCTGCGGCGCGCAGCTCCCTGATGCGGGACTCGTCCGTCCCGGGCCGGATCGAGCCGGCCACCCAGATGCCGTGGCCGTCGTTGCCCACCGCGACGTCGGCGACCGCCGCGCCGGTGTTGTCGTAGTGGTCGGACGCGGCCCGGTAGCCGTAGGACAGCGGCGCGTGCCCGGTGCCCACCGTGATCTGGCCGACCTGGACGGAGGACTGGTCCTCGCACCAGACGTTGCCCGTCATGAAGTACGGGTGGCTCTCCTCTTGAGGCGGCGTCACGCACACACCGGCCTGGCCGATGTGGCAGGTGCCCCACAGCGCGGCGTGCCCGTACACCCGGCCCTCCGGGGTCACGGTGATGCCGGTCGGCACGGACAGGTGCGGGTCGGTGAACCACGCGGCCGGCGGACGCACCGGCGCGTCCACGGTCAGGGCGGCGGCGCGCAGGACGCGGACCTCGCGCATCGCCCCGATGGGCTCGCCGCCGGCGACGACCGCGCCGTCCTCGCCGAGCAGCGCGATGTACGCCTCGGCGAAAGCCGGGATGTCCACGAGGGTGGCCGCCCTGATCCGGCCCTTGTTGAAGACGACCTTCTCCGGGGACGCGAAGAGCATGTCGAACGGGCTGCCCTCGCCGTCGGCGTCCGGGTCGCTCGGCCAGACCAGCTCCATGTCGGCGTCCTTGATGGAGTCGACGTCCACGGACACACCGCGCAGCATCTGGTTCTTGATCTTGTCGTGGACCCGCTGACCGTCCTCGTCGGAGAGGTCCAGGACGCCCTCGCCCATGACCAGGCCGCCGTCCTCACGCCAGATGTTGTCGATCCGGCCGACGTTGACCGCCACGGTGTGCGGCTCCCCGCCGTGCGAGTCCTCCTTGTTCCAGCGCAGCGGCAGCGGCAGGTCCGCCCACGTCAGGGCCTCGGGCTTGAACTCGCGGCCGTCACCGGTCTCGATGCCCTCCACGGTCAGCGGCCCCCGCCACGGCGCGGTCTGCCCGCCGTCCATCGCGTCCAGCGGCTTGCCCTCCACGGCCTGCGCTTCGGCCGCCGCGCCGTGCGCCAGGGTTTCGGCGTCGCCGGCGGACTTCTTGGACGGGACACAGCCGTCGCCCTTGCTGTCCGGCTCCCAGCCGGGAGGGCACTTCACGGCGGCTGACTGCCCGGTGGGTACGCAGCCGTCCCCGTCGGGGTCCGGCTTCATCCCGGGCGGGCAGTCGGGCTGTCCGGCGGCCGACTGCCGGTTCTCCTTCAGCCGCTTGTCCTTCTTCGTGCCCGGGTTCGGCTCACCCTTGGCCAGGGCCTCGGCGTCGCCGGCTGCCTGCACCTTGACGCACTTGCCGTCCTGGTCGGGCTCCATGCCCGGCGGGCACTGCTTGTCTGCCAGACCCTCGGTCTGCGCGTCGGTCGCGGTCGTCACGATGGTGTCTCCTTTCGCCGCGCCTGACGCGGCCAGTTGAGTTCCGGCACCCGCCGTCACGGACGGGTCCCGCACTTCCTGCCAGAGAGCGATCAGGAATCCCCGGCACGCATTGCCGTGCGCGGCGCCGGAGCAATTCGCGTAACCCATCACCGGGTACGCATCCATGGCCTCGCCGAGGCTGGCGAACTCGGTGCCGTCGATTTGCTTGCAGGCCCGACAGGTCCGGTTGTCGTTGACCTCCGAGGCTGCGTAGGTGTTCGCCGCCGGGGCGGCCGTGAACACCGCGAGCCGGCCTGCGTTCTGCGCGGCCGTCATCGCCGACCCGGCCGCCCCGCGCATGCCGGGCTTGTCGTCCGCGAGCGCGCGGTCCACCTCACCGGCCACCGCTTCCGGGGTGGCCTTGGAGCGAAGCCAGCCGGACAGGGTCCGCTTGGCCGCCTGGAGCATGGACCCGGCGATCAGGTCGGACGTGAAGTCGGCGATGGAGCGCAGCAGCCGCCGGCCGCCGGCCGCCACCAGGGGCCCGTCCTCACCGTCGTCGTCGGGGATGTGCCAGTCGGGGACGGTGACGCCTTGTGCCTCGGCCTCACGCTGGCAGGCCCGCCCGGCCTGAACCGCGTACTCCTCCATGAGGCTGAGCAGGACGCCGGCCGCGTCGCCCGTGTTCAGCGTCAGATCAGGCAGGGCGCCGGGGTCGTCGGCCGCGAGCCGTTGGGTGATCTGCTGGCGCAGGTCCAGCCGCCAGGCGGCCGTCACCGAGGCCAGGGCGCCGAGGGCCCGGGTCGTCGCCGCCTCCCACTGGTGGTGCACGGAGGCGAAGTCGGCCCGGGACGCGACTTCCAGTGGGGTCAGATCCCGGCGGGGCATCCACGCGGCGGACGCGGTGACCGGGTCACCGGTCAGGGGTATGTCGTGGTCCTCGTCGCCGAAGGAGACGCGGATCCGGTCGAACGTCACCGGGCCGAGGCGCTGTTCCAGCTCCGGGGCCAGGGACAGATCGTCGGTGTACGCAGCGCATATACGGGCTGCCCAGGGGCAGTGCTGGTCCGGGACGTCCAGCGCCGTGGCCCACACTGCCTCCTCGGCCATCTCGTGCACGGCGTCCAGTGCGATGCCGTCCGGGCTGTCGCCGACGGACCACACCCACGCCGGGGAGTCGCCGTCACCGTTCCAGTGGGCAATGCCGAAAATTTTCGACACGACCGGCGGCAGATCCTGGCTGAGCATCCGTAGTTCGTCCAGTAGCCCGGTGCGCTCCTCCGGGGTGAACAGCGAGCCGTCGTCCCCGAGGTACTGGAGCGTCAGGTGCAGCTCCTCGGGCGGCTCCCCGCCGTCGATGGCGAGGCGCGCAGCGTCCTCGGCCATCGGCATCAGCGCGATCATCCCGCCGGAGGTGTGGTCGTCCCCGGCCGCCGTCAGGCCGCACCGGTGCTCAGTGGGCTGGGGCATGGCCGTTCACCGCCCTCGGCACCAGGGACGTGGAGATCATGGAGGTGGTGTCGGCGTACGGACTGCGGCCGTCGAGGACCAGGCGGCCGAAGGCGTCCAGGTGGCACAGGTACGTGCCGGACGACCCGGGCCGCACCGACGGCGCCGCCGTGGCGACCGCATGCGTGAACGGACACGAGTACTCGTGCTCCCCGCACAACCCCGGGTGGAGCAGATCCCACCGGCCGGCCGCGCCGACCCGGAGCATGTGCTGCGTCCGGGCCTGCTGCACCAGCCGCTGCGCCCGCGCCTCGGCAGCCGCCTGGCCGGGCGGGGTCTTCTCCGTCGGCGGGGGCTGACTGTTCTGCTTCGGCGGCCCCGTCTGCTCCGCCGTCGGCGGAGGTTCCTCGCCGGGAGGGCTCGCGCCCCCGCCCGTCGCGGCCGTGGAGCCGGCGTCCACCTCGAGCACTTTGTGTCCGGCCAGCTTGTCCAGGGCCGACGGTGCCGCGTTCGGCACGGTGCGCAGCAGCAGCTTGAGCCCGATGTCCTCGATGTCGGCCGGCTGCGGGGCGTCGTCCTCATCGAAGCCCAGTTCCCGCCGGTATGCGGACCCGGACAGCTCCTGCCGGTCGTAAGCAAGCGTGGCATTCCCGGACCGGTCTGGCTTCAGGGCCAGCTCACTCATGTCGTACCAGACGACCCACTGTGCAGGGTCCTCGCCGGACGCCTCGAGCCGGGGCTGAAGGTAGCCACGCGTGAGGGAGTCACAGATCAGTTCCGCCAGCGGCGCGATGTGGGCCTTCAGCGCGCCTTCATCGATCGCCCATGCGCTCCAGTGGTTCGACTTGCCCATGCCGAGAAGGATTTCGCTGGGGATGTCCAGCTTCATGGCCAGGCGACGGATCGCCGAGTCCCGCCGCTCGATGGTCTTCTCATCGATCTTCAACGTGAAGTCGATGTGCTTGATCTTGTCGATGACATCGGCCGGACCGGTCAGCGGAATGGGGATGACGGCGGACGCGGTGCCCGGGTTCTTGATGGCCGTGGCGGCGATCTCCACCCACTCGGCCATCAGCGGATTGGGCTCGTCGGCGAACTCCTCCCGCACCGGGAAACTGATCTCGTCCGGGATGGCGAGGACACCGGCGGACGCCAGGCGGCTCAAGTACTCGGCCGTGATCTTCCGGTTGATCAGTTCCAGCTCGCGCATGACCTCCCGGGCGGACCGGGCCGGCGAGTCGGCGAGGTGGTAGTAGCGGTCATGAGGGCGCCACACCCGGACGATGTGGTGGTCGTCGGCGAGGTCGCGCCACTCCTGGCCCGTTGTCACCGTGTTCTCGTCCATCACCTGGTAGACGCCGGACTGCACGCGGACCTCGTCCACGGACCTGACCTGCCACTGCTCCAGCTTCCCGGTGGTCTCGCCGATCAGGTAGCCCTCGCCGGGAAGGGAGAGCTGCACCGACAGGCGCCGCATGAGCTGCGCCTGACCGCCGACACCTCCTGACAGGCGCATCATCAGGTCGGCAGCCGGGCCGCTGGTGGCGATCTCCGGTTCGTCCTGGTCCGCCTGGAGCCGGGCGGCGCGCAGCCGGATCCTGGACAACATGTTGGCCTGCCAGCCGATGCCGAAGTTGAACTCTCCGAGGGTGTCGTGGAAGGCCCACACCTCGTTCTGCCACCGCTCGGAGTGGCGCAGGAACTGCGTCTCCGGGCTGCGCGGCGGCGCGGCAGCGGCGGTCAGGGCATCGGCGGGCGGGACCGGCAGCGGGGCGGGCTCGCCAGTCGCACGGCCCCGGAACACGTCGTACCACGGCACGGCATACCTCCCCGGTTCGGATCCGGGGGCATGGTAGCCGCGATCATCCGAATAGCCGTTTTCACGGCGAACGAGGACGCTACGGGCGGTCGGTCCGGTACTGCTTGCCGGGGCCGCGTCGCCGGTTGTCCCGCTGCTCCTGCAACTCGCCGAAGCTGGCCGCTCCCTGGATCCGGCGGAGGTGCCTGATGTTGTTGGACGGGATCCCGACCTTCGGTGGGCCGTAGACGGCGAGCAGGTCGGACTCGTTCTGGCTGGTGTACCCGGCGGCTTCCATGGACTCGTCGTCGGGAAAGACGTCGGCGTGCCGATCGGAGTCCTTGTCGACGAGGTGGTCCTGGGTGCCCCCGAGCGAGTAGACCCACTTGAAATTGGCAGGCGGGTCCGGTTCCACCCGGGCCTTGAACAGAGCGATTTCCTTGGTGTACGCGTAGAACGTGGTCGCCGGGGTGGCGCGCATGATGCGCAGCCAGGCGTCCAGGTACTCCGGGCTCAGGAAGTCTCCGGAATCGTGTATGCGCACGTGCCGGTCGGCGTACCGCCGGTGGGCCAGTTCCCCGGTCATCCGGCGTTCCCAGCCGGGCAGGTCGTCCAGGACCATCATCAGGTTGCGCTCGTGCGCGGCGAGGACGTTCCGGAAGCGGTAGGTCCCCGACCTCGCGTAACAGATCTTGGCGCAGGCCCCCGCCGAGGGGCACGTGTTGTACGTCCGGCCGTCCGGCAGCCGGCCTGCCCACGCGGGCAACGACCAGTTGAAGATCCCCTCGCGGCGAAGCTCGCTGTTCTGCCGCAGCAGCCAGTCCCGGGGCATTCAGCCCTCCCACCGGTAGCCGTTCGCGCGAGAGCCCCGCCGGCCACCACGAACGGCGGGACTCTCGCACCCCTGCGCACCCACGACCCGAGGAAGTCTTGGGGCTCGCGTGCCGCACTGTACGTCCGATGCGTGTTCGCACCAACTCGCACAACTAAGCCCCGGAGCCTCACGGTTCCGGGGCTTATGGGCCGGCTCACATCCCGGCGAGGCGGGCGCGCAGCTTGTCGGCCAGGGTCTTGCCGGGGTCCTTCGGCATGGACTTGATCTCAGCTCGGTTGCCCGAGGTGAAGACGGTCAGCGTGCCCATGAGCGGGCCGGCGCTCCACTGCACAGAGCTGATCCTGTTGTACGGGAAGTCTTCGAGCGTCTGGGACAGGAACCCGTGCTTGAAGAACAGCAGCCGCTTGTCCGTCATGGCGACCAGACCCTGCCCGCCGCCGTACTGGCCTATGGCCAGGCGCTCCACCGTCTCGCCCTCCCACAGCACCCCGGGGAGCTTGCGGATCTCTCGCTTGGCGCCGAGAGCGCTGGGCAGGGCTGCGGTTGCCGCGTCGATGTCGGGCCGTACGTCCAGGGGTTTCATGGGTCACATCCTCCCATCAGCGTTCATCGGAGGCGGGCGGTCGGTGGAACTGGGCGAGGGACTGCCGGGACCGGTTGGCGGTGCGGAAGGACAGGGACCACGGGCCGGTGTTCATGCTGAAGTCCTTGCCGAACCCCACCCACATGCCTTCCAGGCGTCGGCCGGTCGGGTCCACGAGGAGCTGAATCGCACCGTGATACCGGGCGCCCTTGTAGTAGCCGTCCTTGGCGGTCTGCTCGGTCCATGCCCCGGTGACGGTCACCCCGTCCACGGTGAGGTCCATGGACAGCGGCGAGTCCGGGTTCAGGGACGCCCCGGGCAGGGACTGCACGGTCAGCCGGGACCCGTGCTGGAGCAGCACGACGTAGTGCAGTCCGGTGAGAGTCGCACCCCGGCCGGACGACGGGTACTCATACCGGGACAGCCACACGCCGGACAGGCTGTGCAGCGGTGCGGCCGGCTGCTCTGCCGGGCTCGTGGGTAGTCCTCCGTCGTCGGCCCCGGAGACGCTGAAGCCCAGTTCTTCGGCGGACCGGCGGGTGACCCGCTCCAGGGCGCGGCGGTGGGCCGCCTGCGGGCAGGCGATGTCCCCGTGCTCCCAGCGCTGCACCAGCCGCTTGGACGCGGTGGACGCCCCAGCCCGCTGGAGCGCACGGGCCAGCTCTTCTTGACTCAGCAGAAGGCCCTCGCGCACCGCGCGCAGAGCCAGATTCGGTGAGGTAGCCATATCGGTGGTGTACCCGAACGGGCTTGGAATGACACCGGAATGACACCCCGTTAGGGCGCCGACGACACCCCTGGGCACGGGGCAGGGTGTACCCGTAGCCAGCCGACACCCGGAGGACGACATGCCTGCGACCCTCGCTCTGCCCGCCACCGTTGAGACCGCCCGCCGCGCCGCCCGGATCCTCTCCGCCTGGACGGCCGATCCGGAGATGCCCGACGTGGCAGGCTGCGCCGAGGACGCGGTGCGGGTGCTCGCCATTCGGGCGGCCGTGCTGGCGGAGACCAAGGACGAGGGCGCGGCGGCCCTCCCGGCGCCGGCGGTCGTGGAACTCACCGCGCGGCTGCTCGTCTCCCAGTTCTCGGAGTTGACCGGCGTCATCGAGCGGGCCGGCCATGCCGTCGTCTACGGGGCCGAGGGGTCCCGGTGGGAGCCGGGCGACTACCTCCACCAGGCCTACGCCGCCGCGTTCGGTCCGGCCACCGGACGGCACTGGCCGGTGTGACGGGTCGGGCTCAGCAGCGAAGCCCCGGGGCGTGGTGGCTCCGGGGCTTCGTCGTGTCTGCGGTCAGCGAGTGCGCCCGCGAAGGCCGGTTGGACAAATTCCTATGATTTGACGGGGTATCATAGGGAGCGCCCCACTGTGCCCTGTGCGCCCCGTTTCCGCCCTTGTCGTGCGCCGGGTGCGGAGGGACGATTGTCTGAGGGACGTCGTCCCCAACTCGCGCTGTACCGACCGCTGTTCGTGATGTAGCCGGACGCGGCCGGACCGCACGCACCCCACAACAGGCCACCGGCGGGACCCTGAACCGCCAGAATCGAGGGCACCATGACAGCACCGGCGATCGTCCAGAAGAACCCCGAGGACTACGAGGCCACGCGCAGCCCGCGTGACTACGTCAGCCCCGAGGTGTGGGACCGCGAGGTCACCCTGCTCATGCGTGACTACCCGTTCGACAAGGTGATGGCGGAGAGGCTGTTCGGCCAGGCCGTCTCCTACCTCATCACGGCCATGGAGCGCTGGGGCCAGCGGCTGGAGATGTGCGCCGGGCGGATCGTCGACATCGCCGTCCACACGTTCATCCTCGACACCCGGAACTACCGCGAGTTCTGTGCCGAGCACTTCAACGGGAAGTTCCTCGAGCACATCCCGGAGATCGCGTTCAAGAACGACGGCAGCGTCGAGCGCACCGCGCACATACTCGCCGATGCCGGATTCCCGGTGGACTGGTCGCTGTGGGAGGCCGACTTCGGCAAGTGCGGGCCGTGCCACCCCGGTTCGAACTGCCACTGACACCCGCGAAGAGCCCGGGACCGCCATGAAGGTGGTTTCGGGCTCTTTTGCACTCATTGGGGCCAATTCCGGTCTTCCCACATGCCCCGAGTGACAGACGGGTAGCTTGACGCCTCTGACGCCCACCACCGTCACTGGAGGCCCCGATGCCCGCACCCACGACCGCCGCCGAGTACTGGGACACGTACAAGCCCCACCGGGGAGACGGGCCGCAGCCACGGCCGGCGGCAGACCGGTTCGACTGGACCGGCATCCCCGGGCACGGGCCCGGAGCGGAGCTGCTGGGCGACCCGAAGACTGCGCTGGACCTCGGCCCGGCAGAAGGCGAGAACGCCGCGTTCCTGGTCCGCCACGGCGTGCAGGTGACGGCCGTCGACTTCTCCGAGGTCCAGGTCAGACGGGCCCGTGCGCTGTGGGAGGGCACCGACGGCCTGGAGTTCGTGCTGGCGGAGGCGTGCGCGTTCCTCGACAACGACGCGTGGCAGTGGGACGCCGTCTACTCGACATGGGGCGCGGTCTGGTTCACCGACCCCGAGCGCCTGTTCCCGCTCGTCATCAGGCGCCTTGCGCCCGGCGGGGTGTTCGCGTTCTCCCACCGCGAGCCGGCCGGCGACGAGTACGGGGCGCAGCAGATGGGCGGCAAGTGGCTTGAGGGCCGCGAGTCGGAACTGGTCGTCCACCGCTGGCAGTACAGCGCCGAGCAGTGGGCGGGGATCCTCAAGCGGCACAACTTCACCGACGTGCGTGCGGAGGTACTGCCCAGCCCGGCCGCCGGGGACCCGGGCACGCTGATCGTGCGGGCGCGGACATAGGGCATGACGAAGCCCCGGGACGCGGTGTCCCGGGGCTTCGTCGTTCTCGCAGAATCGCTCTGGGAGAAGCGCAAAACATGGCCGCTCAAAACACACGCTTTGTGTTCTAAATGATCTTGGGATGTGGCATCGTGTGCGCATGAGACTCTGGTCCCGCCGTACACGCCCCGCGTCGCCGGCTCCGCGTCCGGACCACACTCGCATCGCGGTCCTGGAGTATGAACTGTTCGGCGTACAGCCGAAGCCGGGCACCGTCGCGGCGGCCATCATCGGTCTACGGCAGTTCAGCGCCGTTCTCCGGGCCGATGACTCGGGAGGCCAGCCGTGATCCTCTCGTGGATGCTGAAGGAATGCGACAAGCCGGACTGCTTCCGGCAGGTGAAACCGCACGTCGCGTACTGCTGTGCCGAGTGCGCCGTGGCCGCTGAAGGGCGGTACGAGATTCATCAGCACAGCGAAGGGTGCGAGCAGCGGCACGCCGAGCGCGGGGAGGCTCCTCAGCCGTGACCCTCACGACCACGGAACACGGAACGCTCGCCACCGACGACCCGGCCCTGCGCACGGTGATGCGCCTGCGCGAGCGGCTGGGCACCGTCGCGCCCCGCGACCCGAGGACCCGGCGCCTCGGCCCGCGCGTGCACCGCCTGGACCTGCTGCACGAGCTGTGCGAGGCGCAGACGTTCGAGCACGTCTGCGGGTGGCTGTCCTCCGAGCGGCTGACGTCCGACGGCACGCGGCGCGAGTACGCGGACGACGTGCGGCACTGGGCTCGCGCCGGCCGGGAGCTGGCGGGCACGGAGCCGTGGTACCTCGGAGCCATCACGTCCGACGTGATCCCGGCGTGGCGGGCGTGGACCGATGACATCGGCCTCGGCGCGCGACGGGTCAACCGCCTGGCGTCCAGCCTGACTTCGCTCATCGAGTACACCAGGTTCCGCACCCGGCTGGACATCATCAACCCGGTCACCAAGTACGACCGGCCGAGGATCGACCAGGACGACGAGACGGCGATGACGCCGGTCCTCGAGGTCCCGGAGTTTCAGGCCGTGGTGGAGCAGGCGGCCACGGCACGGCAGGCGTTCGTGCCCGTGCTCATCTACACGCTGGCCGGCCGTGTCTCCGAGTGCTGCGCCGCCGGCATGCACCACCTGACGTCCGTCGGCGGGGAGTGCAAGCTGGACCTGACCCGCAAGGGCGGCAAGGGCCGGAAGTTCACTCTGCCGCCGCTGCTGTGCGAGCTGGGCGCCCGGTGCTGGGAGGGGCGCACCTCCGGGCCGCTGTTCCTGGACGACGACGGCCGGGCGATGGACCGGCACGCTGTGGACCGGCTGCTGAACCGCCTCGGCCGTGAGGCCGGTGTGCTCCCCGGCCGGGACCTCACCCCGCACGTGCTGCGCGCCTCCAAGCTGACGCACATGTACGACGAGGGCCAGGCGTCGAACGACGGGAAGCCCACGGTGGACGACATCCGCCGGTACGCCGACCACTCCCACATCGCCACGACGATGCGCTACATCCGGCGCCGGGACGACGAAGCGCTCAAGCGCCGGCACGCGGCGGCGGCCGTGAAGGTCTACGAGGGTTTGGTGGACCGGTTCCTGTGACGCGACGAAGCCCCGGAACCCAGGCGGTTCCGGGGCTTCGTGATGCGTGGTCAGGCGCGAGCGATGCGCGCGTACGTGCCGGTGACGACGTCGCCAACGGCCCAACGGCCCTCGCGAGTCCAGCCGTGCTCGGCCAGGATGCGGTCGGCCTCCTCGAACGGCTTCTCGGACTGCGAGCCGAACAGGTGGTCCACCCCATCGTCCACGATCGGGAACGCCCAGGACAGGGTCCAGTTGGGAACGCCTCGGCTGTAGAGCGAACAGTCCTCATGGACGGTCACGCGGAGCTGCTGGTCCGAGTCATCCCTGGTGATGTACGCACGAAGCTCCAGGGCGCTCATCAGTGAACTGCCAGACGCTGACGTGCATGACTCCGAAGGCCCTCGGGGTCGGGGGACACGATGCCAGAGTTCGTGACCCAGGCGTAGCCGCCGCCAACCCTGAACGTCCAGCCGCCGGGGGCGGGCTCGAAACCTTCCGCTTCTGGCCAGACTTCCTGAGCACGCACGATTGCTGCGTCTTCTCGCAGGGTCATTCCTTCCTTGGTCGCTGTTCTTGATTTGATTAAATCATTCATTGGCCGTGTCCGCAACACCCTCGCCGAACTCGGCCCGCTTCTTCGCCACATAGTCGGTAAGCATGTCGGCCGCCGCGTACATCTCCTCGGAGAGCCGGATCACCTCGCCCTCGTGGAAGTCGGGCGAGCCGGGGCCGACGGTGATCTCCGCAGCAGCGGCGAAGGCCCGCGACGCGGCGAGCAGGGCGGTCGTCGCCACGGCCATCTGCTGCGAGGCCTGCGGCGCCTGCATGATGCCCTGCCGGGCGAACTCCGACAGGTCCCGGAGCTGCGCGGCGGTGTTGGCGAACATCGACGGAAGGTCTCGTTCGTAGGCTCCGAACCACCCCTTCTGCACGTCGGTCTGCAACGGGCCGCCGCGCAGGCCTTCCTCCATCTGCGCAACGATCGCCTTCAGCATCCCGAGGTACTGAGCCGCGTAGCCCCGGTCCCCCATCGGATGCTGGGCGCCGGGAGGCCGACTGATCCCCAGCTCGGTGTCCAGGGAGTTGATGGCCCGTTTGACCTGGCGGGCCTGCGGCAGCGGGATGGCGTGGGTACGTGCGCCCCGGGGTTCCTCGGTCGTCATGCCCCGCAGGCTATCGGCTGCCACTGACAGACGTGGCTCAACTCAGCAGGCGTGCCACGATCGGACCTGCGTCACGGTTGATGTGCTGCACCGCGATGGACACGGCCTCCATGGCCTCGTTGGTGAGCCTGCGGCCCTCGTAGGCGGACGGGGTGACCAGCCCGGTCCACTCCCGGCCCGGCACACGGACGACCGCCGACGCCAGGACGGTCGGGCGCTTGGGGTCGCGGGGCTCCTCCAGGTCCGTGAACGGGTCGTCGTACCGTTCCCGCTCCCAGTCCTGCCAGGTGTACGGAAGCCTCTTGTCACCTACGTGCAGGTAGTGGTGCTGAAGGGGAACCCGGATCTCGGCGTACAGGGCTCCGTCGTAGTCGTCCCGGTGCAGAGTGACGCCGTGCAGGTCCGGCCGCCACCGGACGTAACCGGGGGCCATCACAGGCGCGGTCGCCACCCGCCAGGCGTGAGCGGCGAACTCTGCCGGGTCCTTGACCGGGGCGGGCTCGTCCTGCCAGGCATCGCGGAACAGGTTGGCGTTCAGCTTCAAATACTGACCGAACCGGGAGAACCCGTCGCTGGCCTGCTCGTGGTCGTACGTCCGGTCCAAGCGCACCAGGCGCTGGTCAGTCCACTTGGTCGTCATGCGCAGCACGCTATCGGTCACCACCGACAGCGGTCCGGCGAACACGGCGAAGACGCCGTACCCCGTTGACGCAGGGCACGGCGCCTTCGGTGGGGCAGGTCAGGGAGTCGGCGCGGGCGGCACGTCCAGATGCACGGTGATGGACTCGATGGCCTGCGTCAGTTCGGCGACGATCGCCGCCGGGTCGATGTGGCCGACGTTCGCCGAGAGCGTGGCCACAGCCTGCACCAGCTTGGCGATGGTCTGGCCCTGCGCGTCGACCTTCGTCGCCATCGCCTTGACCAGATCATGGGTCTCCCGGTCCTGGAGGAAGCCGTACCGGAGGTACGACTCCAGGGTCCAGGAAGTGTTTCCGGCGGGCGTGCCCGCTGCGTCGGGCGCGCCGATGACGTCGTCTGTCTTGGCCAGTGTGACCAGGTCGGCCTTCGTGAGTGGCACGTCTACCTCCACGGGTGTAGGTGTCTTGCCGGGCATCCACTGCCCGTAGTCGTCGGCGGTCGCCACGTTCAGGTCGCAGGAGACTCCGCCGATGGTGGCCTGCGCGCCCTGCCGGATGACGGCGCGGGAATCCCACTGCCCGCCGGACCAGGCGATGGTCTGCCACGCCCACTTCGCGTGACCCCCGTCCAGGGCGCGCTTGACGGAGTAGAAACCGCCGTAGATGCCGACCCGGTCCCGGCCGATGACGGACGCGGCGCCGTCCAGATAGGCGTTGATGTACGTCTGGTCCGCCTCGGTGGCGTCGAAGTCCACGGCGAAGTAGATGGGCCTGCTGCTCGGCATGCCCGCCGTGGCTGCCTGGACCGAGGCCGTCTTGGCGTCGGCGACACCGGCGGGCATGCCGGCCTTGGCCCGTGCGGCCGTTCCCTCCCACACCACCACGGCCCAGATGCCGTGCGCGGCGAGGTCGGCGGCCTCGGCCTTGGTCAGGTTCTTGGACGAGTCCGGGCTGAGGTAGCGGCACGCGAACTCCTTGCCCGCCGCCTTCAGCGCCGCCCCGCCCGGGTGCGACCAGGCGTAGTCCACGCCGGGTATGGATGTCATGCGTCCTCCGTGACGGTCAGTTCGGTCTTGCGGCCGGTCTCCCAGTGCACGACCAGGCGGGTGACCTCTCCGTCGGACAGGGCCAGTTCTACGGCCCACACCTCGGGGAGGCTGGTGTAGCGCTCCATCGTCCGCTTGAGGCTGGAGCGGCGGACCGTGGGGATCGGACGGCGCGGCAGGGGCGGGAGATCAGCGGCGGTCGTCACGCCCACTCCCGCGAGGCAAGCAGAGCCGAGGCACCCCAGACCGCGCCCCAGACGAGGACCGGGGCGGGCACGCCCACGGTGAACGCCACGGCGGTGGTGAGCGCGGCGGCCAGCCACCCGGACACGCACCACGGGCAGGACACCAGCTCGGCGAGCCAGTACGGGGACCACTTGGAGCGGCGCACGTAGCGATTGATCCGGCCGTCGATGCGCATCATGCTGCCGAGCCGGGGGTGCGAGACGGCCAGGTCGTTGTCCGTGACGGAGACGGGGTACCGCTCCACTTCCCTGGGGGTCAGCGGGCGCCAGCCGCCGGCGAGGCGGTCGCGCAGCCAGAGCACCGGCGGGAAGTCGTCCTTGGTCATCAATCGCGAGGCGCGGTAGTTCGCGAGGACCATGCAGGCGATGAGCAGCCAGACGGGCACGTTTCCTTATCTCCATGGTCTGTGGTCGGGACGCCCTGTCGGGCGACGATTGGAGGTGGCCACCAGGCCGAACGCCCCGCCGTGAGGAAGACGTTCCGCCTGGTGCCCCGGTTGCGTCAAGCGGTGGGCGCGATGAGCCGTCCCGCCGGGGACACGGTGGCGGGGACCGGCGCGGTGACCTTGTCCCGCACCCACACGCCGACGAGGACGGCGACGGCCGCCAGGAACTTGCCCTGCGTCGCGGTGTCCCAGTGCAGCCAGAAGTACGACACCAGCGCGGTGCCCGACTGGACGAGGCCGAGGATGCCCGCGTACAGGCCGTCGTGGACCTTGACGGCGACGTAGAGGCCGAGGGCGGTGGCGACCACGGCCGTGATGATGGACTGCGTCTGCGGGTCCACCTTGAGACCGAACGCGGTGACGATCTGTACGAGAGCGCTGAACGCGCCCAGGATCACGGCCGGTTCGCGGCCGAACACCTTGCCCATGGGTTCCTCCTGATGGGGACGTCCCGGGCAGGGTAGGGCGGATTCGCCGAATCGCCGATTCGTCAGAGCAGGCCCTGCGTCGGCACGGTGGTCGTCCCGCGCTTCCGCGTCTTCGGCGCGGCGCCCGGCTTGCACCAGGAGCAGCACTCCACCGGGACATCGTGGTGCTGGACATGCGCGGCCTGGCGGCAGACGCACCGGTCCCGGCCGAGGACGCGCGTCGCTGCATCCGCAGCGGAGATGACGGCCCGGGGGTCGGTGACGCCGTGCTCGCGCAGGGCCTCGGCCACGGCAGTGAGCAGCGGATCGTCCACGCCTTGCTCCTCTCACCCGATCTGACGGCCCGCTGCCGCGAGCCCGCCCGCCGTGGTGTTCCCGGTCATCGCCGCCTTCACGATCCGCAGGTGCCAGGCCGGCCACACCATCGCGTCCAAACGGTCGGGCGACCAGTCGAGTTCGTCGTACCACTCGCACATCTGGTCCTCCAGCTCAGGGAAGGTGCCGACCATGTGCCAGCGGCCCTGCTCGGTCAGGGCGCTTACCGGCTCCGCGCGGACCTTCTTCCCCCGAGTGGCCGTGACCTTCTTGATCGGGATGCTGATCCCCATCGAGTCGGCCGCCGAGCGGATCGTGTTCAGCGCCATGTCCCCGCCGAAGTTGGTCTCCACGCAGATGTCGTCAGCCTCGTAGTCGACGGCCGCCTGCACGGCGCGCCGCCCCCAGCCGTCCGGGGAGAGATGGCACGTGCGGTCGGCGAGGACGTAGCCGTGGGCGAGCTGCACCGTGCGTTCCCGTCCGTTGACCGTGCGCAGGTGCTCCACCATCGCCTTGCCCACCACGACGATGCCCTGCTCGCCCCGGCCGCCCGACGGGTCCACGCCGACGGACTTGCGCGCCAGCGGCGGCACTTCGTCCGGGCGCAGCCGGCCCGCGTCGATGATTCCCCGGCTCCACAGGGCGTTCTCGTCCTGGTCGATGACCTCGGCGTACAGCTCCTGCCGGCCGATCTGCGTCCCGCCGTAGGCATCCTCGAGCGCCTCGCGGATGTCCTCGGGCAGGTGCGGGTTGTCATACGTCGTCGCCCGGGTGATGACCACGTTGTCCACACCGCCGGCAGACAGTTTCTTGATCAGAGCCCGGGGCTTCGGCGTGGTCGACGCGACCCAGTGCGGGCGCGGCCCGGAGCGCAGACCGAACCGGATCTGATCCCACGTGTCATCGAGATAGCGCCACGCTGCTAGCTCCTCCAACCAGCTCACACAGTTGGAGACGAGCAGGCCGTCCGCGAAGAACTCGTGGTCATGCTCCACCGTCAGGTCGTACACGCGAACGCTTGATCTGTGCGACGTAGTCCGCAGTGCACTTGCGCGAACAGGTGCTGGACGTGGAACGAACCGCGCACTTGAACGTGTTGCCGCACACGCGGCACACCCGTTCTTCCCGTGGTCGTGAGCCATAGTCACGGCAGGCATTGGAGCAGTACCGGACCACGCCATGGTGGCTGCGGGACTGGAAGGGTTCGCCACACCGCTGGCAGGTGAAGTCTCGGACTGCGACGTCCTTCCAGGACGCTCGGCCGCCCTTGGCGTGCCAGTCCTCGCCACGCTCGCCGTGGTGCTCCTGCCAGTGCTCCCCTGGCCGCAACAGCACGAAGTTGCTGACCCGGTTGTCAGTCTTGACGTGGTTCTTGTGGTGCACCTGCATCCCGTTGGGTATCGGTCCGACCTCGCGGGTGTACATGTGCCGGTGCAGCAGGCCACGGTGCTTGTTCTGGTAATAACCGTCTTCGCGCGGGTGCCATAAGACGCCGTCGTAGCTGACTGATTCTCCGTGTTTTCCCATGTAAAGACTGTTCCCGTTGGCTTGACGGAGGAAACGGGAATCCAGCCTTCATCGGTCCATACTTCGTGATCCGGGGTCAACTGCGTGGAACCGGCCGCGTGGTCGTACCGCCGGACCTCCTTGACTCCGTTGTCCCAGACGTGCAACACCTCGCGCAGGCCGTTGCGCGTCCACACCCTGTCCCCCGGACGGATCGTCTCAATGGGCCGTTCGCCGTGCTCAGTCCGAACCAGCGTGCCCTCAGCCGCACAACGGTTACCACCGGACCGCAGGCGTTCCACGTCCTCGGGTGAGTGCGCGCCGAACAGCTTGGCCTCGGAGCCGTTGGGCCAGCGGATGACGGTTCCGCCCTGCACGGTCGTCATCTTTGCCTCAGGGCTGTGCACGCGGAGGCCGGACGGACCGGCATAGCAGGACGTGGCCGCGTCGCCGAGGGTCGGAGCGATGATGCCCACCCAGTGCGGGATCGGGCCGGGCAGGCACGGCGGCCCCATGACGTGCTCGTGGACGTACCTCGCGCAGGCGTCCGTCTTCCCGGCGCCACGGCCGGCCATGAGCAGCCAGCCGTAGAACCCGGGCTCCGGCGGGACCTGGTGGGGCAGCGGCGTCCAGCGCGGCTCGGTGACCAGCCGCGCGTGCATCAGCAGCTTGTCGGCCGCCCTGCTCCTCAGCCTCGCGTCCACCATCCCGCCATTGTGCGGCGCCTCGCGGCCCCGGCTTTCCGGAGCAGGGGCTACGGGCGCCACGTCTCCTGATAGCCGGGCCGGTCGGCGTAGGGCAGCGCCATGATCTGAATCTGCATGGCAACAGCCCCGACCGCAAGACGGTATGCCCGCTCGCCGCCCGTCGCGAGCCTACGGAACTCGGCATAGTGGTCGAGGGCTTGCCGCTTTGCGCCGATCTCGCGCAGCACCCGAGCCGGATCATGCTCGGCGATGTGGTCGCCTTCGGCCATCATCCCTGCGCTGACTTCGCCGCAGTCGTCCTGGGGATCATCGCACCGCCAGACCTGCGGATTAGCCTCGCGGTCCCAATAGTCGTTCTCGCCGGGGCCGACTGTGACCCGGGGACCGTAGGTCTCGGGTTTCGCCTTCCAACTGCCGGGCTCGCCGAAGACCGTACTGCCGCTCGCCGCCTTCGCGATCCGCTCGTCCTCGTCGAGCTGGGCGCGCAGCCACCGCACCAGCTCATCCATCGTGGTTTGTGGCATGGTCCTCGGTTCCTTGGTCTTCCTGGAGACGGCGGAGCCCGCACCACGGGGATGAGATGCAGGCTCCGGTGTCCAGGTTACGGGGCGGAGATGGTCTGCACGACGGACCCGCGCTCCAGCGTCTTGTGCGCGGCCTCGGGGTCCGGGCAGTCGATACGCGCGCAGGTGATGTACCCGCCGTCAGCGACGAACAGACTGTTGCTCCCGCCGCACGCCGGGCAGCGAGCCGTGATCCACACAGCGCTCATGCCGCGTTCGGGATCCGCAGAACCTGTCCGGGAAAGATCAGGTCCGCGTCGTAGACCTTGTCCCGGTTGGCCGCGTACAGCACGCGCCAGTCACGGAAGCCATGGGCGCGGGCGATGGCCGACAGGGTGTCCCCGGAGCGCACGGTGTAGCGGCCGGACGCGGCCGGTGGCATCGGGACGTCGCCCTCCTTCGGCACGCGCGGGCTGGACGGCGCGGCCGGGGCCACCTTCACGCTCTCGGCCGTGACCTCCACGGAGGACACCGTCCCGACCGGGCGGACGACCCCCACGAAGTGCGTCGCGTACCAGCCGCTGCGCCAGGGCGCGGTCTGCACCGACTTGCCGGGACGCGGCGCCTCGATGATCCGTCCGTCGCCGATGTAGAGGGCGACGTGCCCGGCGCCCGCGTAGACGACGATGTCCCCGGGCTGCACCTGCGAGGCGGGCACGTTCCGGAGCCTGGCCCACTGCGCCCCGGACGTCCGGGGTATGGAGACGCCGGCGGCCTTCCAGGCGGCCATAGTCAGCCCCGAGCAGTCGTAGGAGCCGGGGCCGGCGGCACCGTAGACGTACGGCTTGCCGAGGGCGGCGTGCGCGTAGGCCACCGCCCGCGACGCTGTACTGACGCTCTTGAGCACCGGTCGCGCACCGCTCCGGTCCGTGTGGACCTGTGGCGCTGCGCCGCCCCGGGCGAGGCCCGCACGCGGACCGCACACCGGCCAGGCGCCGGGGCCCTGCGCGGCAAGGACTCTCTCCGCCACGGCGATCTGCGCGCCCTTGCCTGCCAGGTCGGCCCGGGAAGCAAAACGGCGGCCCCCGTAGGCCGCCCAGGTGGATGAGCTGAACTGTAGCCCCCCGTAGTACCCGTTCCCGGTGTTGATGGACCAGTTGCCCCCGCTCTCGCACTTGGCGACCTTGTCCCAGACGGACAGGCTCGCCGCCGAGGCGGGGGCGCCGGTACTCAGCAGTGTGACGGCCGCCCCTGCCGCTCCTAGGGCGCCAACGATGCTGTGGTGCTTGGCCATTGTGACCACCTCCGGCCCGGCACGGTACGGCGGGGTCACGAAACGGCCAAACAGCTCAGGTCGTCGCAGGTTCGGGCAGCAGACCCCACGCGCGCAGGCGGTTGATGGCCTCAGCCCGGCGCCCGGACTTGTTCATCCACGTCACGTCCGTCAGCCGGTAGACCTCCGACAGCCGCGTGGAAACGGTCCCCGGATGGATGTTCAGGCGCTCGGCCGCCTCGCTCAATGAGGCCCCGGCCTCCAGCTCCACGAGTATCCTCACCTGCGTTTTCGTCAAGGTGATAGGGCGCGGCGGGGCCAACGGCCGGTCGGGCATACGTACCCGGAGCAGCCCGCGCGTCCGCGCCTCGCGCAGAGCCGACTCGCGGCGCACCGACTGCGGCAGGTGGCTGACGCCGAGGGTCGCGTACGCGGACGTGGTCAGATCCTTGACGGTGCGCTGGCTGCATCCCCATGCGGAACAGATCTGGTCCACCGTGCGCCCTGCGTCGAACGCCTGCATGAGCCGCGTCTCCGCCTTGCTCAGTTCCACGCGGCGGTTGCGCAGCGCGGCCCCGGCCTCCACCCGCTCCCGATTGCCACGCTTGCACGCCGGGCAGGTCGTCTCCTCCCGCTTGATGTGGCGGCGGTAGGCGGCCAGGGACCCGCAGTCCACGTACGGCCCGATCAGGCCGCCCAGGAGCCCGTTGCGAACGGCCTGGGCGGCGGTGGATGCCTTGAGCATGGCGAAGATGCGGGCGCAGGCGCTTTTCACCGCTCCCGGCTCCCACCCGGTCTTCTGGACGATGTCCTCCCGGGTGTACCCCATGGACAGCAGCCACAGCACGCGGGTCTGTCGCTCGGTCAGGACGGCCGGCTGCGGCTCGGGCTCCATGGGTACACCTCCCGTAGATTGGGTGGGCCCCGGGTCACGTGGACTGACCCGGGGCCCTTGTCGGCCGGCGTCGCCCAGGTCAGTTCCACCGGTGCAGCCGGGACACTCTCATTTAGTTAAATCCCCCATAGATGGTTTTGTTAAACCATCGCTCCTGTTCGCCGTCCCGGAACCAGCGCGGCCAGTGCGGCAGTCGGTGGGGGCCCTTCCGGTGCAGACTGCGGTGGCAGTCCCGGCACATGCGGCAGACCACCGTGCGGATGAAGCACAGGCGCAGTCTCGAGCGTGACGACCGCGTCACCCCGCACCACTCGCATGCGTGCCTCACCTCGCACCACTGGCAATCGAACCCATGGCGCCCAGCAGCCAGGTGAGCGCGACCTGTTCGGCCGCCGTCGGGGACCAGCCGCGCTTCTCCAGGTCCGCCCGTATCCCGTCGGCGGCATCGAAGACCGGCGCCGTCTGCTCCGCCATGATGAGCAGGGCGTTCGACAGCTCGTGCCGCATGCGTTCCAGTTCAGCCTTGGACGGCTGCTGCGGCCCGCTCACAGCGCGAGCCACTTCGGGTTGTCGAGCGTCCAGCGCACGGTGCGCTCGAGGCTCTTCTCCAGCGGCACTGGGGCCGTCCAGCCGAGGTTCGCGAGCTTCGTTCCGTCCAGTGCGTAGCGCAGATCGTGGCCCGGCCGGCTGGAGTGGAAGCTGACGGGCCGGATCAGGCTGCTCACGGCGGTCTCGTCCAGGCCCATCACCGAGCCGACCAGGTGCACCATCTCGATGTTGTCGACCTCGCGCTCGCCGACGATGTGGAACCGGTCGGGGCGGGTCGCTCCGTTCGCGTATGACGATGGCCAAGGGGTCGGCCCCGACGGGTCGGTGTACCTCCGGGTGAGGTACAGCCACGCGTCCGCGAGGTTGCGCGCGTGGAGGTAGAACCTCGAGCCCGGCGTCTCGTCCGGCGCGGTGTGCACGGTGACCGGCAGTCCGTCGCGCAGGCTGCGTACGATCATCGGCAAGAACTTTTCGCCGTCCTGCATCTCACCGATGATGTTCATCGTGTTGGTGAGGACCAGGGGCACGCCAAAAGTTCGCCAGTAGCTGACCGCGATGGCCTCCTGCGCCGCCTTGGACGCGCTGTACGGATTGGACGGGATGACCGTCTCCCACTCCGCGTGCCGGTGGTCGCCGTACGCCGGGCCGTACACCTCGTCCGTGGACATCTGGAGCAACAGCCGGGGGCTGATGGCCCGCGCGACCTCCAGCACGTTGAGCATCAGGGCGACGTTGTTCTGCACGAACTCGGCGGGGTGGGATATCGACCGGTCCACGTGCGACTCGGAGGCGACGTTCATGATGACGTCGCAGCCCTCGAACTCGTGCAGGGTCAGCGGGTCGGCGGGCGCGCGCATGTCCCAGTGGACGATGTGGACCCGGTGCTGCCACTCCGTCTCGCAGACGGCCGAGGCGATGCGGGCGGGCAGGCCCTTGTGCCGGAACGACACAGGGCAGACGATCTCGCAGTCGTCGTTCGCCAGCAGGTGGCGCAGGACATGACTCCCGACGAACCCCGAGGCCCCGGTGAGCAGAACGCGCATGGCTACCCCATTCCTTGGTCTGTGATCGATGGCCGGATGGTAGCCACGGAGCCGGAAATCGCCGAACGGCCCGGAAAACGCAGAAACCGCCCGGTGCGGCGCCGGGCGGTTCCAGGTGGTGAGGCGGTGGCGGCAGGTCAGACCCGGCGCACAAGGACCACGATCAGGATGACGATCAGGACCAAGACTAGGACGGTACCCAAGTCCATGGGTTCCACCTCCCGCAGACCGTGTACCCGCACGGCCGCCCTGCTACGCCCCGACGGTCAGTTGAAGCCCTTGGCCGCCGCCCACGCCTTGGTGTTGGCCCAGTGATCCTGGTCCGAGACCACGGCCGGAGGCGCCGGCGGAGTCGGGCCCGGGTCGGCGATGTTGACCAGGTGCGGCACCGTCACATCGCCCTGAGCCTTCAACAGTGTGGTCATGCCCTTGCCGCTGATCCACGCCCGGCCGTTCTGACCCCAGGACTCGTTCCAGTGGTTGTCTATCCACACCCGGTCGTTGTCGGCGTCGAACTGACGGGACATGTACTCGTGCCCGCCGGCCACGCCGGACGTCGGGTCCACGACGATCTCGCCGTCCGGCTTGGGCGTGAACATCGAGTTGTACCAGACGGTTCCGAAGGCGACCGGGCCCTTCTGGAGCGCGCTCACGGCCGCGTTGTAGCTGAACGCGTGCTTGTAGACGTCGGACAGGCCGAGCATGACGAGGGCCTTGGCCAGGGTGAGGCCGTCGCTGCCGGTGTCGTCCGGCTCCCATGATCCGGGGAAACCGTCGATGCGTGTGACCAGGCGGTACAGGTTCTGCGCGCAGCCCTCGTCCAGGTCCCAGATGGAACCGGCTATGAACTCCCCCTGCGTGTCCGCCTTGGGGATCATCACGTGGTCGACGCCGGTATATCCGGTGGCGTCCGTGGCGAGCAGTTCCACGCCCGTGTTGGGCACGCAACTGCCGACCGGCCCCTGATCGAGGATCGGTATGTGCCGGTTCCAGACGACGGACTTGATCGCCGTCTTGGGCAGGACACCGACGGCGTATTGCAGCCTGGCCGACCGGGAGTCGTGCCGGACGTGACGTCCCAGGCGCGGGTCGGTCGGCTGGTAGCGGTGGACAGTGACAGTCATGGACGGTGTCCCTTCAAAGCGTCGGTGCCGGGGTCAGGCCGAAGTCGGCGGCGATGGTGAACGCCTGGCGGGCCAGGACCACGCACCGGGGCGGCAGGGACGTGACGTCCCAGCCGTCGAGAATGCCATCGATCGCCGTATGCACCGATTCATGGCAGTTGGGGCACAGGCTCTTGAACGGGGTGGCCACCGGCTTGCCCGCCGCCAGCCACCACGACTCCGGGCAGATGTGGTGCGCATTGAGGATCGGCACCCTGTGCCCCGCGTACAGCCCGCACGTCTGGAGCTGCACCTTTCCGCCGGTGACGGTGATGAGCCGCGTCCCGCTCACGTCGTCCGCCAGAGCCAGGTGGGCAGTTCCGTCCGCAGCCCCGGATCGACTGTCCGCGCCGCCGGGCAGTAGTCGCATTCGATGACCAGCCCTTCCTCGCACACTCTGATCGTCCGGTCCGGGTGCATGCACACACGGAACCCCAGGCCGTCCCGCTCCATCCCGGCGTTGATCTCGGACTCCGCTGCGCCCCGGGAAGGGTCTGCGATGTGCTGCGGGACCATCACTCCTCCGTCTCGCTGACTACTTCGCCTTCCAGCGTGCGCAGGTGGGCGCCGGCGGCCTCGAGCATCCGCTGCCTTTGCGCAGGCTCCAAATCAACTGCGTTGGCGCCGGCCAGGATGGACTCCACGACCACCGTGGTTTCCTCGTCGACCCGGCGGTCCAGCGCGATGGTCAACTTCTCCGACGCGTCCGTGCCGTCGATCTTCGCCTGGCGTTCCTCGATCCGGAGCAGCCGGTCCACGGCCGCCAGGACCGGGCCGTCGTCGCGGACCTTGTTGCCGTCCTCGTCGATGACGAACTGGCCCTGGTGCAGCACGTAGTGCGGCCGGGCGAGGACGGCGAAGACCTGGCGGCGCAGCCCGTCCAGCCGCATGCGTGCGGCCTCGCGGTACTCCTCCAGGCCCATGGCCAGTTCCTTGTTGGCCTCCTTCAGCGCACGCGTGACGTCCACGCAGGCGAAAGCGGCCGACACGCTGCCCTCCCCGTCCAGATACTCCGGGTACTCCGAGACCATCTGTTCGGCGACCTGCTGCCAGCTCAATCCCTTGTTTTTCAGCTCCACCGCACGGGACCGGCGCTTCGCCACGTGCGCCCGGTGGCTGGGCTGACGGCTCGGAGGATCTCCTCTGGGCACGGCTTAACCTCCCGATCCGGTTAACGATTGTTCTCCGACGGCGCGTCCGTCCCGGGAAGCCGGTCACCGCGCTCCAGCCGCATCTGCGTCAGGTAGGTGACCAGGTCCAGGGCCTCCTCCCAGGCGTCCGTCAACGCGTCCCGCCCGTTGTCGGTCTGGAGCACCGTGCCGTACTTGCGGCGGCCGTGCTCGGCTCGCTCCCGGATGGCCGCAACGAGGATCGCCTGCACCGGCAGACGGCCCGGCACTGGCAGCGGCTGGTCCCGCTCGGGATCGCGTACGTCGCTCACGCTCGTGCTCCTTCCGGCAGGGTCGACCACAACCGGTTGAGCGCGCCCGGCGTGACAAACCCTGGCCAACGGTTGTCGGCGAACAGATGCCAGCCGCCCTTGGCCGCGCAGTAGTCGGCGAGCTGGGAGCAGATTTGGTGCCCGCTTGACTCGATGTACGTCCGCAGGCCTGGCGCCGGGATGTGGAACCGGTGCAGCGCGAGAGCCCCGTAGTCCAGACCGGAGTACGGGACCTTGCGCTCCGCCTGCTTGAGGGCCGTGGCCGCCACACCGGCCCGGTACTCGTCGGGGCAGGCCAGGAACCGGTTGACCGTGTGCCACTGGCGGACGTGCTGCGCCCCGCCGGGCATCGCCTCCACGATCCACACCGTGCCGTCGGCGTCCACCCCGGTCACGACGTAGGCGTGCTCGAAGTCGGCGAACCCGTCTCCGAGCGCCCATTGCCCGGCCCGGATCGCCCGGCCGCCCCAGCCGCTGATCCGCGTGAGCCCGATGTCCCCGGGCTTCGGCTGGTAGGGCTCCGTGGGTCCCGGGTTCACCATCACAGGCTCCTTACGCGCTGGACCAGAAACATGAAGCGGACACTGTTGTCGGCGGGGTCCTCACATTCCTCGGTCAGGGTGCGGAAGTCGTCCAGGACGGTGGGCGGCACGCTCAGGTGGAGCGCGGTCCACGGCTCAGGCACATCCCCGGCCGGCTCTGCGGGCTCGGAGGCCTGCGGAGTGCCCTCGGGCAGCGGCATCGCAGTGAAGATCTCGGCCTCGCTCAGCGCGAACCCGGTGCCCACCAGGTCGCCGTCGAACGTCGCCAGGATGGCGTCCAGAGCCTGCTGGTCGTAGTCACCGACGTCGGAAGCCTTGTTGTCCACCACGTTGATGCGCCGGGCCGTGGCGTCGTCGCACTCGATGAGGTGGGCGAGCGCGGTCGGGTCGTCCTTGTCCACGGAGATACAGAGCTGGCACGGCCTGTCGTTGGACAGTTCCCAGTCGGCGCAGCCGGCCCGGCCGTCCTCCTCGTGGCGCAGCAGCCCCAGGAACGTGTGGTTGCCGGCGAGGATCGTGAACGTCTCGCCGTGGCGGCGCACCGTGAGCGGCTTGTACTGGCCGTTCGCGCGCAGGGAGTCCAGGATCAGGTCGACGTTGCCGCGCCGGGCGTTGCCCGGAAAAGGCTCGAGGTCTTCCAGTGAGACCGGTTCGGTTCCGACGGTCGTGAGCATCGCGGCGCCCTCCATGGTCCGGTGTCGCCGCGATGTTAAGGTCCGAAGGACGCATGATCGTTCCAGAGCACGACGAAGCCCCGGGGACCGGGTGGTCCGCCGGGGCGCGGTGGTCCGTCGGTCAGTGGCAGGTGGATCGCGTGGTCCGCCCCGTTTTCCGCCAGGGATCGAGCAGTTCGACCACGGTCCGCAGAGCCCGACGCATCACCGGCGCATCCGGGTCCTCGAAATTCGCTGCCTTGCGCTTGTCGTAATCGTCCCGCTCCCGGTCGCCGGTCCTCGGCGGCCACTCGAGCTTCGTACCGTCGGGCCCCAGCTCCTCCAGTGCCGTCTCGGCCCGGGACAGCACCGTGCGCACGGACGTCAGCGCCTCGCCGCTGTCCCGGCCACGGTCGGACGACGCACCGCCCGCCTCCGTCACGGTGACGTGGGGTGCGTCGTCGCGGTCCTCGAACACGCCCTCGATCCATCCGGCGGTTACGTGGGGCAACTCGCGGTCCTCGTAGTACGGCTCGCGGCCGTCGGGGTGGCCGCGCCACTCGATGTCCACGATCAGCCGCGTGCGCCTCGGTTCAGCCATCGATGCCCAGCTCCTTCGGATCGTTGCGGGCGGCCAGGTGCTCCTTGCAGTTGCTGCATCGCTGGACCGGGAGACTGGGGTGCGGTTCGAGCGGAGCGGCCGGGCCGCAGGTGGGGCACGTCGGCTCCGGGACCCCCTCCGTGCAGCCGCACTCGTCCACGTCCCCCGGTGCTCCGGGCATCGTCAGCTCACGGCACGGCTTGACGTGCTTGTGGTGGGCGCAGTCCGTGCACGCGTCAGCCTCGTCCAGCGCGAGCACCGCACCGGCCATGAAGCGGAGCAGGTCCGCTTTGCAGGCCGGGCAGAGGTCGGTGTACCAGGCGGAGCCGTCCTCACGGGGCAGCTTGGGCCGGGTCCATCCGTAGGGCAGTTCGGGTCGTGCGGTCGGGATGGCCGGGCCCGTGAGCCCGGCGAACAGCATCACACCGGACGTCTGCTCCTGGTTCCCGCAGCGCTCGCACTCCAGCTTGACGGTCATTCCTCGTTCCTCGCTTCCTTGGTCGGCAGTTGCAGCGGCGGCCGGAGGCAGAACTCCCACCCCTTCGGCGTGCACCGCCGCCCCGGGTCGACGTCCTGGGGCACGGCCTCCCGGCCGCACCGGGGGCAGACGTACAGCCACGTCCCGTCCTCGTTGCGGTGCGGGTGACGCCCGGCGTCCTTGTTGGCCCGCAGCCGGGCCGCGACATTCCGCGTGGCGCCGGACGCCCGGCACTCCACGCGGCCGGCCGCGACCAGCTTCGCCACGTTGCCCTTGTGCCGGTACAACTTCCCGGTGGCCGTGGACGAGGCGTAGTTGCCGCACAAGGGGCAGGACCCGCCGTGGCTTGCGTGACCCATTACTTCCTCCCTCCCCCGGTCTGTCGGGGCTGAGCCGTGGGGCTCTCCAGCAGCCGGTTGAGCAGCATCACGTCGTACTCGCCGAGACGGCCCCGGAGGGTGTCCAGAACCTCGGGGTCACCGCCGGCCAGCAATTCATCAAGCAAGCGGAGACTCTGAGCGTCCAGGCGATTGCGCAGACGTCGCTCAGCCTGAAGCGGAGGCAGTGCCTGGACGCTCTCCCGGATCCGTGCGGCGTACCTCATCGCTCAGCCCTCCGTCCGTGCGCACTCGATGCACCCGTCCACCGGCCGCCGCTTGTGCTCGCCCCGCCAGTGCGCGTCCACGTGGCCCTGAAGGTCCACGGCGATCTCCTGCAGGGCCGCGTCGTACTCGGCGAGCGAGGCGAAGCCCGACGGCACCGCCTGGAAATTACACGCCGGGCAGTTGTCGTCCGCGTCCAGCGCGTGCTCGCCACGCTGGTGGGACTCCCTCAGCTCCCGCGTGTAGCTGCCCGGTATGTACGCCATCGCTCAGCCCGCCTTCCTCAGTTCCGTGGTCGTGGCCACCGGCGCCGTGACGAGAGCCAGGATGGCCGCGTAGTCGGCGGCCTGCTGCTCCAGTTCCTTGACGCGCTTGCCGAGGATGCTGGACCTGGTGCCGGTGGGCAGGGTCCGCCACTCCTGGCGCGTCTTCGCGGCCTGCGCGGCAAGCTGCGCCCGGCGCAGGTCCAGCTCGGCTATCGTCTTCGCGTTCATCGGTCAGCCCCTCTCGTCCAGAATCCAGTCGTGCACGATCTCCCAGTGGCGGCCCCGGCCCCCGATGGAGCGAGCCACGTCGATGCGCCGGTACGTGCCGTTGTCGAACAGGCGGAACCGGTAGGTGGACTGCCCGATCTTCCGCAGCCAGCTCTTGCTCTCATGCGTGCGGGGTCCGATCACCTCGCGCTGCGCTGCCATCAGCCGGCCTCCGACTCCGGGATGGGCTTGACGTGGGTGAGGGCGACCCAGGCTCCGTGGCCGGTGACCTGGACGACGGCGGTGTGCCCCTCGGCCACCCATGCAGCACTGCGGGTGCGCCCCTTCTGCCCGGGGCCTTCCTTGGCGCCGGTCCAGAAGCGGACGGCCTTGCCCTCGGGGTGCGTCAGGTTCCACGCGTCCACGCGCTCGGCCGGCGTCGGGCCGTCGTTGGCCACGCGGGTGCCGTTGCGCAGCGCGGCGTCCAGCGACGCGAACTCCCGCTGGTACAGCCGGTGCCCGGCGTAGGTGTAGCCGTTCACCTGGAACCGCCTGCCGTCGTCGCTGTAGTCCAGCACGGCCTTGCCGTAGACGCCGACGACCTCCGGGTGACGGTCGCCCATCTCGCCTGCGGTCCAGTCGTTGCCGAGGCGGTCGGTGTACTTCCGACGGTCGAGGGTCTTCCGGGCACGCTCGATGCGGTCGATGCCGCTAGCGATGGCCTCGTAGTCCGTGTCTGCGTTCATCCCGTCCTGCTTTCCTTGGTCGTGGCCCGGAGACGAGCCGGACCATTCGATTTAATTAAACCATGGTCGGGGCGCCGGGACAACCCCTCCGCGCAGTCATCCCGGCGCCGGTTCAGCGCAGTACCTTCAGCCGGCCGACCTTCGGCCAGTTCCTCATGAACTCGTACGGATGCCGGGCATCCGGCTCCAGCCGGTAGCCGTACGACGCGACAGCCTCGACGGTGCGCACGCCCCGGGGATCCTTGAGCCGGTCCCCGGCGCGCACCTGACGCCGGGACACCCGCGCGTACCTCTCAGCCATCGCCCTCAGTCCTTGCTGTAGCAGGACGCCCAGTCACGCGCGGCCTTGGAGGCCCCGGCTGTGATCGGCACGCCCTTGAAGGTGAATGTGAACGCCTCCAGCACGGCCTCCGTGACGCCCTGCGCCATGTGCTCGGGGACGCACAGGACCACCTCGTCGTGCACGACGCAGCGCAGCCACTCGGTGGCCTCGGGGATCATGTCCACCAGTCGCAGCAGGGCCGAGCACATGATGTCCCGGGCGCCGCCCTGGCCCATCAGCGCCGGCGCCTGCGTCCACGCCCGGTCCGGGTTGCAGCGCATCTTGCGGCCGAAGCCGTTGTCGAGCAGTTCACCGGCCGCGCCCCGTTCGCGCACCTCGCTGCGCCAGGCGCACAGCCCCGGGTACTGCGCGTTCATCTGGTCGTCGAACTTCTGCGCCAGCTCCATCTCCACACCCGAGTTGGCGATGCCCTTCACGGACATGCCGTAGTTCCAGCCGTGTCCGATCCGCTTGGCGTTGTCGCGCCATTCGCCGTCGTGACGACCGAACACCGCATCGGCGATCATGCTGTGCGCGTCGGCCCCGGGTGCGAAGTTCTGCATGTACGCCGGGTCCTGGCAGTGCCCTGCGATGGCGCGCATGTCGACCTGGTCCAGGTCGAAGCAGATCAGCAGTGATCCGTCGTCGGCGATGAGCGGGCGCCGCTGCGCCACCTTGCCGCCGCGCTTGGCCATGTTGGTCACCGAGGGGCGCACGTACGCCCACCGGCCGGAGCCCTGGAGGTCGCCGACCTGCGGGTGGATCCGGTCGCCGACCAGGTGGTCCATGATCTCCCGGTACTTCTGCACGGACGACGTGACGGTGACGATGTGGCCGCACATCTCGCGCAGCGCGTCCACGTCGGCCCCGCGCTCGGCGAAGGTGCGTAGCACGTTGGGGTTGAGCATGGCAGGCACCTGCCTGGCGCCCGCTCCCTTGCCGACGAAGTAACTGGTCTCTCCCAGCGCGTCCTTGTTGAGGCTGATCAGCCCCGACGCCGTCTTGGGGTAGAAGGCCGCACCCCGGTCGGCGAAGGCCTTGATGACGGCCTCACGGCCCACGGTGGTGGACAGCGGGGAGAGCACGGACTCTTCGGTGGTGACCTTGTTCTTGCCCCGGCCCCGGCTCACCTCCTTCGTCAGCGGCACGCCGCAGTTCTCGTGCAGCCACTCCAGGGACTGGCGCTTCTTGTCCGCCTCCGCGTCCGCCAGCTCGCGCAGCACGGGGACGTCGACCTTCCAGCCGGTCAGGGTGGGCCGGTGCTGGATGTGGGCCACGCGCATCTCACGCCGGACGTAGTCCGTCGGCTCACCGAGAGCGCGCCGCACGCCTCGGGTGGCCTTCAGGTCGCCGCTGAAGTAACTGCGGTACTCGGGGTCGTCGGCGGGGATCCGGCCGAAGCCGATCTCCAGCCGCTCCGCCTCGGTCAGCTTGCGGCCGTCGATCTCCTCGGGCGCGTGCTTGAGTGCGAGTCCCTTCAGGTCGTCCGTCTTGCCGGGCATGCCGAGTCGTGCCGCGAGGCCGTCCAGGCCGTAGTAGCCCTTGGTCGCCCACGGCTTCTCGTGCGCGGCACCGGGCGGGTCCTCGGTCTGCGCCCACCGCAGGGTGTCGACGGTCTTGGCGGCCAGCTTGTCGTAGTCGGCGCCGTGGTGGCGTGCCAGTGCCATCAGGTCGAACCCGAGCAGGTTGTGGCCGTAGATCTCGTCCGCATCCTCGAGCCGCTTGATCAGCTCGGCGACGGAGTTGACGACCACCTCGGTGCCGTCCTCGGTGACGTAGCCGGACAGCTTGGTGTACGGGTCGCCGCCGAGGTCGGTGTGGGTGAACAGCCGTTTGGCGGAGTGGGACTCGATGTCGATCCCGATCTGGCCGCCGGCCCGCTGGACGGTCTCGGCCGCAGGCACGGGCGCCGGGGCGGGGACGGTGGCCACGGGCGCATGATCGGCTTCCGTTTCCCCGAAAGGATCATCCCCGAACGGGTCCGCATCGGGGTGGGTTCCCGGGCCGGTACCGCCGGTACCCTGTAGCTCTGTTCCTCCTATACGAGAGCCAATTTCACGGTTATAGGTAGTGGAGGGTACCGGCGGTACCGGGTTGTCCTCACCCTCGTTTACCTGCGGATTTTCGTCCGGGTCCTGGAAGCGCACACCCAGCCACGCGTAGTACGGGTTGGGTACGGAGGCCAGCGGGACCAGCGTGGAGCGGCCGTCGCGGGTCTTGATCCGCTTCCGGGCGACCCCGTTCCGCGCGCACTCGTCATGGCTTCCGAATCGGGCCACGAACGTCCGTTCCGTCCACTCCCGGTGGCCCTTGTCCGCCAGGTACTTGTTGAACGTCTCGCGCAGCTCCGGGGCATAGACGTGGCTGTTCCAGTCGAACTCCAGGACGTCCCCGATGAAGGACAGGATCAGGTCGCTCTCTTTGCGCCACTCCAGCGTGGCGTCCTCCACCTCTTTCGGCGGAGGCGGCATGATCATGTCGGCCGCGTACCACTTGCGGGCGCCCTCCACGACCCACGCCAGTACGGCCGCTGGGACCCTCTCGTCCGTCGCCAGTCGCTGGCGCAGCGTGGCGTCCCCCGGCCTGTCGTTGGGCCCCGTGCACGCCTCTCCCGGCTTCCTGAAGGTGTAGGGGAAGCAGAGCATGGCGAGCCGGCGCCACGTGCCGTGGTCGGATTCCTCCACCAGGGGCCGGTGGTTGGTGTTGATGACCAGCGTGTGCGACGTGGTGAAGGTGACCGGGTCCTGCCGCATCCGGCGGGCTTTGATGGCCTTCGTGCCGGCCAGCTCCTTGGCCCGGTTGACATCCAACTTCTTCGCCTCGGGCGTCTCCTCCAGCACCGCGAGGCGTGCCCCCATGAAGTCCATCATTTCGGTGGGGTGGTTGTCGCTCGCGTTGCCGAGAAGGGCCCTGTGGGACACAACCGTGTGGTACCCGTCCTTTTCACCGATCGCGCGGGCGATGGCGTCCACGACGGTGCTCTTGCCGTTCGACCCGCCGCCTTGCAGGATCAGGATCAGGTCGTCGGGTGGGATGTGGCCGGTGATGCCCTGGCCCATGCGGAGCTGGAACCACTCGCACACGGCCTCGGGGATGGCCTCCAGTGCCTGTTTCCAGTCGGGGTGGAAGGTGGCCGGGACGTAGTCCGCAGCCGTGATCTTCGTCATCAGTCGGTCGGGGTCGTGCGGAGTGAGCACGCCCGTGCGCAGGTCCAGGATCCCGTTCTGGCAGTTGAGCGCGTCCGGGTCGGAGTCCATCTCGTCCGCGTGGGTGACGAGAGTTCCCCGGGACAGCTTGAGCAGGTTGCTCAGCTTGGAAGCGGAGAGCGCACTGCGCCACCCGTCCATCTCGGCGCGCAGATCCTTGTTGGGTTCGGCACGTTGCCTGTCGAGTACCCGCTGGAACCCGGCCAGCGCCCACTGCCGGATCTCTTCCAGCACGACGGGCTCCGGGCACTCGCGCCAGACCTTTCCCGTCCAGCGCATCCATCCGAGCCCGTACGCCCAGCGGTATGAGCCGTCCAGTGCCTCCGAGCACACCGTGTCGGCGAGGACAGCGTCACTGAACGCCGCGTCCCGGGTGTTGTCGCTCGGCATCTCCGTGGTGGCCACGTCCCGCAGGCTTTCGAGCGTGCCGCCGGCGTGGAAGTAGTCGTCCACACCCTTGACCGGGGCCCCGTTCACCTCTTCGGGGACGATCAGATAGTGGATGGCTGCCGCGCCCTTGGACTCCAGCCACATCCCGAGCCGGCGCATGGCCATCAGCACCATGCGGTTGTGCTTGGCGTCGGAGTCGAAGCAGATTAGGACCGTGCGGCCTTTGAGTGGGATGTCCTCCCAGTCCCCCAGGGTGCCCAGCCGGCTGCGCCAGTTGAAGACGCCGGACAGGCTGACTACGGGGATGCCCTTGGAGGCGATGGCATCAGCTTTCTTCACACCCTCGGTGATCCACAACGCGGACGTGACTGTGCGCACGCTGTCGGCCATCGCCGGCGGCACGTCCAGGCGCGGCCGGGTGCCCACCGGGGAGGCGTACTTCATCAGCTTCTCGCCGTGCGGTTGCGGCTGGCCGGGCTTGAACTGCGCCCCGATACGCTCGCCGGTCACCCGGTACAGCGGGATGAGCAGGCCGGGGAAGGCGCTTTCCTCGCGCCAGGCCCATACGGGAATGGACTCCTGGCGCAGCCGCGCCCGGTCCTCGTCCGTGCCGTAGAGGGTCTCGTAGCCCCGGGCTCCGCGTACCTCCGGGCTGATCTCGCTGGCGTCCAGCTCCGCCGAGTGGTGGTCGGACACCCGCCCCTGGTTCGTGTCCACGTAGGTGGTCATGTGCTTCCTGCTTCCTTGGTCTGTGATTCCTTGGTCTCCGGGGGCGTGGTCACGATGGTCGTCTCCTCCCCTTCCGGCCGGCCGGGCGCCGACTGTCGAACCGGGCCGCCGAGGCGGCATCCCACGCGGGCGCGAACCGGGCTCCGGTCCACAGCTTCGGCACGTCGGCTACGACGCCCGTGGGGTGCCAGATCCGCACCATGTGGTCCCGGCCGCAGGAGTCGTTCCGGCGGTGCAGTCCACGCAGTACCAGAACCATCTCCCCGCTGCCCTCGGCCAGCTCCGCCCATCGCGGATCGTCGAATGTATCGCTGGGCGGCTTAATCTCCACCCACGCCTGGTCAGGGGCCCAATCGGGCCGTATGCGGAAGTCGGGGAGGTACCAGCCGCTGCGCAGCTTGTAACCCTCGGGCTCGAACTCCCACGGCACCCCGGCATGTTGAAGGAAGATCGAGAAACGTGCCTCAGTCCGGCTGCGGAAGACGCATCCGTTGACCTTTGTTTCGATCGCCTTGATCACCGGGGCGCCCATCACGACGCCTTGGGCGCCGGGACGACGGTGAGCGTGTTCCGCGTGGCGATCCACGCGTCCGCCTCGGCCTCGGGGATCCACACCCGGCCGTTGCCCGCCCGGTGCCGGGTCAGCGGGACGTCCGGGTCGTCCAGCCACCGGTAGACGGACCCGGTGTGGACGCCCGCCCGCCCGGCGACCTGTGCCACGGTCAGAAAGCCTTCCACTGTTCCTCCTTGACGGTGCGTAAGTATGCCTCACGATGATACCCTGGTTTACACACGCTTATACAGAGGGTACGTATCCATCATGTAGAAGCATGCGGAACGACCAAGGAAAACGGACCAAGGAAGCAGAGCAGGGCCGGGGCGAGGCAGATCCGATCATCCACGTGATGTGCGGATTCGCCGATTCCCGCTCCCGCAGGGAGGATCACGACCCATGACCAAGGAACAAGTTGCGTACGCGGCCATGCTCAACTGGCTCGGCTCCGGCGTGCCGGACCCCGCCCGGGACGCGGAGCTGATCGAGACGCTGGGCCGGGAGCACCGGGCCGCCGAGCACTCGGCAGGACCCTGCGTGGACTGCCCGCACTGCTGGTTCACGGTGCGCTACGCCGGACCGGCGGACGACGAGCACTACGCCGGACTGGCCGTCCACCTGACCGGTCGCCACGGCCTGGATGCCTGGACGGCCGACGCCGAGGCCACCGACGCATGGCGCCACCCGGTACTGGTGATGGCCGCATGAGCGCCGACGACAACGACCGCGCGCTGGTGGTCTTCCTGGACGGCCAGGACCCCGTGGCGCTCGCCCGGCTCAAGGCCCTGGTGGACGCGAGGACCCGCAAGCCGGTGCCGCCCCCGACGAACGGCCCCACGACGTACAGGGGCATTCCGGTGCCCGGGGTCCTGCACCACAACTGGGACCAGCCGGAGGCCGCGTGGTGGCGCCAGGGCGTCAAGGCGGCACTGGACATCGCCGTGCCGCTGCTGGACGAGCTGCACAACGATGAGCCGTGCGTGCTCGATCACCACGGCTACTGCCAGATGCACGGCCTGCCGCAGCCTGGACCCTGCCCGGACGGCGAGATCCAGGAGTTCATCAAGGAAGCGAGGAACGAGGGATGAGCGGCACGGACGAGCAGACGTCCCGCGTGACGGCTGAGTGCAACGGCATCTGCCTGTCGGCGTCGGACATAGGTGTCGGCGAGTACGGGGACATGATCGCCTACGCGCACCCCGACTGCCCGGAGCACGGCGACCCGCTGGAGGACGATCCGGCGGCCGAGATCTGCGGCGGCGGGGACGAATCACAGCGCTATGTGCGTGAAGAGGACGTTCGCGGAGTGGACACAACGCTGGAGGCGGAGCAGTGAGCGGCACGGACGAGCTGTACCGCGTGCTCTACACCGACCACGACGGACACGAGCAGGTGACCGGAGCCATGACGCGTGTCCAGGCGTACTCCCGGGCGCGCGACCTGGCCGCCAAGAACTACGCCGTCGGATCCGTCATGACTGCGAGCGCGGCCGAGGACTACATGCAGGACCGCTACAGCCCGACGTACCGGGGCGTGGAGGTGCCGGACGACCTGCGGGCCGACGGCGTTCCGCGCAGCGTGTACGAGGCCTGGAAGCGCGGCGTGGACGTCACGCTGGACAGCGAGCAGCCGGAGCCGGCCGACGCGGACCCGTTCGCGCCGGACCTGACGATGTCCCGCGAAGTCGCCGACTTCATCCTGCGGGCCACCAATGGCCTGTTGCTTGAGGGCTACTGGCCGAAGGACTTCCGCGTGGGAGGACGCCACGGCGGTGACGACACCGAGGACTACGACGGCGATCTGGTGCGGAAGGCAGCCGACGTCATCAGCCGCGACAAGATCAAGAATTCGGAGCTGCGGCGGTACATCGCCGAGCTGGACGCGGACGCGGAAGGCGGGGCGTCGTGAGCCAGACATTGACCCTCCGCGAGTACCAGCGCGAGGCCATCGACGCCGTACAGGCCGCGTGGGCCGAGGGCATGCAGCGGCCGGCCGTTGTGCTCCCGACCGGCGCCGGCAAAGGCCACCCGCTGGACACCGAGATCCCCACACCGGACGGCCTGCGCAAGTGGGGTGACCTCCAGCCGGGAGACCTCGTCTTCGGTAGCAACGGCTGCCCCACGGAGGTCACGGACGTCTACGACCGTGGCGTCCTGCCCGCGTTCCGCGTGACCTTCAGCGACGGATCCTCCGTCATCACGGATGCCGAGCACCTGTGGACTGTCCGGGACTACGCGCACCGGCGCACGTCCAAGGAGGTCCGCACGCTCAGCACGGCGGACATCGCCAGTCTCGGCCTGCGGTACGAACGGAGCAACCGGTGGGCCGTCCCGGTGTCCGGCACCGTTACGCCCGACGTGGACCTTCCCGTGGGCCCGTACACACTGGGGTCACTGATCGCCAATGGCTACCTGGCCCACACCAGCCCGATGCTGACCACGCCCGACGAGCACGTGGCCGAGCGGGTCAGCACCGAGCACGAGGTGACCCGGGCGCACGTGGACGAGACGCGGTACTGCCCCCGGTTCGTCGTCCGAGGCATTCAGCGTCACATCCGCTCGATGGGTCTGGGCGTGGTCAGCGCGGACAAGTTCATCCCGCGTCGGTACCTGGAGGCCGGTACGGCGCAACGCGTCGCGCTGTTGCAGGGCCTCATGGACAACGACGGCTCATCCCGGGACGAACGTCGGTCGGTGCTCTACCACACCACCTCTCCGCAACTGGCCGAGGACGTCCGGGAGCTGGTGTGCTCCCTCGGCGGCACGGCCACAGTAGGGTCATCGGAACGGGTCCAGCCGTCCAACGGCAAGGCGTACGAGAGCCTGACGGTGCGCATCCTCATGCCGTCGGACGTTCCGGCCATCTCCACACCGAGGAAGACCCGCACCAACGGACCCCGTCGTACGTTCGAACCCCGGCGCACCATCGTGGCCGTGGAGCGCGTGGAGGACCAGGAGATCCGGTGCATCCGGGTGGCCGCACCGGACAGCCTGTACCAAGTGACGCGGCACCACATTGTCACGCACAACACGGTCGTGTTCTCCCGCATGGCGGCTGAGCACATTGCGGAGCACGGCACCCGCGTGGTCATCCTCGTGCACCGCGACGAGTTGGCCGACCAGACGCTGAGCAAGTTGAAGCAGACGGAGCCGGGCCTGTTCATCGGCAAGGTGAAGGCGGCAGACGACAACATAGCCGCCGACGTCATGGTCTGCTCGGTGCAGACCCTGGCCCGGGAGACCCGGTTCAACCGCCTGCTGGACTCGCAGAAGACGTGCGGCAAGGTCGGCCTGGTGATCGTCGACGAATGTCATCACGCAAGTGCCAAAAGTTACGTCAGCATCCTGGCGGGACTCGGCTGCTACAGCGGCATGGACGTCGCCGAGGGCGAGGACGACCCGACGCGAGCCGCCGGTTTCACCGCAACGCTCGCCCGGGGCGACGGCCAGGGACTCGGGGATGTCTGGGAGGACGCGGTTTATACCCGCTCCCCACTGTGGATGATGTCCCGGGGCCACCTGGTCGACGTGAAGTCCAAGATCATTGACGTGGACACCCTGCACCTCGGCGACGTCAAGCGCTCGAAGGGCGACTACCAGGCCAAGGACCTCGGCGACGCGATGATGGAGGCGGGCGGCCCGCAGATCATCCACAAGGTTCTGGAGGAGCATGCGGCCGACCGGCGTAGCCCCATCGTCTTCACGCCGACGGTGGAGGTCGCGCGGGCCACGGCCGAGGCCCTGCCGGACGCGGCGTACGTACACGGCGGGACGCCTCGCGAAGAACGGCTGAACATCTACCGGAAGTTCAGGACGGGCGAGGTCCGAACCCTGGTCAACTGCATGGTGCTGACCGAGGGTGCGGATTTCCCCCACAGCGACTGCGCGGTGATCGCCCGTCCGACGAAGTCCCAACCGCTCTTTATCCAGATGGTCGGCCGCGTGCTGCGCCCCTCCCCCGCCACCGGCAAGAGCGACGCGTTGGTGCTCATCCTCGCCGGCGAGGGCGGATCGCTGTGCACGCTGGTCGACCTGGAGCCCGGTCTCGAAGGCAAGGTGGTGGAGGACGGCGAGACGCTGGCCGAGGCGTACGAGCGCGAGGAATCCCGGAAGGAGTCCAAGGTCCCGGCCGGCTCGCTGCGGTTCGAGCTGAAGCACCGGGACATCGATCTCTTCAAGGCGTCGGCCGCGTACTCGTGGCTGCGGACCAACGCGGGCGTCCAGTTCATCCCGCTGGGTGACAGCGGCGAGATCGTGATCTGGCCGTCCAAGGGCGGCGAGGAGAAGTGGGACGTGGCTTATGCGCCGCCGCGCGGGACGTGGGAGCGGCTGCACGAGGGCCTGGACCTCGGCATGGCGATGGCGTGGGCGGAGACGGAGGCCTCGGACCGCTCGAGCCTGAACATGACCAAGTCGGCGTCCTGGCGGAAGAAGCCTGCGTCCACGAAGCTGGTCGGCCTGCTGCGGTACGCGGGCAAGGAGGTGCCCGAGGGGATCCGCGCGGGCCTCGCCTCGGACCTGTTCGCGGTCACCATCGCTTCGCGCAAGCTGGACCGTTTCGTTCCCCGGTCCTAGCGGGTATGATTTAGTTAATCCTAGTGTCCCGTCTTCGGGGAGGCAGTGGTGAGCGGCCAGGTGTTCGTACAGGTCCGTTGCGATGCAGAGCCCGACGGGCCGCAGGCGCCGCCCTGCATGACACCGGCCGCACTGCCGGACGTCACCACGCTGCGCGCGCTCCGTACCCAGCTCCGGTCGAACGGCTGGCACCACATGCGCAGCGGGCGGGACATCTGCCCGCTCTGCTGGGCAGGCGGGCACCGGTGACATCCAACGACGGAAGGAACGAGGAACCCGGAATGGAAGAGACCAGGCTCCGGGCGGTCATCCGGGAGGAGATCGCCCTGGCCATGAAGGCGCTGAAGGAAGCGGCCGACCGGGCGGACATGCCGTACGAGACCGGGGAGTTGGAGTCCTCCGCCCTGCGGGCCATCGGCAACGCCGTCGACTGCTTCCACACGGAGTACAAGGCAATGTGCGAGTGGACGGACGGGGAGCGCAAGCGGCTCACCGACCCGTTCACCGGTGAGGCCCCCGACGTCGCGTCCTGCGACCACTTCTACCCGAGGAACCCCGACGGTACGTGGTCGAACACCTGCAAGAACTGCGGCGCCGGTCAGCCCCACAAGCACGAGTACGCGTGGGTCCGCGAGGCCGGCCAGATGTGCTGCGTGCACTGCGAGCGGCCCGAGCCCGAGTGACCCCGGGAGGGGCCAAGGACCCCTTCCCACCAGGCCGTTAGGCCATTGACCAAGGAAGCAGGAAGGTACAGCCCATGACTCAGTCATCCCCTGAGCGCAAGCCGTGCGGGACGTGCGGCGAGGAGTACACCGTCACCGCCGCCGGCGGAATGCGGTCCCACTTCACCGACAACCCCGACTTTCAGGCCGACCCGGCCGACCCGGACAACCGCAAGTGCAAGGGCGTTGGCCGGCCCCCGGTCACCCCGGCGGGTGTCGCACTCGCCGAGGACATGACCGCAGATGGCCCGCAGTGCCGCCTGTGCAGGCACCCGGTGCAGCTCTACGGCAACGGCCGGGTGCGCAGCCACCTGACTCCCGAGCAGACGCCCCGGCCGTGCCCCGCCGGAAGCGACTTCCCGCTCGGGGTGTACCCGGACATCGCCGGTACGACGGACGGGCTCGTCGCGACGCTCGCGTTCGACTGTGAGCACCGCGAGATCGGCGCCTGCTACGACTGCGCCGGGGTGGCCGTCTCGGCCGAACTGGTCGGCGACGGGGACGGCACCGAGCCGAGGTCCGAGCCGGTCGAGACCATCACACGCACCGGGACGAACACGGCTGCCGTGGCGGCTGCGCCGACGATGGCCGACCAGCTCAAGGCCGCAGGCGACGAGCAGCCGCTGGAGGGCTGGAAGGGCGGTTGGAAGCATGAGGACGGGACAGAGTGCCCGGTCTTCATGGCCAAGCCGTCCCCGGCCAAGCTGTGGTGCACCGAGCATCAGCAACACGTCGCCTGGCCGTACGGCAGCCGGATGCAGGAGTTCGCCGACGCGGAGCGGATGGTCGACGGCGCCCCGTCCGACGATGACCGGCCGCAGGCGTCGCGGTTCACGGAGCTGATGCAGCGAGAGGTCGGAAACCCCGGAACCGTGCTGGACCGCATCGACCCGGCCGTGTTCAAGGACCACCGCACCCCCGAGCAGAAGGCCCACGACGCGGAGACGTCCCGGCTGACCCGCGAGGCCATCGCGGTGCTGGAGCAGCGGAGCCCGGAGGAGAAGGCGGAGACGGCGGCCCGCATGGACCGCACCGCGTCGGCCGCCCTGGGTCTGCCGCTCGACCCGGCGCTGAACCACCAGTACACCGACCCGTCGGGCATTGTCTGGGACCACAACGGCCCGGCGGAGACCTGCCCGGCACCGGACTGCACGGTGCTACGCCAGGGCTTGCCCGAGGGGTTCGACCCGAAGTGCGGGGAGTGCAACACCGACAACCACCGGTGCCCCGGTTGCGGTGAGGCCGTCCCCCACGGCACCACGGCCTGCACCGACTGCGACCGCCGGGTGATGGCGAACCGGCTGCCCAAGGGTGAAACCGAGGACGGCCGGCCGTGCTACCACGATGACGCCGTGTTCGGCGTGGAGGGCGACCAGCTCGTGTGCGTCGCCTGCGGGACGCCGTGCACGCACCCCGACGGCTTCACCGAGAACGATCCCGAGGACGACGGTGAGGGCCTGATTTTCACCTGCGCGCTCTGCGGCACCGTGGATCCCGGAGACGAACGGCCGGACGCCGACGACGGTTGGCGCACCCCGGCTGAAGGGCTGGCCCTGATGTCGGAGGAGATCCGAGGCCTGGACGCGCTGCGGCTCAACTGCCGCACGTGCGGCCACCCGGTGACGCCGTTGGTGGAAGCGTTCGACCTGTACGGCAAGGCCAAGGCCGTGCTGTGGGTCTGCGAGCCGGCTCAGCACGCGGGCTCTCTCAGTTGTGACAACGGAGGCCACGAGTGCAAGCCGGACGTCCTCGTCCGCCTCGGTGAACTGGAGGTGGGTGAGCACTTCGTCCGGCGGGGCGCGGTCATGCGCGTCACGAACACCCTCAGCGGCGACGTCCACGCGGTCGTCGTGGAGGGCCCGATGAAGGGTCGTGAGGGCGTACTGCCGGACAACCACGAGACGGTGGAGCGCACGTACTGCCGCCACGAGTACGACTACAACGGCCGGTTCTGCGACTACTGCGGGGTGCACGACCGGGAGGCCAAGGAACAGGAGACCACGGAATGCACGGACGACAGGACAGCGACGCGGCGGCCCGGTTCCTCAGCGGTGGCGGCGCCGGCAACGACGGCCCCGGCCCCTGGTTCGAGGCGTCCTACGGCGGCGAATGCACCTGCGGCGAGCCCATCGACGAAGGCGACCTCATCCGCGCCGACGGCGAAGGCGGGTACGAACGGCAGGAGTGCTGCGGGGATGACTGACCAGAGCGCGGCAGCGGCGGCGTTCCTCGGTGGCAGCCGTCCGGCGGTGCCTGCCCAGCCGGGCCCGACGGACCAGAGCGCGGCAGCGGCGCAGTTCCTCGCTGGCGGGTCGGGCGCGCACGGGGAGAAGGAGACCAAGCGCGACCGCTTCGGCCGGTACCTGATCCCGCACCCGGACACCGGCGAGGAGCAGGCGTGGACCCGGGCGACGACGTTCGCCAAGTCGATCAGCGACACCTACGCCCTGTCCCAGTGGGGCCTGCGCATGGCGTTGCTCGGCGCGACGGTCCGGCCGGACATCGTCCAGCGGGCGCACGGCAAGCACGTCAAGGCAGACAAGCAGTTGCTGGACGAACTCACGGCTGACCTGAAGAACGCGGCCGGTGACAAGGTCGCCGCCAACCTCGGCACGTCCATGCACAGCTTCAAGGAGCTGGCGGACAAGGCGTGGCACTCCCCCGGTGGTCCCCGCTCGGTCATGGACCAGGTGCCGCCGGACTGCCGTGAGGACATCGAGACGTACATCCGGATGCTGGATGAGCTGGGCCTGGAGCCTGTTCCGCACCTGGTCGAGTTCACGACGGTGGTCAAGCAGTACGGGATCGCAGGAACCTCGGACAACTGCTACAAGGTGACCAAGCCGCTCGTGCTGAAGATCGGGCGGGCGGAAGTCCGACTGGAACCCGGAGAGTACGTCGTCGGCGACCTGAAGACCGGTAAGGATCTCGACTACGGGTGGCAGGAGATTGCTATCCAGATCGGGCTCTACGCGCAGGGCATCAACACGGCCGGGGTGTGGGACCGCCACGAGGAGAAGTGGCACCCGGACCCGCTGAACGGTGCGAAGGTCCGCACGGACGCAGGGATCGTCGTGCACCTGCCGGTGGACAAGTCGGGGAAGAAGCAGCCTGCGGTGTACGGCATCGACCTGGAGTCCGGGTGGAACGCGGCTGTGCTGTGCGAGCGGGTGAGGGAGTGGCGAAAGGTGCGCAACCTCGCCTCGCCGGTGATGGTGTCCGAGGCGGCGGAGACGTTCGCGCCGTCGCGTCCCGCACCGGCCGTCGTCACCCGGACCACGGTCCGTCCGCCGACCCTCAAGGACAGGGCGGAGCAGGTGACGTCCAAGGGCGAGGCGTCGGCCGTCTGGAAGGAAGCCACGAAGCAGGGCCTGCCCGAGTCGGATGTGGACGAGCTGGTGGCGCTCATGCAGGCCAGGCTCGCGAAACTCGCCGAACCCGGCGGCTGATCTGGGTTTAATTAATCCAAGATCAGGGGTATCATAAAAGCACACGGAACGCTTCAACTCCGGGCGACACACGCATTGGTGACGAAGCGTCACAACTCCACAGAGACCGCCCCGGGGCTAACCCCCGGCCCCGGGGCCCTAGAAGACCTAAACCGCACCGTCGTGCAGCAAGTAGCCCTCTGGCGAAACGCTCACACCGGCGGTCGGTGGGTGGTCTGGCGGCGGCCGTAAAACGCTGGTCGCGCGGTAGCTCAACTGGCCAAGAGCCTCGGTGTCCCGGTCACCCCCGTGCCGGACAGCGCCGAGAGACATGGGTTCGAGTCCCGTCCGCGCACCGGAGCCACGCACAGCCGGCTCCTTCCCGTCCACCGCAGGTGGCGGGTCACACAGGATCACAGAAGACAGGACACAGGCATGACCACTGCACCGCAGACCGACCCCTTCAGCGCCGACGCCGCAGCGGCGGCCCACTTCCTCGGCGGTGGCACCGTCGCCGCGAAGTGGCCGACGCCCGGGTCCGTCGTGGAAGGGACCATCCTGTCCTTCCGGATGGGTCAGCAGACCGACATGGAGTCGGGCGAGCTGCTGTTCTGGGAAGGCAAGGAGCGGGTCGAGCAGTCCAAGCTCAAGTTCCCCGCCACCGCCAAGCCGGTGGAGCAGCTCATCATCGAGACCCAGGGCGAGCCCACCGGCATCACCTGGGAGACCAACCGGTACGTGGAGAAGCAGCTCCCCGACGACGACGGTGTGCGCACCTGGTACATCAAGGGAGCCCTGGCGGCGGCGGTCGGCAAGGCCCTGCGCGACGCGAGCGTCCGGGCGCCGGAGATCGGCGGCTACATCCGGGCCGAGCGCGGACAGGACACCAAGCGGCCGGGCAGCAAGTACTTCAGCTACACCTTCGCCGCGAAGTACACCAAGGCCGAGGCGAACGGCGAGCAGGCGGCCGGCTTCCTCGCCCAGGGCGACGGGGGTGAGGCGCCGGACCCGTTCGGCGGCTGATCCGGTCTACGGCACCATAGAGGAAGCCCCTGGGAAGTGGTGATTCCCAGGGGCTTCCCCGTGCTCGCGGCCACTGGCCGCGTCCCGCATCATGTCAGGCCGCCACGGCTCGCTTGCGGCGGCCCGTCGGTTTCTTCGCCACCTGCGCGATCGGCTCGCCGGCGCCGGCTATGCGCGGCCAGACCACCCCACGCAGGGCGTCCATGTTGGCCTCCGGCACCCTGACCACCGGTTCGCCGTAGGCGGCGTGACCGGCGGCCCGCAGCCACCACGCGTCGCATTGGTCACCGCCCTTGTCGCCGGTGAACTCCCGCCCCGCGTAGGTGAACGCGGCCACGGCCATGGCAGCCTTGTCGGAAGCGCCGTAGCCGGTGGCGTACAACTTCAGTGTGGACGCGTTGACGAGCACGAACGGGATTCCGTACCGCAGGAGCGGGAGCAGAGCCGCAGCGTGCACCATGGGAATGACCTTGGCCGCGTCGCCCTTCAGCCCGGCGCGGATGTCCTCCACGACGGCGAGCTGCGGGCGGCCGATGCGCAGGGCCGCGCCGATGCGGTCCTCGATGCTCAGCAGCCGGGCGTACCCCTGACCCCTAGGCTTGATCACTGCGGTGGTGTTGTCCGGGAAGGCCACGCCGGTGGCCGACATCGACAGGTCCAGTCCTATGATCCGCATTCCTTGGTCCTCCGCCCCATACCCTGTCATTTCGTTAAATCAGGCATACCCGCTAGGGTGATCAGCCACGCCCCTGACGCGACCCGGACTCGGCTTTATGCCGGTTTACCCGGTGGGTACGCTCGGAGCAGGACCACGGACTGAGGAGTATGAGACCAATGACGAGCCCTATGCCCCTGCCCGGACGCGAGGCAGTCGGGAAACCCGGAACCTGGACGATCACAAACGAGTACGGCGAGTCCATCACCGTCACCGGCGAACTGCTGGGACTCGGCTCCACCTACCGGCCCCGGCACCAGAACCACCCGACCACCGAGTACGCCCCGCAGCGCACACACTGCTCCACGTGCCGCTGGACAGAGATCAGGATCTTCGGCACCGACCCGGCCGACGGCAAGGCGCTGGGTCAGTACCTGTTCCTCAAGCGGGGCGCGTCCATCGTCCCCGAGGAGAAGGATTTCATCGAGTGGGAGTGGCTGCTCACCGGCCACGAAGTGCTCGAGAAGTTGACCACCCGGCGGGGCAGCGACGTGTTCCTGACCCCGACGGCGTCCCGGACCCTGTCGCAGGCCGCCGAGTACGACGCGGGCGTGCGGGACGCCTGGCTCACCCGCACCGTGAAGTGATCCCGTTCGGTGCTGCCGCAGGTCGCTGATACCGTCCTCGGCCGGCGGGGGCCCGAGGACGGGACGGACGACATGGGCAAGCACTGCGCGGAGAGGCTGCCGTTCCGTGGACTGCGCGGCCACTACACCCGGCTGCTCCAGGCCTACGGACGGCTGCTGCGCGACCACCGGAAACTCGAGGCGGAACACCGCGACCTCCTGCTGCGGCTGCCCGAGCCGCAGCCGTCCACCGAGGTGGAGTTGTGGCGGCCCATGCGGCAGACGGCGTGGGGCGCGGCACGCGAGGCGATGGACGTGGAGGCGGCCTGCGAGCTGGTGCGCGACACGGGCCTGTTGACCTCTGCGGGCGGTTGAACGGTGACAGGGGCGGGCATATCGATTAAGATAAATCATCATCGAGCCCCTGCCGACCACCGAGGAAGGAATCATGACCACCATGACCGAGAGCGTCTACGGGGACAGCTCCCAGGTGCGGGGGCGTCCCCGGCCTGCCGAGACCCGGCGCCGCGACGAGACGATCCTGGCACTGCTGCGGGACAACCCCGGCGGCCTGATGCGCAACGACATCGCCGAGATGATGGGCCTGAACAAGAGCAAGACCTACTTGAGCCTCGACCGGCTCCGGAAGCAGGGCCTGGCCGAGAAGACCAGCCCCGAGACGTCGCAGGCCGACAAGGACACCCTGTGGGTCGCCACCGGGGAGTCATGATGCAGCAGCCCGGGAACGCCGCCCGGGACGACGAGCCCGTATCCAGCGGAGACGCCGGGGATGCGGGCTCCGTGGTTTCCGGCGGCTACGGCATCATGCAGGTGATCCCGCCGTCTGTCGATCACGAGCGGCTGGGCGAAGCTATTTCGGAATTTGCCCGGCGTCGAACGGACCTCACGGGAATCGGCCAGATGGTTCTGGAGAACTACCGGTGGCGCGGCCACGGGGTCCGTGTTGGCATCGATCCGTCCACGGACGCCGGGGTCTTCACCGACCGCGTCACCGGAGCCACCTTCCCCGAGGACGAGGGCCAGACGTTCTCTGACCGGTTCACGGGCGAAATGGCCACCGGCCGGTCGGCATCGGACGGCCTGTACGCCCGCGCGGTGGCCGACCTGTACGGAATCCCGGCGGGGGCCCTTTTCACCGAAGCCGATGTGGCACGCCTGTACGCGCAGTCCTGCATGACCGAGTCCGAGCTGCGCCGGGAACTCGGCCTAGCCCCGGACCTGGACGCGAACGAGGAGCTGATCCGCTCCACCCGCGCAGAGTTCGCGCAGGACCCGCACGACTACGACATGCCGCTGGAAGACGGTATGCGCTGGAGCCCGCCTTCCGAAGGAGAGGAGACCCCGTCATGCCCCGCCTGACCGTCGCCGTGGTGATACCTACGATCCCGGGCCGTGAGGAGATGCTGGAGCGCGCCCTCGCGTCCGTGAGAGCCCAGACGCGCCGGCCGGACCAGGTCGTCGTGGAACGCGACTCGCTGCGCACCGGGGCGGACCAGGCCCGCAACCGGGCCCTCGAGCGGGTCACCACGGACGTGATCGCCTGGCTCGATGATGATGACGTCCTGCGCGAGACGCATATCCGCCGGTGCATGCGCGTGCTCGAGCAGTCCCCCGACAAGCCGGATCTGGTCTACCCGAGGCCGGCCGTCGTCGGCGGCCAGGACCCGACGGCCGTGTCCGTCCAGGGCCAGTGGGTCTCCCCGTGGGGCGTGCGTTTCGGCCCTGAACAAGAGGCGCATCTGCGTCGGTTCGGGTCGTTCATCCCGATGACGCACCTGGTCAGGACTGATATGGTCCGCCGGATCGGCGGGTTCCGCCCTGGCCTGGATGTGACCACCGAGGGAATCGGCCGTCGCTATCGTGGGGAAGACGAGGATTACCTGGTGCGTCTGCTCGACGCGGGCGCCCGGTTCGAGCACCTCGACGCCAAAACATGGACGTGGAACGTGCACGCGGGGAACACTGGCGGCAAGGGCCTTGCCTCTATGACAACTTGATCACGGATGGAGGAAGTCGTGACGCCCACCACCGCCACGACCGGATCTCCCGTCGCCCCCGGCGACGGACTGACCGTACGACAACGGGTATCGCCATCGCACGCGTCCCTGGAGACCTGCGTACGGGAGCGGATCGGGTACCTGCACGACAGGGGCACGCGGACCTTCATCCTGGACGACTTCACCCGTACCGCCGAGCAGGCCGGCCGGCCGCTGTCCTGGATCGGGGATCACCTGATCGTCCTGGAGGGCCTCGGGGTCCTGCGCTCCGTCAGCGACGAGGGCGCGCGCGCGTGGCGCGTCAACTCCGGTTCGGGGTACCTGCGGTGACGGGGCCACGGACGTACGGGTACGTCTACGGAGGGACCGTCGTCTTCTCCGGCAGGACGCGGGAGATCGAGGGCTCCGCGTGGGCCCACGGCCGGTGCGACGAGGTGCGGCTGCGCGCGGCGGCCGTGCAGGATCTGTCCCGGACCGAGAACGTCCCGCTCGCCGGGATAGAGATCACGGACTTCTGGTACAGCGAACTCGTCACGGACGACGGGGTGCAGCACCCGTGCGTCGACCCCTTCAGTCCCCGGGGTGCCCCGGAGCCGGTGGACCCGTTCAGCCCGCACGACGTCCCGGACAAGTAGCCCCGGGACAGGGACGCCCCTACGGGACAACCCGTGGGGGCTCTTCCATGCCCCCTGGGTTCGGGATCTCCGGCACCGGGTAGGGTGATTTAAGGAAATCAGACCAAGGAAGGAAGACCATGGACAAGCCCGAGTTGACGATCGCTGAGTCATCCGCTGTGAACGCCTTGCTGGAGGTGATCGGCGACAACCCGCTCGAGGCCCGGCGCTTCATCGCAGCTCTGTCCTTCCGGGAGCGCACGCTGCTCATCGCCTGGGCCCGGGAACTGGAGCGCCTCGGCCAGCAGGGGCAGGCCGACTACGAGAACCGTGAGCGGAGCGCGTGGCGGGCCGCCGAGAAGCCGATGACGTCGTACGAGAGGGGGAACCTGGACACGGTCGTCCGGGACCACCTGCGCGCCCGTGTCACGAGCGGCAGCGACTGGACCGACGTCCGGGACCTCGTCCTCCTGGCGGCGCCGCACACGGACGCCGGGACGAAGGCGGTCCGGGACTGGGCCGAGGGGAAGATCCGGGACCTGGTTCAGTCGGGACACCTGTCCGCCGACGGCGCGGAGCCCGGTGAGTACCTGGTCCTGTCCGCCCCGGGACAGGACAAGTCCGGGAGTGCCCCGGCCGTCTGACGAACGGCCAGAAACAGCCATACCGAACGAAATCAGCCCCCACGGGACGATCCGTGGGGGCTTTCAGGCATGACCGGGGTGGCGGCGGGGCATGCAGACGGGGTACGATGATTTAAGGAAATCATCCAGACCACGGAATCAAGGAATCGACATGGCAGTGAACCGCACGCGGGCCGCAACGTTCGGCCTGCTCATCCCCACCACCCTGGCGCTGGGCATGTCCGCCGACACCTCGTACCGCTACCTGGGTCAGGTGCTCCAGATCACCGGCCACGTGGAGCGCGGCGCGCTGTGCGGCGTCGCCGAGGCGGCCATCATCGCGCTGACGACCTACTCGTGGGCCACCCGCACCAAGGGACCCGCGTACCTCGCGTACGCCGCCGTCCTCGTCCAGTCCATCCCCGCCTTCAAGGTGTCCGGCGCGGCGGGCGGCCCGGTCCGGGTCATCCTCGGCCCCGTCCTGCTGGCCGTCCTGCTCCACCTCCTGCTCGGCCTCGAACTGCGCATGTCCGGGGAGAAGTCGACGGGCCTGCTCGCCTCCGCCCTCCGCGAGGCCCGTGAGCGGCTGGCGTCCTTCCTCGGCATCGGCCGCCGGGGCGCCGACTCCGCAGCCATCGCCCGCAGCCGGGCGGCGGACCGCGCCGTCAACCTCGCGGACCAGGTAGCCGCCGCCAAGTCGGGCAGCAGGGCGCACCGCAGGCTCTCGGCTCAGCTCGCCACTCAGATCGACGCCGCGCGTCACGGGCTTTCGCCGGACGAGGCGAGCGCGGCGGAGGCCGCCATCGTCGCGCGCGTCGTGCGCCGGAAGTCGGTCACCGGCCTGGCGTCCATCGACGCGCGCCACGACTGGACGACGGCTCTCGCTTTCGCTCCGGCCGAAAGCGAAAGGACCGAAAGCCCGAAGCGAGAGGCCCGAAAGGACGCGACCGAAAGCCCGAAGCGAGAGCTTTCGGCCGACGCGACGACGTACGCCGCCGCCCTGCTTTCGCACGAACCCCCGGTGTGGGGAGACCTTTCGAAGCGGGAGGCCGTCGCGAAAGCGGACCTGGTGAACCCGGGCCTGACCGCACGGGAACTCTCGGAGGTGCTGGCGCTGGTCGGCGTCACCGTCTCCGGCGACAGCATCCGCGCGCACCGCTCGGCGCTGCGCAGCATGGGGGCGAACGGATCGTGACGGTGCCGTACCGCTACATCAAGGGAGCCGCAGCAGGGCGCGACGAAACGTGCGTCCGCTGCGGCTCCCGCCGTACTGACCTGGTCGTGGACCACTGCCACGTGCATGGATACTCTCGCGGGCTGCTGTGCGGGTCGTGCAACTCCCGCCTCGCAGTCCTGGACGCAGGAACCGCCGTGCCGACGCCGAAGGAGGCGTTCTACCTCGGCAACTGCCCGGAGTGCCGCAAGGCCGAAAGCCTTGACTCCCCGCACGCTTTCGCCTTGCGCATCGGGGCCGTGGCGCTTGCGGTTGCGTCCGCCCTGGACCTTTCGCCCCGCCAGGCCGCAGCCCTTGCGCTTGCGCTCGCCGAGGACGAGAGGCGAGAGACCCCCGAACGAAAGGCACCGGGGCGAGAGCCCGAGAGCGGAAGGCAAGAGCACCTCTCGCTGAAAGCTCTCGCCGGCGAAAGCCTGACGGCCGCTGTGCGAGAGTTGCGAAAGGCCGGGCGGACCGAGAACGAGATCAAGACCATCGTCCCCACCCTGCCGGGACACGAGGGCGTCAAGCCGGACAGCCTGAAGAAGGCCATTGCGCGTACACGCTGAGCGCGAGACGATTGATTTAGGTAAAGCCTCACTGGGGACAACCCTGGTGAAGCTTTCGCCCATCCGACCAAGGAAGAGGAACCAGGAAGATGAGCAGCATCGGCACGAACAGCCCGGACAACCCGTTCAGCGCGCAGGGCCGCGCAGCGGGCAAGTCAGCGGCGGACCTGCGCCGCCAGGGCATCGACTCCAACGGCCACCCGCTGCCGTCGCAGCCGGCGAACGGTCAGGCCAACGGCGCAGGTCAGCGGCCGTCCCGGCCGGCTGGCACGCGGGGCCAGAACATCGCCCAGCTCGCCAACTCCATCGGCTCCCTGGAGCTGTCCAACCAGGACGACCTGCATGCCTTCTGCGAGGCGTACCGGGCGGTCCTCAACTACCTCGCCGTGTCCGCCAAGATGGCAGAAGGCCAGCTCAAGGCGGCTGCGCGGGCGCAGGCCCGGCAGACCAACGACGGGTGGATGGGCCCGATGCAGGCCGCCAAGCTGGCGACCACGCTGCGCCGGGTGGGCAAGGATCTCGACAAGCTGGCCAACTCCTGCGTGAGCGGCGCGGCCGACGCGGTCAAGGCATGGAGGCGGTTCGAGACCCTGCTGGACGAGCTGGAGAACGATGGCGGCCGTGGTGGAATCCGTCGTCCCGGGGGCCGCAACAACGGCTTCTCCGTGGTCTAGGGGAGATGCGAGTCATGTCGGATCACGCGCCCCGCCTGCGGGGATATGCCCTGTTCAACGTGCCCGAGCGGATCGTCTCGTACGTTCTGCCGTGGGTCATCACCGTGGCCGTCTGGCCGCTGGCTGCCGTGCTTCACCTCGTCATCGGCGACAATCCGTTGTGGGTCGCGCTCATGGCCCTCGGCTTCGTGTACCTGGCGTACAGCGCCTGGAAGAACTGGGCTGTGCGCCGCAAGGAGACGCGGAACATGGTCATGGCGTTCACAGTCGCCCTTCTGACCTGGACTCTTTTCGCTGTGGCGGTCAAGCCCTGGCAGGCTGACATCGTCAAGGCGTGGGCCATCGGCGGCCTCGTCATGTCGGTCGCCTGGTGCATCCGGCACGCGGCCCTGTCGGGCGTCCGGGACGTCGACAAGTCGCAGGCCAGCGAGGTTACCGACGGCCTGCTGACCAAGGTCCGGGCGTTCAAGGACGCCAAGGTCGGCAAGGTGACGCAGTCGGAGCAGGAGCTGCGCGCCCGGGTCCACCTGGACCCGCCGAACTCCTCCAAGGACGCGCAGGACGTGAAGGACCAGATCGCTTCTGTCGCTGGTGTCGACGCGGCCGACGTCAAGGTGCTCAAGGTCAAGGGTGACGCGTCGCAGGTGGACGTGGTGTTCACCCGCAGCCAGGGCGCCTCCAAGCCGGTCGTCTGGACGGGCCCGAGGCACCCCGGCAAGTCGATTGCGGACGCGCCGATCTGGCTCGGCCAGCGCACCGACGGTTCGGACATCGACTGGTGGATCGTCGGCTCCGACGACGAGAAAAACCCCAGGCCACTGGCCCACACGAAGTGCACCGGCATGACCGGCGCGGGCAAGACGGAGACCATCTGCACCGCCATCCTCCAGATGCGCGAGCGCGTCGACATCGTCCCCGTGGTCGGCGACCCGGCCAAGTTCCAGCAGTCTTTCGGCGACATCGAAGAGGTGCTGGGGCTGGCCGCGAAGACCCGGGAGCACACTGAGCAGCTCGTGCGGAACCTCATCCCGCTCATCGAGTACCGGGCGGGCCTGTTCGGGGTTCTTCCCAGGTCAGACGGCGGCAAGGGCTACAAGCAGTGGGTGCCCGAGCTGTACACGCGGCACGGCATCCCGGCCATCTTCCTGGACATCGAGGAAGCCACCGACGTACTGCCGGTCGTGGACGAGGAAGCCGATGAGGCGCTGCGCAAGCTGCGGTCGGTCGGCGTGCACTTCTGCGCGTCCGCGCAGACCATGCCGCACGACAACATCCCCCGCAAAACCCGAGGTCAGTTCGCCCAGAGCCTGGCCCACGGGCAGAAGGAATACCAGGACGCCCGGTACTCCCTGGAGGCCGAGACGCTGGAGGCCGGCGCGGACCCGACCAAGTGGGCCAACAACGCCCCCGGTTCGCTGTATGCCGAGGTCACGGGCACGGACAAGGGCCACTGGCCGATCGATGGCCGGGCGCCGCGCGTGAAGGCAACCGACCGTGAGGAGATGATCCGGGTCACCCGGCCGTTCTGGGCGGAGCTGGACAAGGGCTCCTACGAGATCCTGTCGGCGGGGATCGTGGACGAAGGCGCCGTGGAGGCCGACGAGGAGGACGACGTGGACCGGGACTTTGCCGAGGTCAGCGGCGTGTCGCTGTCTTCCGTGGACGGCATCGACGTGGGCGAGCCCTTGGCTTCGCCAAGGGGAAGGAGTCCGCTGGTCACCTTCGCCGAGCCGCTGGTGTCGCGGATGACCACCGAGGACGCCCGTGCGGAGATGCTCAATCGCATCGGGATCCTGGCGTCCGGGGAGGCGACCGAGGTCACGTTCGAGGCGCTTCAGGACCTCCCCACGCTGGTCGGGCGCTCTCGTGTCTGGGTGTACGACGAGCTCGAGCGACTGGAGGAGATCGGCGTGCTGCGTCGGCTCACACCGCCCAACACGAGGGCGGCGGTCTACGAGATCACCGGGTCGGTGTACGAGGAAGCCGCCGCTGTGGGGTGAGCATCAACGGCAACGTGTCAGGGCGGGCATCCGGGTAGTCAACCGGGTGCCCGCCCTGACGTTTGTCGGCACGTCAGTCGTGTGTAGAAACGTCATTCGGTGGGGCACACTGAAGGTGTCGGCTCGTCAGCCGCCTGTCGGAGCGTCATTCGGCGATCTTGGCTGACGTTGTCGGACCGTCAGTCGGTTGTCGGCCGGGAGCCCAGCGGGCCCCTGGCCTTGGTTCTCTCCCGTCCGGCCGGTCCTCCGACACGACCAAGGAACTCTGACAAAGGACCACTGACATGAGCAAGGAACTGACCTGCGCCGCCCGTTGCGACGCCGCCCCCGTCATCACCAAGCCCGTCCCGCTGTGCGCCCTGCACGGCCTGGAGGTGGCCCAGGAAGTCGTCCCTGGGGTGCTCCAGGGCTCCCTCGGCCTGGCCCGCCGGGAGGCCGCCGCACACCGCTCCACGGCCCGCCTGGAGGCCGTCGCCACGGCGCCTGATCTGGCCGCCGCCCGGGGCCGTCCGCGCCCCACACAGGCCGAGGCACGCCGTCTCGTGGAGGCCCGTCTGGAGGCCCTGCGGGCCGCCGGAATCGAGCGGATGACGGTCCAGCACTTCCGGGACCTGTCCGAGATGACAGGGCGGTCCCGCCCCTGGATCTACATGGTGCTCGGCACCCTCGTGGACGAGGGCCGTCTGGTGGACGACTCCCGGGGCGGACAGGCCGTCTGGCGGTTCGCCGCGTAGGGGTGTTGCGCGGTCGCCGGATTGATGGTTTAGTTAATTCATTGAGACCGACCGCTGGAGGAACTGATGACCTGGACCACCGAGACGCTTCGCGCCGGGATCGCGTTGGAGGTCGCCTCCGACGACTTCGGGACCATGGGCACCCCGGGCACGTGGTACAGGGTTCGCCGGGGTGACCGTGTTTCGCACGCCACCCGCAGCCGGGGCGACGCGCTGCGCCTGTTCCAGCGCAAGGTGCGTCTGGTCTCCGGAGCCTGACCGCCCCGACTCGAAGCCCCGGAGCCGAAACGGCCCGGAGCTTCACCCGAATCGACTGAGGAACGAGGAACCTCCGGTGAGCAACTCCGAGATGACGACGATCAAAGGCCACGACAACACAGACACAACGGTGTCGGCCGAAGACGGGGAGGTGCAGGTGTTCACCGACGCTGGGGACTACGCCCCGCCGTCCACCGCACGCCACACCCCCGCACAGGCGCGGGAACTCGCAGCCGTTCTGCTCCGTAAGGCCGACGAAGCGGAGGAACAATCCCAGAGGTGACCCGTCCCGACCCGAAGCCCCGGAGCCGAAACGGCCCGGGGCTTCGTCGTTTTCGCAGGCGGTTGACCTGGCCACGGCCGTGGTACAACTAATTCGAGGGTCCATCAGGGCCCCGACTGTCCAAGGAATCAAGGAATCGAGATCATGGAGATAGAACGGAGGCATGCCCCCGTCCCCGGCGAGCTGCTGGACTACCTGCGGGCCAACCCGACGCCGCCGCAAGGCGCAGAGGGCGGAGTCCACGTCCACGTGCACCACCACTACGCGCCGGCGGCCCCGATCCCGGCGGACCACATCGTCCACCAGGGTCCGCAGCAGTCGATGGCGCACAAGATCCTCCCGTATCTGTGGACGGCGCTGCTCGCCTGCGTCGTCCTCACGATCTGCGCGGCGGTGCTGGCCACGGTGCTGGTCGTCGTGGTGGCGGTGCTCGCGGCTCTGGCCCTGCTCGGGCTGGTGATCGCGTACGTCATCAACTCGCAGACCGGCGCCATCGCGGCCCGGGGCAAGGCGGCGATGGACGCGGCCAAGGCGGAGGCGCTGGGGCGCAAGAGGCGGTGACGTCATGGCACAGCCTGGAAGAGGCCCGGATTCCCAACGGATCCGGGCCTCTTGGCGTTCCTGGGGTTGCGCACCCGACGGATCCTTGGTTTAGTTAATTCACCGGAACTCTGTCCAAGGAATCGAGGAACCCATGAAGTCCGCCGTCAACCGTCTCGCCCGGCTCGCCTGGATCTGTTTCTTCTGCAAGCAGCCGGCCAGCGGTGGGAAGTGCGCCAACTGCAACATCTGACCGCCCGACCCCGAAGCCCCGCACCACCCGACCAAGGAAACGAGGAACCATGGCTACCAAGACGACCTCAGCCGAATCCCTGCACGCCGAGTACGCCGGGCGGCTCACTGCCGTCGTAGGCCTCGACGTGACCGAGTACGGCGCCACGTTCGCCGGTCTCGCGTCCCTCCTGCGGGACACCTCGGGCAAGCTCAGCTCGCTTGACCCGAACTGCGAGTGGCTGGAGGAGGCGGCGAACCACCTCACCGCTGTCGACCTGCTCGGGGACAGCCCCAAGGCACAGGAAGTCCTTGGGACCATCGACAACACGCTGTACGAGGCGGTCAGTGAGCTGGAGACCTACTGACCTGCCCGACCCCGAAGCCCCGGAGCCTCACGGCCCGGGGCTTCGCTGTGTTCCGGGGTTGCACGTTCGTCGGGACTATGGTTTAATTAATTCATCGGGACAGAGACCACGGAACGAGGAACCGACCATGAGCGAGACCTACGAGGGTGTCAACCCCAGCAACGTGCACGTGGGCGACCGCCTCCAATTCATGACCCGGGAAACCGGGTTCAACGGACGCGGCCTGTACTCGCGCACCGGAGTGGTCACCAAGGTCACCGCGAAGACGGTCCGGGTGGTCTGCGGTGACCCGGCCTCCTACAAGCCCGACTCCGCTGTCCTGCGCAAGGACGTCGTTGAATGGCACTCCCGCGACGTCCGCAGGATCGTCACCGAGAAGCCCGCCCGCCGCTCGTACAACGCCGAGAACGTGCAGTACGTCGACGAGGGCAACTTCGTCACCGCCGTGTGGTGCTCCGACCCGACCGTGGACCCGGCCGAAGCCCTGGAGAACATCCTGCGCACCGACTTGCCGTACGAGGTCGAATTGATCGGGGAAGCAACGCGCTTCTACAAGAGCGAAGGCGCCAGTTTCTCCGGGTGGGTCGTGAGCACGGGCGGCGGACTCAGCTACGGCGACCCGATCCCCAACAAGCGGCAGGCCCTGAAGGAACTGCGCTGGGCCGTCGCCGACCGCTTCACCCGCTGACCAAGGAACGAGGAACCGACCATGAGCGCTGAATACGGGATCTTCAGTGAATCCGCCGGCGGCTGCATCTACGCCCCGTGCTACTCCACCGGCGAGACTGAGACCGAGCGCCAGCGGCTCATCACCGAGGACGGCGAGGAAGCCGACGACCTGACCGTCAAGGAGCTGTGCCCGGATCACGAGGAGCAGCCCAAGGACGGTTGTGAGGAGTGCTTCACCGAGGAAGATGAGGACGACTGACGATGGCCGGACGCATGAAACCGTGGACCGCGCGCCTGACCGGATGGGGCAACCGTCTCTCCGCCACCAGCGGCAAGAGGGTGGTCTATCTCCAGGCGCGCATCGTGGATCCCGAGACGCACGAAGGCCGCGTGGTCTACATCGAGATCGACCCGGAGATGGCGCACCACCTCGCGGAACGTGTGGAGAGGAACGCCACGGAGGCCGACGAGAGCAACGCCCGCCCGATGAGGGTTGGCTGATGACCGCCCGGACCCTCAAGCGCCTCGGTGGCGGGGTGTACGAGACCAACGACGGCCGTTACCGGCTGGAGCCGTACAACGACGACACCGAAGTGACGCGCGGCCGGGGTCCGAGGCGCTGGTACGTCATCGACACCACGGCCGCCGAACTGCCCCGCACGGGGTACACCATCTCCCGGTTCCGTCGGGAGTTCTGCATCCACGGCCGCTGACCCACCCGACCCCGAAGCCCCGGAGCCTCAGGGCCCGGGGCTTCGGCATGCTGTGGACCCGTGAGCGCAGCGAGCGGTGCGGCGATTCCGGCGATTCCCGGTACCTTTCCGGCGACCTGACGGACCAAGGAAAGGACCGCCGGTGACGGCACCGCTGCTGGTCATCGTCCCGACTCGAGGCCGCCCGCAGAACGCGGCCCGGCTGGTGCAGGCCTTCGAGGACACCGACTCCCTGAACGCCGAGCTGGTCTTCGTCGCCGACCATGACGACCCCGAACTGCCCGCCTACCACGAGGCGGCGCCCCGGCTGCTGATCCACCGGGACGGCACGGGGCAGGGCATGACCGCCGCGCTCAACTGGGCGGCCGGGCTGTATGACGGCATCTACGACCACCTCGGATTCATGGGCGACGACCACCTGCCGCGCACGGTCGGGTGGGACGCCCACGTGCTCGGCGCGCTGGACCGCGAGGAACCGAGCGTGGTATACGGCAACGACCTGCTCCAGGGCGGCGCGCTGCCGACGGCCGCGTTCCTGCCCAGCCGGCTCGTGCGCGCGCTCGGCTTCATGGCCCCGCCCGTGCTCCGCCACCTGTACGTGGACAACTTCTGGCTGGAGCTGGGACAGGCGCTGGGCGGGCTGCGCTACCTGCCGGACGTCGTGATCGAGCACATCCACCCGGCGGCCGGGAAGGTCGCGATGGACGCCCGGTACGAGGCGGTGAACTCGAGCGAGGCCGACGCGCTGGACCGCCGGGCGTGGCTGGAGTTCCGGCACGGCTACGGATTCGCCGCCGCGCTGCGCCGGGTGCGCGATGAGTACGGGGCGCGGGAGGCGGGGCTGTGACGCGGATTCGGCTGCGTGCGGCACGGCCCGAAGGTGAAGCAGCGTTCTACGCCGACCGCTACCCCGACGGTTACCGGCACGACGGCTGGCCCGACCACGTGGAGCGGGTCGCCGCCTCGGTGGACATGATCCGCCAGTACCACAACCAGGTCGTCTCCGTGGCGGACCTCTCGTGCGGGGACGGAGCGATCATCCGGGGTCTGCTCGGGATGAAGCGCTTCCGGGTCGCGTACCTCGGAGACCTGAACGGCGCTCCGGGCACGGCCGACTGGGGACTGCGGAGGGTGCGGACGCATGCTGTACCGGACGGACTTCTTCCGGCGACCCTGGAGCACCTGGACGGCCAGGTCGACCTCTTCGTGCTCTCCGAGACGTTGGAGCATGTCGACGACCCGGACGACCTGCTGCGCCGGATCGGCGGCTGTGCCCGGTACCTGTTCCTGTCCACACCCCTGGACGAGAGCCCCCGCGAGGGCAACCCCGAGCACTACTGGGGCTGGGGACAGGCGGATATCCACGGAATGCTCCAGGCCAGCGGCTGGGACCCCCTGGAGTTGAAGCTGCTGAAGCCTGTCTCCACTCAGCACATGCCCGGCGCCTACACGTACCAACTCTGGATGGCGGTGCGGGCATGAGAGCGCTCGTCAGTGGTGACCGGGGCTTCCTCGGCAGGCACTTCGCGGCGGAGCTGCGGGCGCGCGGGTACGAGGTGTACGGCCTGGACGTGAATGCCTCCCCCGCACAGGACTGCCGGAGCTACTTCCGGGCCTACCTGTCCCGGGGGCGGGAGTACCGCGAGATCCTGGCAGGCCACTGGGACCTGGTGGTGCACTGCGCCGCCGTGGTCGGCGGCCGGGAGACCATCGACGGCGACCCGCTCGCCACGGCCGAATCGCTGAGCATCGACGCGGAGATGTTCCGGTGGGCCGCCGTGGCCAGGCCCGGCCGGGTGCTCTACTTCAGCTCCAGCGCGGCATACCCGGTTCGGCTCCAAGTCCCTGGCTACGAGTACAGGCTGCGCGAGGACTTCGTGGACCTGGCCGAAGGACTGGACATGCCGGACCAGGTGTACGGCTGGTCCAAGGTGACCGGCGAACTGCTGGCGGCCAGGCTGCGCGAGGCGGGCGTGCCCGTGACCGTCGTCCGGCCGTTCAGTGGCTACGGCGAGGACCAGGACGCCGCGTACCCGTTCCGCGCGATCCTCGAGCGGGTGCGCCGCCGTGAGGATCCGCTCGAGATCTGGGGGTCCGGCGAGCAGGTGCGTGACTGGATCCACGTGGACGACCTCGTGGCCGGGGCGCTCGCCGTAGCCGACTCGGGCACCGAGGACCCGGTGAACCTGTGCACGGGCGTGGCGACCCCGTTCACGGAGCTGGCCCGGGTGATGGCGGCAGTCGCCGGATACGTGCCGGAGATCAGGCCGCTGGCGGACAAGCCGGCCGGCGTGGCGTACCGCGTCGGCGACCCCTCGCGGATGCTGCGGTATTACGCGCCGAAGGTCTCGCTGGAGGGCGGAATCCGCCGCGCGCTGGGGGTTGCACCGCTCCCGGGATGATGGTTTAATTAATTCATCGGGACAGACCAAGGAAACAAGGAGCGGGACATGGCCACGGACAAGATGTACGAGCGGACCGAAGACGGCGTCACCACCCACGTCTCCATCCGTGAGGCCATGGCCGAGGTCAACCACGCGATGATGGACGGCAAGCGCGACGTCCGCGAGATGTCCTCCGGCCGCGACCGGCACTGGATCGACTACAAGGACGGCCGGTCTGTGCGCCTCACCCTCGTGGACGCCCCGGCCGAGACGGCTGCCGAAGACGTGAAGGAGTGGTCCGGGACCGCTTCCAACGGCACGCACGTCCACCGGTTCGACGCCGAACTGAAGGCCCTGTGCAACCGGCGCATCCGTTCCCGGGGCGCCGGCCGCGTAAGCGGCGCCCTGGTCGGCCACGGGAACCTGCGCAGCCGCCGGGAGATCGAGTCCTCCGAGTACGCGTACCTGTACACCTTCTGCTCCAAGTGCGAGGACAAGTGACCGAGACGACCCCGGAACCCTGCTCCCGGTGCACCTGGGAGCAGTCCCGGACGAAGTGCCGGATCTGCCGCAAGGATTTCTGCTCGGGCTGCTGGACCGACCACCACCACGAGGGATACGGCACTCCGGCGGCCGACGAACGCTGATCAAGGAAGAGAGGAACAGATGGCACTCAAGGACGAAGTCCGGTTCACCAGCCCGATCGGGCAGCGTGTGAAGGCGTGGACCGGGCCGAGGGCTGGCCGGACCGGGGAGATCAAGCGCGTGGACGGCTTGCGCTTCGTCTACGTCCTGTTCGACGGCGACACGGACGAGACGCACTACCCGCGCAAGGACGTGAGCCGCGTGGACCTGCTCAAGCAATGGGGCCGGGCATGAGCGGCGGCACCGCCTGTCGTGACCGGAGGGTGCACCGCCCCGCGTGGCGAGTGCTGGTCCGGCGAGCCAACTACTCCGCCTTCAACGGCTACCACCGCACCCCGTCGGACTACTCGGAACTCTGCTGCCGGACGTGCGGTGCGGTGTGGCGGACGAAAGCTGCGTACGTCGACACCGTCCCGGACGCTGAGGACGGCGACTACGCCTGACGTTCGGTCACGAAGCCCCGGAGCCGTATGGTTCCGGGGCTTCTTCGTTCCCGGGGGTTGTCGACCGGGCGCCACGGTGATTTAATCAATTCATGCAGTGTTGACCAAGGAAGCGAGAGACCATGAACGACACCAACCGCCGGCCGATGCTGGCCCACGCCCGCGAGGCCGCCGACGAGCTGCTGGCG